CGTATAAGAAAAAAAACACCCCGGGGGTTGGGTTCGGGGGGGTTGGTTGATTACTCGGCTTAATCTACGTTATGCAAAACAAGGCTGGTTTGGCTGAACCCGATAAAAACGGCATAACCCATTTCGTAGGCATACTCTGCAATATCGGCAATTTTTTCGGCGGGCAAATCATAATAGGCTCGCATTTCCCCTTTCTCGGGCATTACTTGGCTGTCAAACCATTCGGGGATATTGAACTCGGGTTTCTTAACAATGATGTGATTGTCATTACATCCAGCGTAAACAATGTATCCGTAAGAAATCAGGCAGGTTACAATTTCTGATATATGTTCTGCGGGAACGCTTAAAGCTTTCATTCGTCCTTCTTTGGGTAAATCTTGCTGTTTCATCCAATCGTGAGCGCTGAAGAGGTTGTTCATTTTCTGTTTCCTTTGTGTCAGTTGTTATCTATCACGGTTGCCATTATAGGCATATATTGATTTAAATGCAATATGGTTCATGCAAAGAATATGTAAAATCCCCGCCAAATAGTATGACGGGGATTAATTATTAACATTCTGTCGCTTTTTAAGATACTTTCTGATTTTCTAGTAAACCCCTAAAACTTAAGGATTTCCTTCTCGACGGGTATCGGTTGGTTGTTGAGGGTGCAACCGATACCTACTCGAGCAATCATTAACATCTTATGTATAAGCGATAATGCGCAGGTTTTTAATCAGTGGTGGCACTGCGCTGTTTTTGCTGCGCCCTACCAGTTTGACCTTGAACTCGCTAAACAAATGCTGTGTCCCGGTATGCGCTGGCAGCAAATCAGAAAGCAACAGGTCAATCTCTACCCTGTCGTCAATCGTGGCGCTGGTAGCGGTCTTATCATACCCCGTTACCAGTATCCAAGGCGCTGCATTGATGTTATCCACGCCCAACGTTTTCAGTTTAACGTAGATGTCAATATCAGCATGGGCAGGCTTGAAGGCATCGAACCATAGGCGCAAGTCAGCAGCGGGGTTTTTCAAGATGGCCGTTTTAGTCACATAGGTGAAATGCTCGCTCCCGCCTTCGGGGTTGGTTTCAGGTTTAACCCTGCCGCTGCCATTGGGGTTTCTGTCAAGCAGGTCGGCAGTTGTCCAAGCCACATCATTGCTGATACATACCGCGCTAAAGGTATCGATATTGACTTGCGGGCTTAGGTATTTGCTGCCTTTCAGCTTGGCAGTAAGCTGGATGGACGCCCTGCCTGCCATACGCTCATTCTCGTTGACGGTGCTGGCAATCTTGATAGGTCTGTCAAGATAGCGGTCGTCGTTCAGGTTGAATGTTTTGCGTGGCAGCACGGTGTAGTTATCGGATGCAAACAGGCTGTTGGCTTCGCCGTGTGATACCGCTTCAAAGCTCCATTCTTCTGTGCCGTCATGCAGCAGGCGAACCCCGCTGATATTCAGCATATCGGCTTTATGGTTAATCAGGGCGATACTGCCGGATGCGCCAAAGCGGCCAGACTGCAAGGCCTGCTGGTTGACTTCAATCACGAAGGTTCGGCTGTCGTCGACACGTTTTACTTGATGCTGCTTGTTCAGCAGTTCAAGCGGGATGCCGTTTGTGGCCAATGCACCAATTTCATTTGTAAAGCGCCCTGCAGCCTGCTTGATGTCGTAGTCTTCCACAGCCAAGTCAAGATAGGCTTTAAGCATATCCTTATTCCCAGCCTTGCGCAGGTAAGGATTGGCAATGAAGGGGTCGTTATTGCTGATTACGCCTTCCAGCATGGCCAGCTTAACAATGGCGGATGTGGGGGTGGTGTAATCAATCGATTGCACGACGGCCTTAGCCCTGCCGTTGTTAATCTGCAGCTCGTGGCCAACCATCAAGTGGCCGTTGGTCAGTTCGACATGATATTCAAACTCGGGATACAGGCGCAGGTTAAGCTTGTCGCCTTCTACCAAGCCGTGGGGGTTCTTGGTGTAAACACGAACCAAGTTGCTGTTGGCCTCGGTTTCAAACGGCGCATCTACCAGCGGGGCAAACTCTGCTCCGCCGGATATATCGAAGCGAACAGTCATGTCGGTAGAAGTGAACTCGCAGACATAGAGCTTGTACATAATATCTTCATACTGCTCGGCATTCCACGTGCTGCCGTTTTGGCTGCGGAAGGATGAACCCAATGTCACTTGGGTATCCACTACCTTGTTGGGCACGTTTACTGCAGTCTCACCAAGCTTGGCGACCCACACTCTGGTGGCAGGGCTTTCCCCGCCGATTACAAAGCAATACTCACGGCCTTTCTGCAATCTAACTGGCACGGGGAATACCACATGCTCGGCAGTCTTGGCATCAAGGCTGGCGTGAAGTTTGTCAGTCTGCAGCACGTTTTTGGATAACACGGTTTCAGTCGGATAACCGTTATCCATTTCGCGGATTTCCAGCCAAATCTCGTCGCCCTTGGCCAGCGCTTCAAAGTAAACATCGATTGCGCAGATGAAGCAGTCATAATCGAACTTGAAGCTTTGCGCAATCGGGTCACTACCGCCACGGCCACCACGGCCACCATTGCTTTCCCTTCGGAAGGTTCTAGAAGTCCGTGAAACGCTGGTATTGGTGCGGGTATTGGCACGGGTCTGCGTAACTTGCTGTTCATTGTAGGTAGCCGTGGCCACGTTCATGGTCAGGGCTTGGCGCTGCGTTTTCAAACCACCTGCAAAGAACTGGGTCTCGGCATAGCTGGTTTCGTTTTTTTCATCCTTGGTGTTTTTCGGGTCATTGGTAACTCTGACTTCTTTCGCTCCAGTGAAGAAGCGGTTGGCAGGGATATTGATAATCCCGCGCAATACACCTTCGGCATTGGACAGCAGCAGGTTATTAGTCACGGCATGCTGTACATCTTCGCTATTGCCTGTGGCCGTGGTCATGGCGGTCACGTTCTGATTGTCGAAGAAGACATAGAAGCGGGTATTGGGCGCAAGGCCTGCAGCCGTAAACTCAATCTGCGTAGCCCGCATATAGGGCATCATCTTCACATCGGTTACAGCATCATAGCGATAGGTATTGGTACGGCTTTCAATACTGCCACGGGTTTCGGTTCTTGTGTCGATTGAGTTCGTGGTCGTGGTGGTAGTCGTAGTCGTTGTCTCGGTAGTGCTGCTGCCAAACGAGCTTAGACGGCTGCCACCGCTGGTTTCGCGGGTCGTGGACGTACGCGTGCTTTGCCCGGTTACCTGTGATTGCAATGTACCCAAGCCGCTATTAACCGTGCCATTACCCTGCATGGTGCTGTTGGCGAATACCCAATCATTGAATGCCGACACAATATTGTTTTGGCGGTTCACGATTTGCTTCAGGGCATCCACGCCGGTGTCGATATTGGCCACCATATCGGGCTTGCGTTCTACGTCAGCCCATGTATCCACGTTGGGCGTCAATACCAACTGGCCAGCCTTGCGGTAAATCAGATAGGGGTTGATGGATAGCGGTCTTGTGCCAAACGGCTGCTCATCGCCCAATACCTTTTTGAAAGGCAGCATGGCAATCCCTGCATTAACCACAGCGTTTTGTGATTCATTGGGCTTGAACTCGGCCTTGCGGCTCACCATGGTATAGGTCGGGCGCAATTCCTTGCGATTCTTGTCAATGGTGCAGCGATACTCGTGGCTGGCGGTTTCGCCAGTTGAATGCTTGCTGAAGTCGTCAACCATAAAACCGTTTTTGTAGCGGTCAAGGCCGTTGGAATCCTTAACGTTTGCCCCTGCAGCTTCGCTTTCAAGCATGGATAGGGATGTGTAGTATTCCAAATTATTGATACGGGTTTCCAGCCTGCCAATATCGCGCATGGTATAGCGTTTGTTCTCAATACGCTTAACCTTGACATCTTGGTAGCTGTAGGTATAGGCCGGGATGGATACTTCATACAGCGGCATGATGTCGTCGGTCAGATTGGTCGGCGGGGTCGGATTATCAGATGGCGTGCCGTATTCGTGGAAGAAGTGGCCATCGCGGTCAACACACAAGTAATCGCGCCTGCCGACATAGTATTCAACATCAAATACTGCCGTTTCCTTGGTCGCGGGGATGGCTGCATCCACGTTATCCAAATCCATAATAACGGGGCGGAAATCCAAGATGCGGTCGACGCTGTATACCTTACCTGTATAGGATACGGCCACAGGCAGGTTTGCATAGGTAATACCGCTTTCTTCATCATCCAGCACCTGCTTGTAGCTGTCGATAGTGAAGTAGCCCGCGCTATTGGTATCACTGTGGTTGAAGTAGCGGATTTTAACCTCAATCATGTCATGATTGTTGTTTACCTGCTTGCCCGCTTTCTGCTTGATGGCAGATTCTTTGTAGGCATAATGAGTCACGCCGTTGTACAAATCGAAGTTGGCCGTAATATCGTCAAACTGTGCAGGCGTAGCGGCGTTATAGCTGTGAACGTATTCGATTTTATAGGCATCTGCCCTTTGTACCTTAATCAGGTCGTGAAAATTGTTAGTGTCGGTGCGCTTGATATTGGTAATGATGTGGGTGGCCGACTGCTTGGTCTTCTCCATCACATCCAAGCGCTGCAGGTTATGGATAACGTAAATGTCCTTGCCTGCATGCGTACCGCCTACATCAACAGACAGGGTAGTGCCTGCCGGGGTAACGGTATTGCTGTCAGCTTTGATGGATTGATAGTTGCCCGCGCTGCCCACAATCAGGATGGTATCGCGGATATTACTGTCAAATACACCGTTATGGGTAGTGAACGTGTATTTACCCTGCGCATCCAAGCTGGCTTTTAGTTTCACGCGCAAAGTGATATTGATACTGCCCCTAGTGTTATTGTCGCTGTCGCGCAATGATTTCACGTTGAGGTTGCTGGTATCGAAGAACAGGTTTTGTTCGGATTGGTTGTTTACCGTGAACTCACCATTTGGAACTGCTAGGAAGCGGGCAGTTTCATTGGATACGCATTTCACGGGATTTGCCCCTGCATTCATGGATAGGGCAGTCAGGTAATAGCGCCAAATCGGTTTGTGTTGAGAGTTCTCACCGATATATACCGCATCGGTAACAATGGCCGAACCAACTACAGCGCCAGTCGGAGCGTCGCTGTTGGGTTCGCCGTCATAGAACTGTACTTCCTTCATCGATACAATGGATTTGCTGGAAGGATTATTCGGCCATACGGAAAGGTCGTCTAATGGAACCAAATCCATGTAGGCACGTTCGGCAAAGTAGATGCTGCCGTTTTGTATCTTGTTGGTGGTTCGGGCTTTGGGCACATTTACGGTTGAGTCGTAGATGGTCTCGGTGCGGTAGCCTTTAACGTAGGCAATACCGCTGCCGATAACAGCCTGCAAGAGTGATTCATCGCCATCCAGTTTGAAGCCGACGTGGTCATTTACGCCGGATTTCTTGTGTTCGCGGTAACGTACTTCAAACGGCACGACGGTATAGTTACCGGATTCTTCATAAGTGCGTTTGGCCAGCGTATCCATTAAATCGGCATACTGAAAGTCGGATTTAAGAAGCTGCACATAACCGTCTTCAATCACAGCCAGTTCGACAAACTGCGTACCGTCGGCCACGGCATTGTTGCGCTTAACCAAGTTGAAATTGACCACAATGCGGTCTGCGCCACGGCTGGCTTCATTGGGATAACCCAAGGCATTGTCATACAGGGTCGGGTCTTCCTCGGCAGTAACAATGCGCTCGATTACGTCAAAGCCGATTTTGCAGGTTACGGGTGCGCCGTATTTGCTGAATACCAATTGGGAAGCGGCTACGGATACGAAGAAGCCGTTATAGTAATAAACCCCGTCAGCCACGTTGAAGAATTTAGCACCAAATGCGCAGGGGTCAATTTCGTTGACATCATCTGCAGATTGCGGGCAAGACGGGCAGCGTACCACTACCTTGTAAACAGTATTCAGGTTGGCATCTTTAACCTTCAGGGTCTCGCCATTCAGGAAGCGGTGCTGTTGGCCGTCAATACCTGTGGCCGTGTACAGTACAAACAGGGTTACGGGGTCGCTCTCTTCTTTGGGCGTCCAAGCATGCAGTTTGGCCTTAACCCCGCTGGTCTCGCCTTCCAATTCGATTCCCTGCTTGAAGAAATCCAGCTTGGTCGTATTGCCGTCGGCGTCTAGGTCTTTCAGGCGCACGTATTCATGTTCAACAATGGCAATGCTGCCGTTTGAAACGCGGCTGCCGTTTTTGAATACATGGTCGGCAAACTTGCCCAGTTGGTCTTGGACAATCGATTGCGCTTCGTTGAGCTCCCTTGCCTGTACAGGACGCCCGGCAGCAAAGAGAACATGCTTGTGGTTCTTGCTGCCTGCATGGGTGTCGAAATACGGAGCTTGTTGCTTGTCAGTCATTGCATTACTCCAAAACAATAGTCAATGATAGGTTTTCTTCTTGCCCCGCCGTGCGCTGCTTGGCTGCAAAATCCTGTATCAGCAAAGGCAGGCCTGTCTTTTCGATAACCTGATAGGCGGGGTCGCTGTAATTGGGGTTCAAGGGGGCTGCATAGTATTGGGCAGATGCGGGCTTGCTTTTGGCGGTTAGGCCGGTGGCAATGGCCACATAATCATATTTGCTATTATCCCCGGCGGGGTCTATGTAGCCCGTAATATCGCTTACCGTGATATTTAACAATAGGGCATTGGTGTTGGATAGTATGACACCGCTATTACCGTCATTGAGCGTCACGGCCTTGGCCACTGCCCCTGCTTGGCCTGCAATGATGATAATCTCGGCATGGGTATAATCCTGCCCCTGATTGGTTACGGTATAGCCTGTGATTGCTCCGACGTTATCGATTACGGGTTCGGCTGTCGCTCCTGTGCCATCCCCGATTACAAATACCGTGGCATGGGTATAGCCAGACCCCGTGGCTTGTCGGTTAATAGCTGTTACCTTGCCCGCTGTAATCACTGCTTCAGCGGCTGCGCCTGTGCCCTGCGCATCCTTGTTCTGTACTGTGATGATGTCGCCGTGGTTGATTTGGTTATTGCTGCCGGATACCCAAATAGAACTGATTTTCTTGGCCGGATTAAGTTCTACCTTAACCCCTGCAGCGCTGGCCTTGGGTTCAGTGAATTCGCCGTGCTGTTGCAGCAGGGTGGCATCGACCAAGGTTTTCAGGCTGTCGAAGGCTAGGACGTCGACAGGAACATGGCTATCGCTGATAAAGCGGCTATACAGGGTATCGACCTTGCCGATATAGCGCCAAATATACCCGTCGAGGGTTTGGAAGTTATGAGTGCCGTCTTCAGTTGGTTCGACAGTCGAAGCGCCGTCGGCTCTTACGCAAATGTATAGCTGGTTTTGCGTATTGCGCAAGATAGCAGATAGGCTGGCCGTATAGACGGTATCCTTTACCCAAGCCGTGGCCTTAGCGCCAAGGCGGGCATTTTCTGAATTGAGTTTCTGCGCATAGAAGGCATGCGGGATAGGCTGGCTGCTATCACGGCCAAACAGCAGATAGCTGTTTTTCATATTGGGATAAATCCCGCGTACAGATTCGACGAAAATCCAAATCACCTTGCCGTCGGTCGCTTCGCCGTGAAGATGTACCGGGGGGACATCCCCACATCGCCCGGCAATCTTGGCAATATACTTGTTTTGGTTATGCAGGCGGATGTCGCCTAATGCCACATCTTCGCCCTGCTTCCAATCGGCAGTTTCCCGGCTGCCTAGGTTGCGTACAAAGGCGCTCAATAATCCTACAGTCAAATAGCCCGTCATGGTTTAGTATCCCTTCCTAACGTCTTCGGCCAGTACAAGGTCGATTTCTGAAAATTTCAAGTGCATCTTGATGTGGCTTGGAAAGCCGTTGCGCATTACCGACATCATGCCTGCTCCTGTGTAATTAACATCAATCCCCGTAATCACGCAGCGCTTGAACTTGTGCATGTAGCGGTTTTCTTTGCCGCGCCACATATAGGCAATCTCGACTTCATTAGGATAACCCAAGAAAGACGGCTGGTCGGCAGCCGCGCCGGGTGGCAGGCTATGCGCCCTAAACTCGCGGATGATATTGTCGATTAAATCGCAATCTGATTCGACATGCGGGTAAAACGTGAAATCCATAGCGAAGGTTCGAAAATCCACGCCACGGAAGAGCATAGTCAGATAGGGATTGCGTACCTGCCCGGATAATGCCCCGCGCAGTTGGTCAGCCGTGGCTCTACCACCGCCATATTGCGCCATACTGGATGCAGCGCCATAGGCCATATTCGAACCAAACAGCTTGACGGTATCCCATGCCCCGCCCGCGAGGGTTGAAAGAGACATGCCGTCTTTCTGTGCTACCATCTGCCCGCCGATAAAGCCTAGGCGTTCGGTATCCCATGAAACAGTATTCGGGTTATTCAGGCTTTCCGGCATAAACAGGTTGATGGTCTGCAAAGGCGTGCTGTCTTTTGGCGACTTGCGCTTGTAGATGTCAAACTTAATCCATGCGGGGAAATGCGTTTCATCAAGGCTAATCCCCTGCGGATAGGTCAGTAATGCAGCCATAGGCCACTCTCCAATATAACTATTTTCCTTTATCCAAAGAGCCGTAAGACCCCATCCTTTAGGGCAGGGATATAAGGCTTTACATTCTGTTATTTAATCTGTTATAATAACAATAACACATTGTAATACTTTCAAAACACGTTAGCATGTACCAAGTTCTCAAATTACGCATATACCGCAAACACTATGTCAAGTTAGATAAGCTGTCAAGTGCGGTGAATTTCGTTTGGAATTATGTTAACGATTTGTGCTGGCAAATGTGGCGCAGGAAACGTATCTTTCCGTCGGCGTACGATATACACGAATACACCAAAGGCGCAGGGGAAGAACTGGGCTTGCATTCTCAAACTATCCAGTTCATCGGTGAGAAACACCACCAATCACGCAAACAACACAAAAAAGTCAAACTTGCTTGGCGAACTAACCGCAAAGATGCCAAACGTAAATCATTGGGTTGGATTCCGTTTAAAGCCTCTGCCATCAGCCATGTGAAAACCTACAACACCGGTAAAAAAGCGTTGAAATCACAAGTACAACTGTCTTGCGGTAAAGAAAAACTGATATTAACCGTGTATGACCAATATGACCTTCGTCGTTACAACGGTTTTCGCACGGCAGAAATCGTGCAGGATAGTTGCGACGACTGGTATCTCTGCTTACTGGTGAAGGTTGAACCCAAAGTTTGCACTGCAACCAGCGAAGTCGGTATCGACTACGGCTGTAAAACTGCTGCCATATGCAGCAATGGCGACAAACTGGAAACCAAGTTTACCCAACAATACGCCGAAAAACTTGCCACCGCGCAACGAGCGCATAAGAAAAAGCAAGCAAGACGGATAAACCGTAAAATCAAGAACAAACGCGCTGACGCAACACACCAGTTTACTGGTAAACTGGTAAAGGAAAACCGGCTAATTGTCGCCGGTAACGTGAAATCAAGTTCGTTTACATCAGGAAAACTGGCTAAATCGGTATACGATGCCAACTGGTTTGCCATTAACCGACAACTGGAATACAAAAGCAGACGTGCGGGTTGTCAGTTCATCAAAGTAGACGAGAAATTTTCCACCCAGACCTGCGCCAACTGTTTGCAAATCACAAACAGTTCTCCGAAGGGAGTAGCAGGTCTTGGAATAAGAGAATGGATTTGCGACTGTTGCGGTCAGTTAAACGACCGTGATGTTAATGCCGCGAAAAACATTCTCCGTTTCGGACGTGAAACGCTCGCTGGAGGAAGCCCTATCCTTTAGGACAGGGAGTACGTCACTTAGCAAGGATATAAAAATATTTTTAGTAAACTATATTGCATTTAAATCAATATAGGGTATAATAGCAACTGTAGTAGATAACCAACAACATAAAGGAAACAGAAAATGAAAAACGTATTTCCCCAATTCGAACTCGGCTTCATGGCCGAGAAATCCCTGAAAGACACAACAAATCCGTTCGACCGTCTTCATGAACTGCTTAATACCACTACCCCAGCAGATGATTTGGGTGTTGCCTTCCTAGCGGGTCAGGTTTCTTACTACCTTAGCCTCTACATAGATACTTTCAACTTTGCAAAACAGAGCGGGAAATATTCTGAAGATGTAATCGAAGCTGCCTGTCAAATCGCTATTGAAAACGACACCGCCATTAAAGCCTACTTTACCAGCCTCTACGATTTAGCCGTGGCAAACTTGCATTGATAGCGAAAGCTACAAAAATCCCCGATTTGAGGGGCTTTTTTCTTATACAATATGTTAATGATTGTCGAGGATTGGATGGGTTGACCCTCAACAACCAACCCCATGCCGATTGAAACGAAAGCATTGATTTTTAAAGTAATCATGAATAGCCTTGAATTTGTAGATAAATGTTAATGATTTATCAGGGCATCCCTGTATAGCCTTGGCAATATCCCTACCATGCGAAAGCTCACGAGTCGCATAGGCTTAAATTCAGCGAAATTCGCTTGTTCAACCCCTAGAGGTAGGCTAGGGTATTACCTACCCTTCTAATCGCAATCTGTGGCCATCTGTGACCCGAGAAACGCTATATCCAGATAAAAGTAAAACCCGCTTAATGCGGGTTTGTTTCGTTCTACTGTAAAACCTTTGTTTCAATCTCGTAATCAAATTGCTGCTCTTCATATATCCCCAAGCGCTCGACGAATTGGTTATACAGGTAGTTCTTATGCTTCCTGCCCCTGCTCATATCATCAACAATGTCATACAGGGCAGCCTTGGTCTTGCCATCGGCAATGCGCAATACACGGCCTATAGATTGCAGCAGGCGGATTACTGATTTTGTAGGGTGCGCCAGTATCAGGTTGTGCACGTTTTTTACGTTAATCCCCGCGCTGAATGTGCCATAACTGGCAAACAAGACGATATTATCCTGTTCGGCAAACTTGGCGCGTATCAATTCTCTTTCTTCTACCGGGGTCTCGCCGGATATGTAGAAAACTTCCCTGTTATGCTTGGCGGCTATGGCCTTGGCCGCTTCAAACATCGGCTTGCCGTGGCCATCTACAAAGTTGAACAGCACTAGCGTGTTATGGCTGCGTGTCATGGTCAGGTTTAATACGGCTTCCATCCGGGGCGGATAGGTCGTAATCACATCTATCTCGGCTAGGTATTTGGCCGTACCCTGATTTCCGCCTTTGGGTATGGATAAGGCTTGTTTCAGGAAGGCGTGGTCTTGATAGTCGTACATGATGCAGCGTATGTCAAGGCTGGCCAAGTTGCCGTCTTTCATCAATTGACGGGTGCTGCGTGTCTTGATGATATTACCGAACAGGGCGCGTAATTGCATTTCATGGCATTTCGTGCCGTTAAGTGTGCCTGTTAGGCCAAAGCGCAGGATGTTGGTTTGTGCCATCTTGGCTATCATCCCGGATATGGATTTGCCGTCGGCCTTGTGGGCTTCATCGCAGATATAGCATTCAAACTGTCTCAAGTAATCGGCAGGCTGCTTGTACATCGATTGCCAAGTGGAAACAACTACCCGCTTGTCAGTATTGGGGTCAATCCCATTATAGACCTTATGGCATTGCTCGGATACCTTGAAGGGGTCGGATGGCTGCTCGTAATCGGCAAAATCCGATACCATTTGTTCAACCAGTTGGGTTGTCGGGACTGACAGCAATATCTTGTAATCTGTGTGTTCAAGCAAGAAGCGACATAGCATGAACTGGATTAGGGATTTGCCGCTGCCTGTCGGGGATAGGCATAGGGCGCGATTATTGACTATCATGTCCTTAAAGGCATCGATTTGATAGTCGTATGGCTCAAACCTGCACCACTGGTCTTGCTTGGCTAAGAAGCCGTCTATATCGAAGCGCTCAAGGAAGTTGCCGTTATGGGTATCAACGTGCAATGCATAGCCTTTGGATTGCGCCCATTGCATGAAGGGATAGATTAGGCCAAGCGGCAATAGCCCGATATGCGGGCTAAACAACCTCAAGTAACCGTCCCACAAGCCCATTTTGTACTTGGGTGTGAATTGATAGCCATTGGGGCGATAACTAAACTCGTCGCGTATCTCGCAGGCAATGTCTGGGCTGCATAGGATACGGGCGTTTAGGTGATTGGCAAATGCTATTGTGATGTCTGTCATGATGAAAAAATTAAATGCCTTGTTGATACTTGATATACTCAATCGTATTGCGGATATGGAAGCTGCGCTGCGAAAGCTCTTTGAGGAAAGACTCGATTGCCGATATTTTCAGGGTCTGTGTATAAAGGCGGTTCTTCAGGGCATTAAGCTGTTTGTCGCTATCCATCCAAATATTCAGGTCTTGCTTCAAAACCTTGTGATGCAGCGGTTCGGCCTTATAGGCTTCATCCGGCAGCTTGCCCATGTAGTAAAGCTGGCGCTGCTTAACCAGTTCGGCAATTTCCACCTCTAGGCCACGGGCTACAATACGCTCTTCTGATAAACGGCGTATCCATTTCCCATGCAGCCTAGGTGCGTCTAAACCCGCCGTATCAAGGCGGGTTATGTCTATGATGCTGTCTTTTTCGATTTCTTTAAGGATTTCTTCCAGTAGCATTATTGTCCCACACCCTGTAATAGTATTGGTAGGCAAATGTGGCGCTGCAGACCTGTACATCGGGTTCGACGACTGAAGTATCAAAGGATAACTGCTCAAGGTCGGTAACATGAGCGCCTACAAAGATGTAAGTTTTATGCAGTGTACTATTTTTCGTGTACAAATGCAAAGTTAAATCGCGCCACGTTTTCATCGGGGTGTTAGACATCATGGTTTCCCGCATCCATTCATGCAGGCGGTCTCTGACTTCGTTATTTTCGTCTGCTAGGAAGTCGACTACCAAGCGGTCATAGGTCGGGGTCTCACCTGAAAAGGCTGCAATGCCGTTTTGATAGGGCGTATCAATTGGCAATAAGCGGACTGCCGGGAGCATAGTGCGCTGGATGGCGTAGTTGACGTCGGATTCGAACGGGATAACCAAAACGCCTGCTTGGTTATCCATGTTGTTATATCGGTTATTGGCTGCCATAGTGAGTCCTTAGTCAACGTATTTGTGCCCCCAAGCGCCGATAACGATTTTATAGCGCTCGCCATTCCGTAGGTTATCCATCTGCAGGGTGAAGTCTGAAGTCTTGGCACGCTTGGCCACTGCATACAGGGCAGTCTCTACGCTGTCGTCTTGATGGGCGCGCCAGCTAATCCCGTCGGGGTTGAATACGTTATCATAGGCTGCAAAGGCCTTCTTGATGATGTTTAAAGTCAGCTTGTCAGTGCAGATGCGGTAGCGGTAGGCATCATAGGCGGAAATATCAAAGGTGTCGGTTGTCATGGATAGTGCTCCGTTGTTGCTGTTATGGCCTATTTAGATAACAAAAAGCCCCGCATGATGCAGGGCTGTTGAGATTAATCGGGATTAACCGTTATTCCATAAATCGGCTACAAACTGGAAGAACTCGGTCAAATCCCGTTCTTGCACATACTCTTTCCCGTAGCAATCGGTAAACACGGTTTGGTAGGCTTGGTAAAGCTCTTCGGGGTTTACTTTAACGCGGTTTTGTATCAGCTTGGCAATCTTCACAGCTCGTTCGTGCAGGATGTCGTAGATACCTTCTTCAGCGTAATCCATTGCAAGCGGATGCAAGGCAGTATAGGCATGGTTCAGGTAATCCGCGAATCGGGCTTCCCATTCGCTTACTTCAGATGATGGTTTGATGAACAAATCATCCCATTCGTCCATGTAACTCAAAACAGTTTCGCGGGCATCCTCGGGCAAGCGGTAAATCATGACCCCGTTGTTAGTCTCGCAATCGGGTTGGAAGGCATAAACTTCAGCATCATCATTGCTACTCTGTAAAATCCAATTACTCATATCAGTTTCATTTCTCATTAATAACAGCGCAATTATAACCCCGTATTAAATTAAAATCAATATACCGCAATTAAAAAGCCCCGCATGATGCAGGGCGTGATGGGTTAATCCAATTCGATTATATGTAGGCGCTCTATTGCTTCAGCCAAGATTAAAGGCGTGCCTGCCACGGGTTGGTGTTTCTTTCTAGGCAGCCAAGAAACCACGCGCAGGCGCTTGGGGCTTTCGTTAGTGAATACGTCAATAATCACGCCCCACTCTTCAGATTGTGAGTAAATTAGAACTTCCCGTTTTGGCGCTGTCAGGGCAGCCCTGCCGATTTTATCAAGGATGCGGTAAAGGTCTTTGATGTGCATGAAGCTGGATTTAGCTGCCCGCCGGGCAAAGCGGGCTTTTCCATGAACTGACCAGTCATAGAGAACTTGCTGGCCGTCAATCTTCAGCAAGAATTTCTTGTTTGCACCGTAATGGCGGTCAAACTTCAAGGCGTCTTTTTCGTCTTCTTCAAATTGTTCTTGGCGGGATAGCTGGCTTTCTTCTAGGTAGCGTACTGCTTCCTGCAGGATAAATTCGCGAAATGCTGACATGGGATATTCCTTAAGGCGTGATACCTTTATTTATACAAAAAGCCCGCTTAATGCGGGCTGTCGGGATTTATCGGATTACAGTTCATTCCATGTATCCACTACAAACTGGATGAATGCAATTCTGTCTTTGTAGAAAACTTCATCTTCCCCAAAGGATTTTGCAAAGACATCTCGGTAGGCTTTATGCAGCGAAACAAAATCAACGGGATGTCCGTCAAGCATGATGGCAATTTGGGTTGCTTCGGATTCCCATTCATCGTAAACTCCAACTACCCCGTATGTACAAGGAACTAGGGCTGTATAGGCAGCATTGAAGAAGGTGGCAAACTCGTCGGCAAACTTGGAAACACCCGTTTTAATCTTGGGGCATTTGGTCAAAGCTTTGGCGACAAGTTCTTTGGCATCAGGGTGAAGCTTGTACATCCGAAGGATTCGTCCATCTCCAGACACTAATTCGATTTCATCAATCCGTTTCATTTCAGTCATGATATTTCCTTTCTCCATTTGATTACGCCGTAATTATAGCCATATATTAAATTAAAATCAATATATGACAAATGTAAATTATTCTTTGATGATGCCTTCCGCTTTAGCCTGCCTGTAGGCAAACTCTGCCAGTTGGACGTAATCGGTATCGTTATCCATTATCAGCTTCATACTGGCATTGATGGATTCGGGTGTAACTTGCTTCATTACCAGCTCATAGGCTACATCAACCCCGAAATCGTAGACAAACTCGAACTTATCTAAAACTTCCTTCATTTTGAAGGCATGCACCATATAGGTCAGCATGGAAGCAAAACAGGACAGGAATACATCATGGTCTTTGTTCTTGGTAAAAACACCAACGGAACAATCACGAGTTCGCTTAGCCTTCTTGTACAAACCTTCAGCGTTTTGCGGTAGTACATAATTTTGCATAGTATCCAGTTCCCATGAAAAAGTTATCGGCGACAATACGGTAAAAATCATCCAAGGCAGCGAGCGCCTTTGCATCATAGTAATACTCTTGGTGCTTGGTCAAACCACGAATAAACGCTGCCTTGATATTATCCGGCGCAACATGTTCAAACGTCATGGCACGGGCAATGTTAACGGATTCTAATTCATAATTACCGCGCAAATGCGTGCGTACCAGCGGGCTTAATGGGAAGAATTCCAGTATACAAGCATAGAGGTAAGATGCGACTACGGATTGGTCGCGGTAAGCATCCTCTGGCGAGACTTGAATATCGGCTAATGGCAGTTGCTGCAATCGCGCCATTATCTTCTCTCTGGCTTCTTTCGGGTCAATAGGGTTCATACAATCCTTTCAGGTTATCGGGTTTGGCCATTATAACAAAAACCGGATGCTTTGCGGGCATCCGGAGCGATTTATTGCTGCTCGGGTTTCTTTCTGCGTTTCCATTGTACTTTCAGGATGCGAATAATTCGCAGGCTGCAATACGACATGGCAAACAGGGCAATGATGGAAAATGTTAGCAGATAGGGAAACCATATAGGCATTAGTACCCATAACCACGGCCAGTCTAACGTGCCGGATAGCTTGGCCAGTATCAGCAATGCTCCAAGGCCGAAATGGCAGCCTATCAGGATAGTAACAAGGTCAGGGCGTTTGAAAGTCATTTTTCCGTCTCCTTCGGTTGAAGCGCCTTGGTTAAACGTTCTTGCAAGTATTTAGCCCGTTGCCGCGTTTTCTGCTTCTTCAGCTTTCTAACCGCCGTGGCCACTCTGATACGCTGCCAAAACGGCATGGAAACAACTTGGCCTTCAAACTTGACCACGGCATCAAACCAAAATGTACAAGTGATGTGAAGGTCTATGGAACTGCAATAGTAGAAGCAGGTATAACCCATGTCGGAAAACGTCCATTTATCTGGTTCTGATACTAGAAGGTGTAGTAATAATTCAATGGGATTCTTCTGCATGACTCAATCCATCTTTCAAAGTATCCAGTAATTCTTGCTGGCGGGCTTGTTCTGCCTCAACTGCCTTCCCGGCGTAGTAAGCAATTTTAGCCGCTCTGGTCTTGCGGGCAGCCTTAGCCAGTTTCCACATTTGCGCTAGGGACAAATCCAAGTCATTGCCGTTGTAGGCCGGGATGGCAAAGAAGTGCAAAACAATATAAATCTTTATGTTGAAGCGGGTGCTATACAAAGAACCGTAGTACGTCCAGTTAAACGGGTCGTCTAGGGTCTTCAGCAGATTATCAAACAATACGCTGGGCAAGGCCATATCATTTCCCCTTCTCGGCAAAGAAGGCCATCAAATCTTTAACGCCATATAGGAAAGTGTCGCCTTCTTTAGCGTAAATCACGGGCACGCTTCGTGGCACTGGCAAGCCCTTGGCTGGAAACATGGCCTTGAACTCGTCGACATCTAAGTCGTCGCCTAACTTGATAACGGTATAGCTTGCCTGATTGGATTTCAGGAAGCGCTCGGCAATTTCGCATTGCGGGCATTGCTGCTTTGAATACAAAATGAAACTCATGGTGTCATCCTTTCTAACGGAACATTTGCGCGTATCCCGTCGTTGAACGTGTAATTGGGGTCGATAAAGCGCAAGGAAAATCTGTCGGTAATATTGCTGTCAGGCCATTTGAATTCGTACTTGCCTTCGGCGTCGGTATTGACGTAGAAGGTAATATACCCATTCGTCATCTTAGTGATTTCTACCGTTAAACCACTATAGGGCTGGCCTTTGACTGTAATCTTACCATAGATGCGCCCATATGCGCCAGCTTTATTGCTGGCAGAGTATCCGCCAGTTGGCGTGGTTGGGTAAAAAATAGGCTTGGCTGGCTTGTTGTATTGAAACTGCGCAGCCTTGAAAGCAGGGTCGTCGGCATCCTGATAAATTGCGTAACCAATAATATCAATTCCAGATGGGTCAGGTTTGATGGATAGTTCAAGATAAACAGCATCCATGGAAACCGTGTTTCCTAAATACTGGAAGTGATACCACTTCCACACTCCTTGTTCTGGCTTGTCAATCGATATTACGTTGTTTAACCTAGGCGGTTCGTCATTGGCGTAGTTATAACGCATCAAGATGGCAATCATTGGATAATCATTGGGCACGTTTTGGCTGAAGTTTTTTAACTGCATCCCGTAGGATTGATACCATGACCGCTGGCTTTTGTTGACAACATGCAGGAAGTCTGGTTTGATTTCATAACTGTAATAAGAGTTACCTAGGTTGTCGAAATTATGATAGCTCCTCTTAAAATCCACCCATCGCACATATTTGCCCTTCGACATGTTTGGCATGCTTGGATAGTTTGCAATCATGCCTTGAGCCGTCTCGGATTGCGGGAAATCTGTAACACCCCAATCAATATCCTGCAGGCTGATATAACGGGGTATATTAAAACCTATGCAATCGCTGCTCCAGTAATAACCCTGTTCAAAATTGTACAGGGTATCGTCGCAGCGGCTCAAATATCCTGACATCCTAGCCACGCCGGGCAAGGTAAACTGTAACGAATGGTTGATACTGGTTACATAAGTTCCTCCACCGATAACATCTTCAGAAGCGAAATAAATTGCATTATATAAAAAAAACCCGCCCTGCGAAACTCCACCACCAACATTTTCGTCGAAAGTCACCCCCTTAGTCAACGCCCCCGCCTTCGTTAAAATGACAAACCGTTGTCCGGGATAATACGACGCATAATACCAGTAATCAAATCTCAATCCAACAGTCTGCCAGTTCGTATAGCCGTTATCATTTACAGTATTGTCTGGTAGCAATACCCTATCGGCATCTATGAAACCGAAACCATACATGCCCCAATGATACGAATGATTTTGGTATTGCGGGTTGTTTTGGTTAAACGGTGACGTTGCAAAGAAATTATTGAAGTAAATCCAGTTACCGTCGGATGCAAAAGATTTGAAGGCGCATTTATGGGTTCTATTTAACCATTCCGCTGTCATATTGGTTTGTCCAGTTACCCCGGAATTACCATAGATGCCATACCACTTGTTCCCGCCATCAATACTGATTTTGATATACTCGGCATTGAACTTGGCTTGGGTTTGGGTATTGGCCGTGCGCATATTGGAAAAATCCCACATGATGGGATTACCGTGTCGGCGGTCTTTAACGGTAAAGCGCTTGTTAGGCGTATCCAAGCTTACCGCTTCAAACCCTAGGCCGTTGACATGAACTGCCCCGGCAGGCACGTTGCCTTCAAGTGTGATATGGGTATAGGTATAGTGTAATACCCGGGCAGTTACCCCGCTGATTGTCAGTAGGCAGCCATTACTGAAATGCTCGGGATTTTGGATTGTGCCTGTGGTGGTATTTTTCTCGGCATCATATACAGGATTACCAAACTGCTTTGTGGTATCAAAGCCGTCGGTAAAAACCTTATACATGGATTCAAGCCACGTATCGGTATAGATTAGCGGAACGTGGCTGTGGCAATCCGCCGGAAGCAGATTGTCAAACATTCGCATACTGAAGATATTAACCATAATGTATCTATCCTATCGGAAACCATTGCCCATATTGGCCATATGAGTTTTGGACGTAATAGGGCTGGTAAATCATGAAGGCTGGTTTATTATTGACTTCTACCAGTTTACCTGTAGTGTTATTCATGCCAGTTAATGAGTTGAAAACTATGTAGGGATATTGCAAGGTGATGACGTCAAAATTTGTTTGAAATGTAAAAATCTTATATAACCATCTAATCATAGGCTGGCGGGTGAAAATAGATGGATTATCCGTGAAAAACGGTTCTTTTGTCTGGCCAAACGACAGAGAACGCGGGGATGTCTCTTGAAACGGGTAAATGATATTCGAATTAGCGATAACGTAAACCTGCCCGTCTTGTTCTATCAGGGTCGTAGTACGGTGGACGTTATCGCTGCGATAACCGGGAGGAAACATAACAAAACTGTTCTCGCTTGCCAAGAAGTACCAGCGGCTAGGATAGACAAGAAGCTGCTTCTCTGCGTTTCGATAGTAATAAAACCCCGAATTAAACTTGTAAGACGCTTCATTTGGATAAACAATGAAAAGCGCGTTCTGCATATTACCGGATATACAGCAAACGATACTGCGCCAACGGAAATACAGTTTATCGCTTTCCAGCTTCAACACTTCAATCGGCAAAGGACTGATATTTACCGATTGGCTGCCTAGCTTGAATTCGCCAGACAATACTTCTACCGTGATTTTGTCGGCTGTAATTGCTTCAATCTTCAGGCGGGCAGAGCACTTGCCGTCTACATGCAAATCCAGTGCGTTGTAAACGGTATAGTAAGTGGGGTCAGCCACCTTGATGTCGTATCGCTTGCTGCCCAAATCCGTGGCTTCAGTAACAGGTTGATAATTGATACGCTTATTCAAAACTTGCCATAAATCGAAGTAACTTTGAAAAGTCGCTTGTTCAAACAGCAATGCTTTCTGTTCGGCAGCCGTTAAAGGCCTAACCGCGCCATCTTCAAATATGTTCTTGGCATTGATGGTATTGAATGCCGGGGCATGTTTCTGATAGCCGTATAAGGCTAGGGGTTTATGTTTGAATATCATAACTGAAAATATACCTTGCAAATCTGTTCAGGGTTTGAATCCTGATATTTGCTGGCCAATACGGCAACCATGTAATCCTTGCCGTCTATCGTTTCAAATTTTCTCCACTCTGATGCATTATCTATCATCGTGGGCATATAACCCATATAGGCAATAGGAAATTTAGCATACCGCATGCCACGCCACGCATTTGTTGAATTGTTGTTGGGCGTTTTCGGCATAAATTCGCTATATATGGGTTCAATGTAGTTAATGCCACCAACCCATCTTGTAGGATAAGTTGCTAAAGCCGTCGACGGACTGACATTAGTCAACACATCAATGTTGGACATGGTATTGCCAATATAGTTAATGCCGTCCAAGTATTCAAAGTGAACGACATTAGTAACGCCATATCCGCCAATACCTGCCCATGTATTTGCATTGGTAAACATGTTTAATATAAACAAAGACGAGTAATAATCATTTTGATAGCGCTGCTTGTCAAGATAAGTTTGATGCACATGCGCCCCAAAAGGTAGGCCTGCCAAAAAAGCAATATCCTTGCCGTCTATCGTCTGGGTGATACCCATGCCGTACAAGGCGCAGGAAACATAAGAGAAACTTGCAATAATAGTCTGATTGGGCGTAATACCCAAATACACAAATTTATCCGTAGCAATCAGCGTCCATGAAGAAAGCTGGGCATGATTATAGCGCTGTGGGATAACCACGCCGCTGGTAATGTTAGAATTGTTAGTAGTCACAACAGACAAGAATATCGTGTTATGCACTGTTAGAGGCGTAAATCTGTTATTGTTATAGTTCTCAACCACAGATTTACCATCTTCCCATCTGCGCAGCATAATGGGCTGCATCACTAGGTCTCTAACAAACCATGGCGCGCTTCTATCCTTTTGCTGGATGGCCGGATTCCATTCGGCAGTCAAATCATCTTGTATCCCTGTAGCAGGTAAGCCTTTGCGAATCAGGAAGCATTGATGATGGCCTTTCGGGCGCAGCACCATGTCGTTTTGTGATTTATGCGGGCGCTCCCATCCGCCGGAAACCAGTTTGATTTTCCCTGATACAGCGGTTTCGGCCTTATTGGCCAATGTTACCCCGTAATCCGGTTTCATCTTGATTTTCGTGCCTGATACATCCAATACGCGGTATTGCCCATTAAGGCCGTCAATCCCTTTAATCTCGACAAGCGTGAAATAGCCATACTTGGCAGCATCAACAGCGGATAGGGTAACTGTTAGGCGGTTATCTGCCACGGATGCCTTGCTTACATTATGTTCGTCAAAACCCGTGTACAAAACCTGTTCCATCACATCGTACAGGCTATACCCGTCTTTAGCGGCTGTAACAGTACCCGCCTTGTAGGTTTCATTTGTGAAAAATATCTGCATTATCAAACGCACTTTTTTTGTGTGTTACCATTTTTAAAAATAAAAAAAGAAAAAAAAAACGCCCCCCGTTTGGGGGGGGGGCGAAGGTTTCTACAAAGGAAACGATATGAGAAACTTAAGGACCAACAGAAAGAAAAATCATGTCTAATCAAACCAAATTACTGCTTTCCACTATTTAAACCAGTTAAGGTGCGGGAGGGTGTAATGCAGGGCAATGGATGACCGCTGCAATTTATTCGGGTGCTGTTCCCCCATCCCCATTAAAATGCGTGGAATTGTTGGCTGGAAGCTAGGGAGATAAGCTAGAACGCAACGTCGAGATGGACAGGAGAAACGTTGCATTGCCGCTATCAGGAGAAAGGAGGAAATCCAATAACAGCGGCTTCCCAACCAACGTGGCAAATGATACTACAGGCGCTTTTAAAATGCAAGCGTTTTTGTTGAGTTTTTTACCAGTACAAAACGGATGTCGCCCGTGTACATCTTCAGGTCTTCGACAAACGGCTTTCTTTCGCCCGTTTTAACATCATGCAGCATCACGCGCCCCGTTTCCTTATGCAAGCCCCGCCACAGGTTAAGGCCGTCTAGTTTCAAGGCAGGGCTGCTATAAACATCGCTGTCGTTGGATAAGGCAAGATAGGCCATAGTGGCAATACCGCATCTCCTGAAATCCGGATGCGTGGCAACCATCTTGACGACCCTGCCGTTTAGCTTGGCATCCCATTCTGTAAGCATGGTAAACACGACAATGTCGTTGCATTCGCCGATAATCTTACCGCCGTTGGCCATTGTCGAATAGTAAACAAGGCCGTAATCAATCCAATCTTTGTAATAGGCGGGATTGATTACCGGATTGCCGAGTTCGGGCATGGCTTCCCGCAAATCCAACCAATCAAAGTGTGTGTTATCAAGCAAAGGCATCTTCTCAAACTTCCCAAATTCCGTCATCAGGGCTGGTCATGGTCATGATGATGTGGTGCACCAAATCTTCAAGTTCGGGATAGCGGGTTTTGCGGATGCGCCAAATCCAATCTCGGTTACCATACTCAATGACGATAAACCACCAAACATCATCTTGGCCGACGCCAAAATTATCGTAAACAATATCGTACTCGTCAAATATCAGGCTTAGTGTGGCACAAACTTCTTCAAGAGTAATCATCAATAATCCTTTCCAATGCACAGGCCAAGCGCTTGTCGAAGTTTGGCGTGTAGTTGTTGGTAATAGTGAAATCGGCATCAAAGGCCATCTTTTCGGATTCGTGTTTAGTGGCTGTTGAATGGCGCTGGTCAATAGCCTTAACCCTGATAATCTTGCCTTGCATGGAATGTACCCATGCTGCTTCATCAGAGAAACGGCAGTCAGTGATAATCAGGCAGTCGTCTTTGGGGATATTACTGTAATGCTCAGCCATACAGTCAACCCATATGGATTCTTTAACCAGCTTACGACCCCATTCAGTACCAAGGGACTGCAATAAATGGCGCAGGGATACGCCTAAATTGGGTATTACGGCTTCCTTGTTTTCGCGCTTTGCGTAGTGGTTGATGTCAATCCCTAGGGCTTCAAGCATCCGGTAAATCGGATGGGCAAAGCTGTGGGTATGGCAGTTGATTCCATAATGTAGCAGCATCATCGCAAGCTTGGCAGCGGCGTAATCCTTACCCGCTCCCGCCTTGCCTGTCAGGGCAATAATCATTTGGTTACTCCAATCTGTGATTGATGGCCATATTGTAGCATGGATAGCGGATACAGAAACAGCCCCATAGGGCTGTCGTATGATTAGCGCAAGCGGCTACCGCAATTCACGCAGAAATCTTTAAAACCCGTGACCCCGCATTTCTGGCATTGCTTTGGCGATATATCAACGGGGCTTAGGCATTTGCTGCATTGCTTGGCATAGGGATTGAGTTCGCTGTTGCATCTCGGGCATCTTCTAGCAGGGGTATTCATATCTGATTCCTTATTGGGTTATCAACACGATTTAATTATAGCGCAATATTGAAAAATATGCTATATTGCAGTCCTGTAATGCGCCAAAGCATTTCACAATCTTTCGCCACAAGCCCGTGATTGCATCAGATAATAGGGCAGTACCAGCCTACTACGCCATCGCAATCTGTGGCCATCTGTGACCCGAGAAACGCTATATTTTACATGAAAGGATATATTATGCGTCATGATGAATTTCCGTTATTTGAAATCCACAAAGGCAAAGCTTCTATCAAACTGTACCCGTCAGGTATTGAAGTTGACACCACAATCGGAAACAGTTCTTATTTCCGATTAAGCTATACCGAGATACAGGTATTGGCTAAAGAGATGAGCGAGTATGCAACAAAAACTTTTGTTGGCCGCGCCATCGCCGAGCTGAAGGAAACCAAGCCTGCCGAATTGAAAGGCCTGCATCCATTATTCGACATGTTAGATGTAGATACCCTGACTAATATCTACTATGGCAGATTGGATGCGTTTATTTACCATGACACGAAAAAAGTAATTACTGAAGCTGTCAACGAACAAATCAGTATCATCAAAGAACGGGAAGTAGGCGACGCCTTGGCCGTTCTTGAACAGGCCTAGGGTATTACCTAACCCCTTCATCGCAATCTGTGCGCAGTCTCGCGCGAGCAATCGCTATATTTTACTTGAAAGGATGTATCATGTTCCCCAAAGAACCCCCGCTGTTTGAAATCCATAAAACCAATTCTTTTGTCAAGCTGTACCCGTCAGGCATTGAAGTTGCCAATACCAGCGAAAGCATAACTTATCTACCGTTAAGCCACGTCGAACTACGGGCATTGGCCGACGAAATCAGCAAAAACATGGAAGTGGCTTTGGCTGCCCGTGCCATTGCTGAATTGAAAGAAACCAAACCCGTTAAACTGGCAGGCCTGTTTCCTCTGTTTGATATGATGGATACCGATACCATAGCCAATATCTTCTATGGCAAGCTCGACGAGTTCGTTTCTCCCGAAACCAAAAATCGGTTGGTTACAGCCATCAACAATCAAATCAGCGTTATTGAAGAACGCGAAAAGGACGAATATAATGCAATTCTTTCCGCTTGATAATGACGACCGCTTAAAGCCGTCTGTAGCCAAAACCCTAATCATCCTGATTGCCCATGACGCTCTTAGCGGCGAAGTTAAGCTGGCCAATGGCCAAGGCATCAAGGCCAAGATGGAAATGATTAACTATTTCAAGCCCAATCCCTATCTGATTAACGGCAAGTATTACTATCCCAATCTGCGTATTCATGAAGGCGGGTTAAGCCCGGATGATATTGTTGGCGTCTTCTTTCGGCGGGATTGGGAACTCTTGCATTTGATGGATGCGGCTTATACTATAGGCAAATCTGAAGGCCTTGCCCAATTTCACCCTGTGAAGGAAACCCAATCATGAAGAAACCCTATTTTTCACTTCCCCTGCCTAACGGCGCAGAGTTAAACCTGTATAAAGTTAAAAGTAAACAAGCCCGCGTTGAAATCTATACCGGGGAAGCCGAGTTAGACGGGCTTCAGCTTTTGCGTGGATGGGGTAATCTAGCTCGCAAAGATTTGGTATTGAATCCGGTTGAAATGATGGATTTTGGTAATCGGATGACGCAATTAGCCAATGAACTTCTGCTCGCTGAAGCCATTGAAACCGCCTTCAGTATGCGGGATGAAGATGACAGGTTTGCCGTCTTGCGCGAACTTGGTTCGGTTCAAGAAGTGGCTGCTAAGTATGACAGCTTTAATACGCTGCATATCGAAAAACTGTCAGACTTCGACCGTGCCGTTGTCTTGGCAGTAGGTATGGCCTATCGTGATGTACTGCAATCCTATACCAGCGATACAGAGTAAGGCCTGAAGATAAAACAATCCCCGCGTAATGCGGGGATTTTCGTGTCTAGATAATCAGCTTGATATAGGATTGCTCGCCGTCGACTTCTTCTTGGCCGTCTAAATCCTGCAAGCCCTGCATGGCCACTTCATACAGCATCCTAGACAGGTTTTTTTGTGATACAGGCCTATCCATATCCAAGACTTCCCGAACTTCGTATTCAGGTTTGCCTATCAGTTTCAGGCCGATTTCAAAGCGGTATTTCCGGGGCTTGGCCAGTATCTTCTTGTTCTTCAGCGGGTCGGCAAAATCGCCAAACATCTGTGCCGTTTCTTTGAACTCCTCATAGGTATCTGCGCCTATGATGGGAAACACGGCATAACCGTGATAAGGCTTGGCAGGCCGTTTCTTTCGTGTCTTCGCCATATTGCTGTCTCACTGCATCAACAAGGACACAAATAGGTTGCCCTTAACCAGCGGCTTGTCCATGCTTTGTGGCAATTTCTCGCGTATCAGGCGGGCAAGCTCTTCAGGGTTGAAGGTAGGGAAGCCCGGCATATCGGCAGCCTTGTTGAGCTGTTTGGCTAGAAAGATACCTGCAAACAGTGCTAGGAATCCTAGGCCGTCCATCGAAGCCTTAACCGATTGTTTAGACATGTTTGGATTTTCAAGGTTGGCCAGTAAGTTTTCCAAGGCCTGCATGCGTGGCGTGGACAGGTATTGCTTAACAGTTTTCATTTGGCGGGTTTCCTTTGCTTGGATTGCTGGCGCTGTTTTGCTTTGCGTTTCGGTTTCTTCTTGGGTTTCGGGGCAGGCTCGGGTGGTTCAATCGGTAAACCCAACAAGTATTGAAAGATGTAATCATACGTCAAAACCATTTCGCCCGCGTTATATGTTGATACAAATAACTCTTCTAGCATATCGGCACGGGCAGCGGGTTTCAATAAAACAACTTCCTGCCTATCCATAACTTTCTTGTAAGCTGCCTGCAGCCTGCAAGCCATCCTTCGTTGATAAGTATCAAACCCGATATAATCAGGGTGTTTTTGGATAGGCTTATTTTTTCGGATAGCGTCAATCATTGTCGGAAAGATAAAGTAAAAATCATATTCATTCCTAACCCGCTTCGACATCCGTTTTTCATCTAGTAGATACTTCATGATAAACACGTCAAAGGCGCTTCGTGGAGAAGTAAACTTACCAAGGTTTCCCCATGGCCGATAAATGGAATAAAAAATATTGTCGTCAAACAGCGGGGCGTTGAGCATCTGCTTCAGCTTGGTTTTGATACTCATCGCAAAGCTGCTATTTGAACTCTTATCTTTGCCAACCGCAATCCTTGCCCGCCTGCATTGGTCGGCCAGCACAATCACAGCATCAACAAATTCTTTACTTTTGTTCAACAAACCAGCCTTGACATCTTCTTCAGTTGATTCATTTTCCAAATGATGTACTAAAAAGGCCATAGCTTTGCGATACAGATTATTTTGCAATAAATGCTTCACATACTTCCGCTCTCGTTGTCGCTGCATTTCCCTACTCCTCAATCAAATAGGCTTCATCGCCCAACAATTCTTCTGCAAGCTTGGCAATCCCTTTAGGGGTTACATTCACTTGTACCCGTAAAAACTCGTTGCTGCCGTCAGTGTAGCAATACTCGCTATGGCGCAGGTAGCCCGCTTGAACTTTATCCTGATAGCCAATCCATGCGCCCTTGCCGTTGCGTTTGTAAATCCACGCATTGGCGCTTAACCAATCAAACAGTTCGCGGGGTCTAACCTTCAACAGCTTTGCAGCATCTGTGATGCAACAGTCGCCATCTGCCCGGCTAATCCGTTCCAAAGCTTGTACTTTGGGAGCAGCTTCGGCCAGTAAGGCAGCCTGACGTTCGTTTTCCTTGGCCATATCGGCAGCCAATTGTAAAGCTTCAGCGTAGGTTTGCGGGATGGCATGGGCAGGTTGGCGGATTTGTTCTTCGAGTTCGGCCAAGCGCCGAATGATGCGGATGCGCAATTCGGGGCGGTATCCTGATACAAGGTCAAGGCATTGTACGCGGGTCAATAGAAACTCTTTATAACCAATTCCATTTAACTCGCTGATATACTTAGAAACCCGAACTTTGGGGATTTCAAGTTTCTCATAATGAACGTTCAAACCATCAATATCTCGCAATACATGGTCATGCCGTTTCTCGCATAATTTGGCAATCTCCCTGCTGCTTATCAATACTTCTTGGGCATCTTGGTTTGGTTGGGTAAAAGTCATCATTTGGTTATTCATCACAGTCTCCGTTTCATTATCAGGTTTAGAAATTTCAGGTTTCGCTTCTTGAGTGTATGATTTTTGCAAATCTTCCCATGCCCGAGTTACCCATATGCGAATATCAGGGCTATAGCCTGCTACCAAATCAACGCATTGGATACGGGTTAATAAGGCTTCAGGATAATACATGCCGTTTTGTTTGCATTGCCGTTCTGTAACTTGAATTTCAGGTAGGCCATTCTTAATATAGGTTTGGTTAAGCTGGCGAATATCATACAAAACATTGTCATGGCGCTTCTTGCATACCTTGGCAATTTCCCGGCTGCTTATCGTCATTTCATTACTCATCATCAATCCCTTCACGAAAAATATTAAAACACATACTATTTCCTGGCAGTATAACAAAAATCAGGCCTATTTCCTATAGGCACAATCATAGCCGTTAAGGGAAAGGGGGATATAGGGGGTATGGGTTATCCCTTCAAAAGCCACTACGTCTCCTATAGTCACAGTGAGGGGCTTTTAAGCCTGCAGGGGTTTCACGGCCACGGCACTTATCAGCGCTGTCGCGCAAGGACTGCCAAAACACCCGTGAGGAATTTTAAAAAACTATAAAAATTCTCGAGAACGGGATTCGTAGTGTTCATTTCCCACGGGATGCGAAGGGGCGTTAGCCCCGTAGCGTCTCGTGGTAAATGTATATTACTAATTATCCCGTTCTCGAGCTCTGTAGAAAATCGAATGTACTTCAACAACCGAATGTACAAAAATCACTTTAGGTTAATTTGGTGAGCGGCAACTATCTAACTTGCTGAAGGGGCGTTAGCCCCGAAAGCAAGTTACTAGGTGTCGGCTGAAGGGGCGTTAGCCCCGAAAGCCATCACTAAGTCAATCATGGTTAATGCACTCAATCTCACGCGTAGCGTGAATGATTTGCAGATTTCCTTCAGGAATCCGTCGAACACCGTTGAAACTCAACATGTACAAAAATCACGAGGAATCCTAAAGAGTCCTTAAGATTTCTGTTGAAACCCAACTCAACTTCAACTCAACCTTAACTTATTCAATCTTCAGAAACCATAATCGCTAGGGGTGCGAAGCAGCCCTAGCGCATTATCGCGCGAAGCGCGCATAATGAGGAATCACAAGGAATCCTTAAGAAACCTTAAGATTTCCGTTGAAACCTACTCTACCAAGTCAACCCTAGCAGTTACTCAAATCTGTTTCACGCTTCGCGTGCCCAACTTTTGTGATTTCTGATTCTATCGGCAGGCAGGCTTTCGGGGCTAACGCCCCTTCAGCCCACCTGCCTTACGGATTGCTTCGGGGCTAACGCCCCTTCGCAACCCGTAGTTGGTGGTGTACCTGATTATTATCTACAAGTGAACTAGTGTTTATCTACATTCAAATCTTAAGGATTTCTTATCATTCCTGAAGGCCGTGTTATTGATTAGATGTGTATCATCTACAGCTTCGGGTCTAAAGCCCCTTCGCTGTAGCCGATACACACTACGCAACACGGCACTTAAAATTCTTTAAGTGTTTTATGTGTTCTTTTATGTGATTTTTGATGTGTGTCCTATAGTCACAATAAGGACTTAGGCTCTACCGGAGAACGTCTTTACAAAAAGAAACATTTGGCAAGAATGTCTTTGTCTTTCAGCAATATACATCGTTAAGGCCAATTAACAATATATAAGCCCATGGTGTGTTCCACAGGAAAGTTTGAAGTTGATTTGGATAAAAAATAATGCCCCAGCGTATAAAACCGGGGCATTATTTTAATAAAAAAGTGTTTCAAACAATCTATCTCATACGTCTCCTATAGTCACAATTATCCTATCGACACGCATGAGACAGACTGTTTGAAATGAGAATTTGTTTCTACTGCTTGCTAATTTGTACTACTAATACTACTAAGGTTACTGCTTTCTCAAATTCAATACAATCTGGTCTTCGTGGATGTACCCATAAACCGATAATGGGCAAGACGTGGGTTGCGCTTTCTATCTTAACCATCCACCTCAGTCGCTACTAACTATCCCGTCCGCCTGACATTGGCCGTGGGGTCTATCCCCCTAGGTTCATGCTGCCGACCCGCTCTACCCAACATTTCACAACGTGTGTAGTACAACTTTGCAGATTCGCTTGACATGCTTATACGGTTAGGTCTCCCGCCAGCTTTCCATAATACTACCACAGAAAGCCGTTTTATGGTGTACGCGTCCCAGCAATTAGGTTCCCCGTACTAGTGTTCACGAACAACGCCGTTTGGCCAGACCGAAGACTAGCTAAGGCCAATAAATCCCACTCTGTTACCAGAGTAGGCCTGCTTCATATCAAGCCCTGCATTTCGGTTATTTCTAACCAATAGCATTTCCTGATATTAGAGCGTTTTACACTTTGGATTTTTTCGTCTACTGTCCAACCGTAGCCGTGCTATATCACCCTTACAGCTTTTTCTGGTGCATGACGTGCTCATTCCACACTGAAACTGGTCAACCGGAGTCAGACCGCCGATTTACAGTCCGTACCCACACTCGCATCGCATGGTCTAGTGGCATACTACCACGCTGACCACCGTATGTTACGTTTATGTTCCCTTCTAATACAACAAAGGGAGTACCACGATATAGCAATCCCATCCAATCATCATCCACCAATTTTCCCCGTACTGTTTGGATGCTACCTTTTTGCCATCGGCACGTTGGTAAACGGGTCATTTGTGAAAACTAATAGATACTGCGATAACTGGACACGATTTATAACGAATGTTAATGCGGACTACATCACACCCGCCACGCGAGTACTGCTTAATCTCTTAGTCAGCCGTGTACAAATGAAACTACGCAAAGTTTTTATCCCTTGTGTCACCTGCCTAACAGGGTAAGACCACTTCAGGATGGCGTCTTCTTTCCGCTAGATGTATCACAACCGCAACGTGGATTGTTCTCGTGCATTCCGTCTAAACGGTTTTCAGTTGCTGATTTATTTCGTATCATCCCGACAGGAAATAAACCACTTGGCTAAGGCGTACACCCGCCTTTGAATTTCACTTATTATACCTTATTTAGCAACTTTTGCAAGTTGTAAAGGGGTTGATAAGGTAAAATCTCGTTAAATTTCTCTGTATGTATATTATGCTACGCGCTTTTGGAAATCATGAAGCATATCTTCTATTTGAAAACAAGAGTTTACCTTAGTCAATCCTAAGAAATTGGTAAATGCGCCTGCGACGAATAGTTCATCAACAGACAAAAATTCTTGTAGTTTATTGGTTACAGCTACAGCTCCAAACACGTTGATTAGGGTAATCAACTGATTGAGCGCCAGCCGATGATTGATATTGCCGCTATTCAGATAGCGCCGGATACAGCGGCGAAACACCATGAACCGCTGGCAATCCGTAATCAATGCAGCCCTATCCACTGCCGTATGGATGGTAGGATAGTATTGTCGCAAATCGGCAGCCAAATCTTGCAGGTTCATGGTGTTCCTATCTTACGTTATTGCATGGTGATGGTAAAGGCCACGGGTACTTGATGCACGACGCCGTTTACAGTAAACAGCAAGGTTTCTTCGACGTCAATCTTGTCAACACCTTCAGCCCATTCTTTGCGGCGTACTGTAGCAGCGACATCACGGCTTTCGGTAAACTCGGCATCCCCGGCAAGAGTGATGGTGTATTGCTCGGTGTCGATGTCTTCCAGTTTGATTTCCGCCGTCAGACCTTCGCCGATAGTCAGGCTGCCAAATTTCAGCGAGCGGAAATTGCTAGGCGCTTTCAGGTATAGAGGGTCAAACTTGCCCTCATAGGCGGTAAACACCACGCCTTGGCCTTGCTGTTTTAAGGCGTCGCCCGTAAAATAACCGTAAGCAGCCACCAAGACTTCGCCTGTACGGCTATCTACCCATCCGCGAATATCCTTGACCGCATGTTCGCTGGGCTGAATTTCCATGTAGTTGATTGCCATAATCAAAACTCCCTTAAAATGGATTGAAAATGATACCTTTGTTTATACAACACAAATATTTATTGCTACTTTCGCCACAGCTTAAGCTGTTCGATAAAGCAAGGAGTGGCCTGTATAACTTCAGATGTCCGTATTGCGGCGACAGCAAGACCAATCCGCATAAGCGCCGGGGATACATCTACAAAAAGAAGGACACCCTGAACTACAAGTGCCATAATTGCGGGGTATCAACCAGCTTTCAAAACTTCCTGAAAGACAATGACGACAGGCTCTACAAGGAAATGCTTTTAGAGTCTTTCGGCAAACCCAAGCAGGAAACCAAACTGGAAGCAGCCGATGTGGCGACAACTACCCAATCACTATTAACGGCACAGCATCATATCCTGCAGCATTATCAGCGCATCACGCCTAATAGCGGAGTTCAATCAGAGTATCTGCAAGGCCGTGCCTTTACCCCTGCAATGATGGCACGGTTTTACAGTATCCCGGATGCCGATGAACTGATTAGGCGCATCTATACCGTGCATAAGATGATTGGCAAGTTTAAAGGCATCCCTGCAGTCGGCATACCCTACTTTGACGGTAATGCGCTGGCCTATTTTCAAATCCGATTATTGCAAGGCAAAATCCGCTACCTGACCATGGAAGTCGACGGCGGATGCAAATTGTTTGGCCTGCCGGATATTGACCCTAGTAAACGGGTGTCTGTAGGTGCGGGCGCGTGGGATGCGGTGTTTGGACATGAGGCGGTGGCAAAGGGCGGGGCAGCCGATACCGGAAACCTGCAGCGCCTGAAGGGATTGGATGTACGGTTTATCTACGACAGCGATTACCGCTATAACCCCGACATTAAGAAGCAGGTGGTTAATCGCATCAAGGAAGGATATAGCGTGGTACTGTATGGCAAGGATTTCCAGTATAAAGACCTTAATGAAGCAGTCATGGCGGGGATGGGCGTTGACGAGCTTAACGATTACTTGGATGCGCATACCTTTTCCGGTATGCGGGCGCAACTTGAGTTATCGCGGCTAGGTAAATAATGCCAATATAGCGTTTATCGGGTCATAGATGGCCACAGATTGCGATTAAGCATTAGGGTAATACCCTAGCCTACCTCTAGGTTTTGATAGCCATTAAAACGCGAAATCTAGCGATTTTGCGTTTTTCGTTTAACTGCGCTACAATATGCCCACTTTTGTTAGATTGGAAATCATCCAAATGTTACTCATTGACTTTTATAACGTGGTATCGGCTGCCGTGCATAGCGTGCATGGCGAAGATAAAACACCTCCCAACCTTGAAACGGTCAGAACCTGTGCCGTTAATGCCTGTTTGTACTACATGCAGAAACTGAAACGCTACAGCGCCAACACAATCATTGCCTTTGATGGCAAGGATAACTGGCGCAGTAGCGTTTTTCCCAATTACAAGCAGCAGCGCAAGAAACAGCGCGAGAAACGCGAGTTTGACTATGCCCTGTATTATCAGAGCTTGGAAGCCGTTAAAATCGAACTGGCAGCCGTGATGCCTTGCAAATGCATTGAGGTTGCCTATGCCGAAGCCGACGATATTATCAGCGTCTTAGCCCGTATCGGCGCTCATAATGAACCCGTTTGCATTGTATCCAGCGACAAAGACTTTGTGCATCTGCAGGCCATCCATACCCCGCATCCCATCACGCAGTTCAGCCCCTATAAGGACGACTATATCGACGAAGCCAGTTTGGCCTTACCGTTAGAGTTGCATGTGGTTGGCGGGGATAGCGGCGACGGCATTCCCAACATCTTTTCAGATGACGATGTGTTCTTGGTAGAAGGCAAGCGGCAAAAACCGTTTACCAAATCCAAGAAAGAAGAAGTAATGGCAATCGGCCTTGAGAAGTATCGGGAAGTGATTACTGAAGAGATGCGCGTTAAGCTCGACAGAAACCGCCAGCTTATCGACCTGACCAAAATCCCACAGGATATTAGCGATGCCATCCTGCAGAAATACATTCAAACCAAACCCGCCAGCGGTATGCTGATGAACTACCTTGTACAGCACCGTATGTCTTCAATCATTGACAGATTCGGAGGTCAATTATGACGACCTATGTGCAAAAGCGCTGCAAGGTATGCAATGAATTTATCATGGTAGATAAGGAACATCTGTACACGGGCTATATGTCACCATGCGGGCACGAGTACAAAGAAGAAGCCCCGATTAAAGCAGGGCAGGTTATGCCCGGGATTGTATCCGGCAGGGTATCGGCCTCTTCGGAGTTCAAGAATTTTGTTGACAAGGTTTTCACTGTCAAAGGTGCTAACCATAACTTGAGGAAGTATTGAAATGATTTGGTTAGCTATTGCAATCGGCACGGCGTTATCGCAGCATCCCAAGCCGCATCAACCCAACCACCATCCCAAAGCATTACAAGCCACACCCATCCGCCACAGCAATGCGGAAATCCATTGCGTAGCCCGTGCCATCTACTTTGAAGCTCGCGGCGAACCGCAATCTTGCAGGGAAAAGGTTGCCCATGTTATCGTCAATCGCATGCGCCACAGGATGTTTCCCAACAGCGCCTGCAATGTGGTTTACCAGCGCAATCAGTTTGAATGGGTAAAATATAATCCCCAAGTGAGAGACCACGTGGCTTATCAGCAGGCCATTAAAGATGCCACGGCGGTTTTGCAGGGCAAACAAGATACGACTAACGGCGCACAGTTTTTCAGCACAGGCTACCGCTTTAGAAATACCCGCCAAGTCGACAGATGCGGTGGCCACGTTTTCTTCAGGACTACTTTGACATGATACCTGACAATAGTTACAGCGAAGAGTTATTCGGCATCCTAAACCGCATTGTGCAAAAGAAGCGGTGCAGCATGATTGAAGCCGTATTGGATGTTGCCCGCGAACTGGATGTTGATGTCGAAGATTTCGTCAACGGCTTGGGCGAGCCTTTAAAGAATGCCTTGCGTGAAGAAGCGATACAGCAGGGCATGGTTAGGAAATGCGCCTTGCCAACGACTGCCCGCTTAACCGATTTTTGAGGAGCGGCGATATGGACGAACTAACCAAACTGCTCATCAACAATACCTACCTGTGCTTCTTGGATTATGTGGCCATCAAGCTTTACTTTCAAGATAAGCTTGATTGGGATGTTAAAGGCAACCCACCGGTAAATATCCCGATGCAGTCTTTTTACAAGCGTCATGATTGCAAGGCCTTCAAAGGCGTAGTAGAGCGCCATAACGGCGACAGGGAAAGCTGGCGACAGTTTTTCATTTCCCTGTTCATCTACGACGATGCTGCCTATGTCAGGGATGCGCTGGATTATCCTGACGGGTTGCTGAACTTCCACAAAATCAGGATGGCAATGCTTGAGTCGCTTTATCCCGTCTTCAAACTGGATATAGGTCGGATACAGAGCTACCTGTCAATCGAGAAGCAGGATTTTATGGATTTCATCAAGCCACGCACGGCCAGCCCCGATATATTGACCAGCGCAGGGGCGACAGGTATCAGCCTTGAAACCATTTCCTTGCTTGACAGGGTATTTGCCTTTACCGATATTGCTACAGTATCGCCCCGCTGGGATACGCAGCGGCGCAAAATTAAAAAGTACGGCTTGCTACTGCCCTTTGAATGGGGTAGAATTAAGCCCATTTTAGACGAACTCATTTCTCAACCCCTTTAAGGAGGATTTCATAATGTCTTTTGCAGACTTGAAAAATCGCGGCAAAAACTTTGCCGATTTGGTAAACAAAGTGAACAACAATAACAAGAACTTCGACGACCCGCGTGAGTGGGTATTGACCCGCGACAGCAAAACGGGCAACGGCGAAGCGGTTATTCGTTTCCTACCTGAAACCAATGGCAGCGAGAACCCGTTTGTATTGCAGTATAGCCACGGTTTCCAAGGCAAAGGCGGTTGGTATATCGAGAACTGCCCGAGCACTATCGGCGGGGATTGCCCGGTATGCGAAGCCAACAATACCGCTTGGGAAGCGGGCGATAAAGCTACTGCCCGCAATCGCGCCCGCCGTAAAAATTACTATGCCAATATCTACATTGTCAACGACCCTGCGCATCCTGAAAACAACGGCAAGGTTTTCCTGTTCCGCTTCGGCAAATTCATCTTGGAAATGATTGCCAAGAAAATCAAGCCAGAGTTTGAGTCTGACCAGCCTGTAAACGTGTTTGACTTGTGGGAAGGCTGCAATCTGCGCTTGCGTGCCCGCATCAACAAAGAATCAGGCTTCGTAACCTATGACAGCAGCGTATGGGAATTGCCTAGCCAGTTACTGCCGACCGATGCCGAACTTGAAGAAGTATGGAAGCAGCAATACCGTTTGGAAGAGTTCACCGATGCCGACAAGTTCAAAGCCTACGGTGAACTGAAAGCCCGCTTTAACCGCGTGTTGGGTTTGGCTGAAACTGACGGTGAAGATAGCCGTGATGACGAACCGGTAGCCCCGATGCCGAGCAGCAATCCGGCAGCCCGTTTTGGCCAGCAGCCCGCCCAACAAGTTCAACAAGAATCCCCGTTGAGCAGCGAACCGATTGAAGCGCAGCCTGTACAATCTTCAGCGCCACAAGCTGCCCCCGCAGATTCTGAAGAAGACGAGCTGGCCAAATATCGTCAGATGCTGGGCATGTAATACCAAACTATGCTATAATCGCAGCCTGTTAATACAGGTTGCGATTTTTTATTATGGCTACTATTACTTACCTAGGTAAATCCTTTGAAACATCCGTTTACAGCGGAACAGTTTATCCCGATATAGCGGCGCAAATCCGAGCAGAGTTTTATCCCGAATACAGCTTGGCTGATGTGCAGCGCCAGCTTTACGAAATCCTCTACCGTAACGGCAATGATACGTCTATCATCAATGCCTATTACTTTGCCCGCTTGATGGGCGACGTAGGCCTTGACAGGGCGACATATACCATTAACGAAATACTGCAATCCGATGAATGGTGCAGTTGGATGTGGGAATATATTCAGCGCAAACCCAAAGTGTTTCCGCCAAGCGACCCGCTGATTAAGAATGTTCATGCCTTGATGCGCATTGGCATGTCTGCCTATACGGGCAAGATTACCAATTTTCCGTTTGCCGAATGCAAGCGCTTGCTGCTCAAGTATCGCGCCCATAATACCAACCTGTATATCGACACTTCCTGTGGCTGGGGCGTTAGGATGATGGCAGCCGCTGCTGTCGGCCTAGATTATGTTGGTTTCGACGTTAATCCGCCCCTGATTGAAAACCTAAACCGCCTTGGCCTGGAAATCCAAAAGCTGAAGCCTGACTGGCAGTTCGAAGTGATACCCCATGGCAGTGAGTATTTGGAAGAGCGCCTGATTGGCAAAGCCGATGTTATGCTGACCAGCCCGCCTTACTTCATCCTCGAGGATTATCGCAAAGGCGAGCAATCCTGTAGGCCGGATACAGATTACCAAGCATGGGTAGAATCCTTCTTGAAGCCGACATTGGATAACAGCTTTCAATATGCAGCGCCGGAAACCTGTGTATTGTTCAATATCAAAGACTATAAGAAATACCCGATGGAAACCGATAGCGTTAATCACGCTAAAGCGAGGGGCTGGATGGTATCAAAAGATACCTTGAACAATTCTGCCCGAGTAACCAAGCGCCGGGGCGAACATAACATCAACTCGGCAGATGAAAACGTGTTCGTGTTTCACAGGCATGACCTATCCAAACCAGCTTCTTCATTAGGAGACATGTTTTAATGGTTGCAATAGTCCATCAAGGCCGTAGTGTTGAATTTGGGATGTACAGCGGCACAATCTATCCTGATTTCATCCAATATGTTAGGGATAACGTTTATCCCAAGATTGATATTGCCGATGTTAGAAAGCAATTGTATGATGTAGTCGTTAGGGGCAAAACAAACAGCCATAACCTAATCAACGGTTACTGGTTTGCCAAGCTGCAGGGCGATGTACGATTAGACAGGGCATTCTACAGCCCCAATGACTTCTTGTTATCTGATGAATGGGTATCGGCTATGAAGGAATACATTGAAGCCAAGCCCAAGACCTTTACACCGTCGAACCCGCTTATGGTCAATGTCCACAAGTTCCTAAAGATTTCCCTGTTTAGGATTGTCGGCGGGGCAACCAATTTCCCGCTAACAGAATGCGTGAGACTGCTTGCCAAGTATCGCAGGCCATCTACTAACACTTATATCGACACTTCTTGTGGCTGGGGTGTCAGGATGCTTGCCGCTGCAGTATTGGATTTGGATTACATAGGCTTTGAAGTTAATCCGCCATTGATTGCCAACCTGAATGAACTTGGCCAAGAAATACAGCGTTTCAAACCGAATTGGAAGTTTGAAGTCATCCCGCATGGTAGCGAATACTATGAGCCGAGATTGGAATGCAAGGCCGAAATCATGTTGACCAGCCCGCCCTACTTCATCTTGGAAGACTACAAGAACGGCGAACAATCCTGCAGGCCTGACACGGATTTTGACACATGGTGCGAATCTTTCCTGTACCCAACCCTAGATAACAGCTTCAGATATGTAGCGCCTGATACTTGCGTGATAATCAATATTAAAAATTATAAAGAATTTGACATGGAAGACCGCTGTATCCGGTATGCCGAAGCGAAAGGCTATCAAACCACCTTGGATACGCTGGCCATATCGCAGCGTGTGATAGCCGGGGAAATCCGTTCGAGCAATGAACGAGTTTTTGTTTTTCACAAGCATCCCTTGAACCCCAAGACTGCCTTGGATGATTTGTTTTAACATTGAAAGGAAGTAATTATGCACCACTTTATTATTGATATTGAAACGCTTGGCTTGGAAACTGATGCCCCGGTAGCATCCATAGCCTGTACCCCGATTGATTTCGCCCAACACGAAGCCTACAGCACCTATGTCAACACGACCTTCAGCCTGAAGCTGGACTGGCAAAAGCAAATCCGGGATAAAACCCACAAGCCTAATGAATCCACAATGGCTTGGTGGGCGAAGCAATCGGATGAAGCCCGGCGTTATATCCAGCCACTGCCGTCGGATGTTACCCTGAAAGACGGCCTGAAGTTTCTCAATGACTTTATTACCAACCACCACGGCTTTACCAAGGATAGTTGGATTTGCAGCAGGGGCATGGCTTTTGATTTCGCTATCCTTGACAGAAACTACCGCCTATATAACATTAAGCCCGCTATCCCCTATCGTAACCAGCGCGACATTCGAACCATGATTGACTGCCTGCAGGGCAGCAATAATGGCTACTATGAAGCTAAGGCCAAACTCGACGAACCTTGTATCAAGCATGTCGCTTTGTATGACGCTGCTTATGACGCCTTCGCATTATCAGAACTGATTGAGAGTCTGCGATGAATTTTATTGACGATGACGAAATAGACAATCCCGCCCCGATATTTGCCCCGATGGAACTCCGTGCCGAAAGGCGCAGGATTTGCCAAGAGTGTGAACACCGCGCCCCCATGCTGAAGATATGCAGGCAATGCGGCTGCGTGATTAAATCCAAGACGACTTTCAGCGCCAGCAAATGCCCGCTAGGCAAGTGGTAGAGTTTAATAAATATCCTATAGTTAAACATTACTATGGGATATTTTCACATGGCACTGGCATTTGCAGATTTGGCTAAATCTTTAGATTTGTTTGAAGTTACCAGAGACCACTCACGGGCTGGCATCTTAGAAGAAGCGCTTATCCAACTGGCTAATCAGAAAGACAGTCATTTTTGCCAAGTAGTGATACTGGCTGGCGGGGCTGGCAGCGGTAAAGGCACGATTTTGAAGAACCTGCTTGATATTAAAGGTAAGGTATTTGATGTCGACGAACTGAAATCGTGGATGACACGCATCCCAGAATGGCGTAAAGAGCTACAAAAGGCCTTGCCCGGCGTTGATTTGGATAAGCCGGATTGGCTGTCTAACCCCGATAACGTTTCGACTGCTCATGGGGTAGCAAAGAAACTTGGCATTGAAGGCCGACAGAAGAATACTGTATTTGACAGCGTTATGCTGGCCGACCCTAGACGCAAGCCAAACCTGATATTTGACGTTACCTTGAAAGAGTACAGCAAGCTTGAAGATATTATCAAGTATGTTACCGATGCAGGGTATCAGAAACAGAATGTTCACATTGTGTGGGTTTTGTCTGAATTAGAAGCGGCGATTAGAAATAACAGTAATAGAAGCCGGGTTGTTTCTGATGATGTTTTACTTGATACCCATCATGGCGCAGCGGCCACAATGGCTGACATTGTCGGGAAAGGCGCGATGTTACAGAGTAAGATGGATGGGAATATTGTTGTTGCGTTCAATACTTTTATCGAGTTTAATCATCCCGATAACGATGTGAAAATGGCAACGAAAAAAGTTGGAAGCAAAGCTGCGCAATATGTTACAAAGGCGATGTATGTGTTTTTGAAGAAAAGAGGGCAGCGTGTTTTGAAGTTGTCTGAAATCAAGAAAGAAATGCAGCAGAAAATTTTGGATACTGTGCCAAAAGAAGAGCTGAGCAAATGGCAGGCATTATAATTTACATTGTTTAACTGTTCTCACATCTAGCATTTAAATGCAATATTGCCTTATAATGCAGGTGTGAGAAAATGATTGAAGAAAGGACGCCAAGATGGAAATTTCTGAATTGATGCTTTACGACAGTTCGCGCAGTTTGCCTTATCAAGAGCGTTTGAACTATCTTTCCTCGAATTGGGATGCCGAACAAGAAGAAGAACTTTTCGATAAAATCAGGGGAATTGGGAAATGGGTAAACTTCCCAGATAAGAGCCGCTTGTTTATTCCCCGCATCCCTTTTGATTTACTGAAAAAGATTTCGATTGGGAAAGATAAATTCGGGTTCAACAATTACCGCGAGGAAGATTGTCGAGATTTGATTGCTCGTGAAGGATTGTAACAACGATTGGAAGGCCACATGTTGTGGCCTTTGTTTTTTTGTTGAAGGAGTTAGAAAGATGGAAGCATCTGAATTGTATTTGTACAACGGACCGAGAACGTTACCTTTTTATGAACAATTGGAAGTTTTAAGATGAATGGGGAGCGACGCCTGAAGAAGAAATCTTTGATAACATCCGCGGAATTGGGTGTTGGGTTGATTTTCTTGATGATAGTCGGCTGTTCATCCCAAAAATCCCTTGGGAACTTCTTCAAACAATTTCAATTGGGAAAGATAAATTCGGTTTTGACAATTTCCGCGAGGAAGATTGTCGTGTTCTGATTGCCAAACATGGCCTATAAGGCCTTTCTAGTTTTTAACATGAACAAAAATCCCCGCCAGTTTGACGGGGATTTACTGCATCCTAATCATCAATCGATGTAAACATTATCCGTCCAGTTATTCAGCACTGCTTCGGCATCTTTCAAGCTACCACCGTCTTCAATGATTTTCTTGGCTTTCGCACCGGCAGCAGATTTGGCGTAATTGCTGGCAGATTCATAAGAATCCGCTTTATGCCATACGGCAGCGCGGGGATATTTCTTACAAAGTTCGTCAATGATTTTATCCCAATCCTTCGTAGCGCGGAAAACGCTGACCCCTGATTCGATGGCGCGGCGACGGCTGTGATAGGCTTCATTGGATTCGCGGTAAGCGATTTCCAGTTCTTCTAATCCCGGCACTTTGGCTCGTCTGGCTTTTGTTGCTTCCGCAGAGGCTTTCCAACGGGCAAGCTGTTCGTCCTTCTCCATCTTCAACCACTTTTCAGAACTGGCTTTGTCTAAGGCAATGGCTTGATTGTTGCCTACCCCGAAACAAACCAATCCTTTTTGTACCCTAACAATGTCGTAGGTGAACTCTTTACCACCTCCGTAGATTATCTTTTTCTTAGTATCGATTTCAATGTCGTTACCCTTGAAGGTTTTGAATTTCAACATGATTTCTTCTTTCCTGTACTGGTTATTAACGGTTTTGATTATACCCCATATTGCATTTAAATCAATATCCCAATAGTAAAGATTGGTTAAACCTTACAATACTGCCTGCGCTGGTAGTATTATTTAGACTTGTTACCGATACCAAGGATTAACCAATGTCTTATGATTTGAAATGCGATATTGAGTTTTGGGCAAACCAAGAGAATTTCCATTATCCGGTATATACCCGCGAAGAATTGAAGGAGCGTATTGCACACCTTGATAGGCAGATGGAACAGAATGCTTGTGCTTATGCTTACATCAAATTGGCCGGGCGGTTGTTTGCCCGTTTCAATATGTTTTATACTTTGAACGAAGTCAAAGATTTTGCAGGGATATACCAAGCCGTCTATGATGATATGTGGTTGCATCAAAAGTATATTGAAGCATTGGAACGAGCTCTTGAGCTATACGAAGAAGAAATTAAAACATAGGCCACAGTCGCTTCACAATCGCCACAGATTGCGACGACGATATAGGGTAATACCCTAGCCTACCCTCGATGTTTCAACCCCCTTAAAACGCGAAATTTGACCCCTAAACGAAAGGATGTATAAAATGATGGATAAGAACCAATGGGAACAACATGGTGGTGCCGCTTTCCCGAGCGGCGATTTATCCCGCTTCTATCCTGAACTTGGAATGAGCCTGCGAGATTATTTTGCAGCGCAAGTAATGAATTCGCTTCTTGAACATTATTCGTCTCGCCTTGCATGGGTTAGACGCCCTGAAATAGTGGCTATCCGTGCTTACGAGATGGCCGATGCGATGTTGAAAGCCCGCCAAACCAATTATTAACCCACATTGCTACCGATGCCAGCGATTTGTTATAATTGCGGGCGTTGTTTTATCAAGGAAGGAAATAGAAATGCCGAAATTACCCGCCGAACTGTGGTATCTGCAGCAAGCATACGAACGCAATTACCATGAATGGCATAACGCCTTCAAGGCTGCCTATGATGTTGACAGGGAAGCCGCTTTGGCCATCCTGTTATGGAGTAGGGATGTGAAAGGCCTTGGCCGTCGCATCCCATTCCGTTCATCCGTAAGATGGCTAATTAAACACCATCCGGCAGATGCCGAGCTTGTGATTAGGCAAATCCCCCTTATCGGCTGCTATAGCGACTTACTGCATTATGTCAACAGCCCAATGGGCAAATTGGTTACATCCATGATTAAGGCTGAACTGGATGCAGGAAATCCCCTAATGGCAAAATGGCTGCCTAGAAAAGGCTATACCGCCTACAAGATTGCCCGTAAGTTAGGTATGACTCCCAAGCAATACAGGAAGCGCCTAGTATCCCTTAACGACACGCTGGAAGCCAAACTGACCCGCAAGGATTACCGTCAAATCGACCCGTTAAGCGAACCCATGAATGCCATCAAGCATCACAGAAATATCCTATGGCACAAATACTGCAAGCAGATGGGCAAGCGCTTAAGGCATTATCCCGAGATAGATGGCGAGAAGGTATTAACCGAAAGGGATTTGCCGTATAGCTTTCCAAGCCATCTTACGGTAGTGCCTATTATCAATACTAGCGCGGCAATGGGCAGCCTTAACAGACCTAAAAGCCCGATGCTTCACGCCTTATGGATTATGAAAGCCGCATTGCAAACAACAAGCAGCTTTGCCGTATTTGGCGGGCGCAATATCCACGATACAGGCCAAGAAGATTTTGCCCATATCGTTCAGCGCGTGATGCAGCCTAGGATGAATCACAGGGTAGATGTAACCGGATGGGCAGAGCAATTGGCCGAGAAAGGCGTTAAACCTGATTACTTGCTGATTATCGGCGACCGCTATATCGATGATGCCGGGGTTAGTGTGCATTACGGCAGATTAAGCACATTGTTTGACGGCAAGCCACCGCAAATCGTTTACTGGTGTTTAAATGCCAAGCGGGGCTATCCCATCTATACCAAACGCGGCGTCATCTGCGTAGACGGTTATAATCCCATTATTGCGCAGACAGTGTTTGATATGGATTTGACCAATCCCCGCTGCCTACTGAATACGATTATCAAGCGATACATGCCACAGGCGTAATATGTTAATGATTGTTCGAGTAGGTATCGGTTGCACCCTCAACAACCAACCGATGCCCCGTTGAACAGAAATCCTTGCAATTTAACCAGTTGCAAGGATTTCCAAAAATCAAAGAACCCCTGATAGAATGTTAATGATTAAGGTCGAACTATTATGAAACTAAAGATTGTAAGCGATTTGCACATTGAATTTCTTGGCAAGGCCATTCACGAAGCCTTCCATGATGTCTATGGCAAATACCTGACCAACCACGAACAAGCCGATACCCTGATTATCGCGGGCGACCTTGCCCCTGCTTCGATGCTGCCCCATCTGCATGACTATCTAGCCCAATACATCAAGCAGTACAAACACGTCATCTATGTAGCGGGCAATCATGAGTATTACGGAGTTACCCTGCTTCAAGGCAACACGTTTTGCCAATCCTTTGCTGTCCGCTATCCTAATATGCATTATTTGGATTGCACTGCCGTAGAACTTGAAGGCATTAACTTTATCGGTGCTCCCTTATGGTTTCCCAAGCCTTCGCCTGTAGAAGCGCTGCGCCTGCAGGGCATGCTTAACGACCTCCACATGATTCATGCTTTAGAAGGTTTGGTTGGTATTGATATTCAATGGTCATTGTCTGTCGAAGCCATCCAGTATCACGCCAAACCGGATATGAAGAATATCCTGATTACCCATCATGCCCCGACGGAGCGCATATCAAACGAATTGGGCTACAGTAGCAGCGTAGGCTTTGGCGCAGAGCTGCCTTTTGATACATCCAATATCACGGCCATGATTTGCGGGCATATCCATACAAGGGGCGTTTTCCAAACCAGCCAAGGTAATCACGTTTATATCAACGCCTTTGGCTACTTTGGCCATCAAGAACTCAACGACTTGCCGCTCTGCATAGAAGTTTAACGCGGATTTACATATAGGGGATATTGCATTTAAATCAATATCCCCGTATAATATCCGCGTACTGATAAGGAAAGGAACTGATATGAAACTGCGTTATGTACTGCTTGCCCTGATTGCTGCCTTAGCCTGTTTTGCCGTTAGCGGATATGACGACTTCGACGGAGCGATGCAAGAACAAGAGCGCTATTGCGCTGCCGTGAAAAACGGGGAACATGCCGACTACAAAGGTTACTATCAGCAAGTATGTGTTGAACAAAACCAACAGCGCTAAATCAAAAATAAAGAAATCCCTGCCCAAGCGGCGGGGATTTTTTGCTATAATATAATTCTACAAGTAAACCATCCATCATCAACCCCATAAACAAGGAGCAATACATGAATAGAAGAATCATGCGCGGTATGGCCGAGCTTCTATCAAGCCTTCTCGGCGCAAGCGTATTTCGCAAAGAAGAAGAGTGGGATGCATTGGGCAATGCGATGCTGATTGTATCCGGCAGCGGCAATGCCACCCCCGAAACCATGTTTGGCGAGTTCTTGTTCCAGCTCAAGAACAAAGGCATTACCTTTGCCGATAAAGAAGGCGTAAGCTACCTGCAGCAAAATGCCGAGTTCAAACGCCTATGGGAAGCCTGCTATCAGGTAACACGGGTGTTATCATGACCTATATCAAGCGCGATAAATTTATCCTGCGCCATCTGATTATTATCGACGGCAATACCGCCTATGGCCACAGCGCCTACTTCGACCCGATGGTTGACAGTAAGCTGCCCGTATCCGGGGAAGTCAATGTAAAAGAAATGGCAAGCCTGCTACAGCAAGGCTTACCTTTCCAGTTTCCCGAGTTCAACGGAACGACCATCTTGTTCAGCGTGGCAGGCAGCGATAAAGGCGTAGCGGCTGCAATGTATATCACGGCATACGATAAGGATTATCGCGCAGACTGTGCCGACTGTATGGCTGCAATCGATGAAATCAGCAAGCGCCTTGAACAATTGTCTAGAGACCGCTATCCAGCAATAACGCTGTCGGTTATTGAGAACTTCATCTATACCAATACCCCGCTGCTTCAGCAAGCGCATATTGCAAAAGCCAAGATTATGTTGGCAGATGGGCGTGGTCTAACGGTTGCAGTTCCGTATCATCCGGAAACAGCATAGCGATAAGTTCGTTAATCGCATTCTTTGATTTCTGCATGTCAGCCCGGTAACTTTCACGCCGGGCTTGTATTTTGCGCACGATATTTTCCGTTTGACTCAAGGCCAAGGCAATCTCGTCGTCGGTATAGACTTTGTTTTCTTCGATGGGCGCGGCGGTCATAATTGTACTCCTAGTTCAGCCAGTTTTTTAACAAGTTCGTCGTTTTTCTTAATCTGCCTAACCAAATCATTGCGCACAGCCACTAATTGGTTGTGCATGGATTGGATGATATTGTTTAGGATTTTGACCTGTATAAGCAGGGTATCGATGTCTTGCGATAACTGGTTGTTCTTCAGGGTCGCTTCGCTATAGTCGCTCTGTACCGTATTCAGCATTGCCCGTAATTTGATTTCATTATCCAGCGATTGCTGGCGGGAACTCTCTAGCTGCTGAATGAATTTGTATTCAGTATCGTTTTTACTGATTTCCAGTTTGTCATGCGATAATTTGTTGCGCAGCAAAAAATAACCCGCCACGCTAGTACCCAAGGCCGTCATGATGGGCTGTATCAAGTCTTGAACAATTTGTAAACTTATCCCTGATGAAGCCATTTACGCCATCCCTTCGGTTTTGGTATAATCTTCTTCATATCCGTAATTTCCTGTTCAATTGTTGAAATGCGAGCGGCCAGCGAATTTACGGCGCTGATGTTTTGTTCTAGTTGCGCAAGCAGCGTAGCCAAATCCGCGACCTGAACGCTGACGGCAATGCGGTTATCGTCCATGCTTGCGTTTTCCCTTAATGTGCGATTTTGTTCATTAACTTTATTTAGAACCATGATTTATCTTTTAGAGCGAGAATTGCTATGACCTTTGACGAAATTAAAGACGCCCATCCGGCCAAACCCTACCTTGACCACGGCTTTGTGGCATTGACAGGCCTGTTTGGCAATGATGTATCAATCGAAGAATTTGCCCGCATGAGCTACGGCGACGGCACAAGAAGCATTAACGATACCAGAAACCTATTGCGCTATCTGATGCGACACGGTCATACCAGCCCCTTTGAAGCCGTAATCGCCAAGCTCCATGTTAAAATCCCGATTCAGGTTGCCCGGCAATTGATGCGCCACCGCACCTTCAGCTTCAACGAAATGTCAGGACGTTACTCCGTCATGAGCACCGGCAGCTACATCCCGCCGAAGAACCGGATGAACCCGCAATCAACCACCAACAAGCAGGGCAGCGAAGAAGTCGAACTGCCTAACAGTTTAGGCCTGCAAAGCCGCTTTGTTGATGTCGCTGCCTATACCGAATCCAAGTATTACAAGTTGCTCAATGACAATGTATCCCGCGAAGTCGCCCGTGGCATCCTGACACTCAATACCTATACCGAGATTGCCTTCGTGGCCGACATCAAAAACCTGTTCCACTTCTTGCGCCTGCGCTTGGATAGCCATGCCCAACTTGAAATCCGATTGCTGGCCGAGGCCATCTATGCATTGCTAGAAGAATCAGGCAAGCTGCAAATCACGCTGGAAGCTTTTAACGACTACGCCCTGCACGGCCAATCATTATATCGCATTGAAGCCGAAATCCTGAAGGCAGTATTGCATAGCAATCCCGATACCGTTCAGGCCTTATGCGAAGCAGTGGAAGCAAACCAAGGTTTATCCAGCCGTGAAAAGACGGAGTTCTATGCCAAACTGGCCGTGGAAAGCAAATCATGAGCGCTTGGCTATTGCACGTTTTCGCCGGGCTGCTTATCAGCCTGTCGATTATTGGCGTGATTCTATACATTGCAGCAAATCTGAAGGATATGGAAGACTGATATGCTAGTACCAACCACGACAGCGCTGTACTTCAAAGACCCCGACAAATATCCGCCACCAAGGCATAACAAGCTATTACTGCTATCCCGCTATGGCGTGGCCAGTATCGGCACATTTGCCAAAGGCTTTCATGTTGGTTGGGTAGAGTTACCGAAAATCCCTGAATCTATCGAGGAAAAGATGTACACTAGTCAAAGATAAATCGTAAAGTTATGTAATCCCTAGCCTACCCGCTAGGGATTTTTGCTATGATTGGATTTGTATTAAAAAGCGAAGGAAACCCAAAATGATTATCGAAGAAAAGAACCCGCTATTAGGAAGCACCCTGCAGGGCGAAACCAAGAATTTCAGCATTGCAGCCAATCCCAAGGCTTATCAGGTATTGACGAGCAACCTGTACAGCGACAAGATTGGTTCGATTGTTAGGGAACTGACTTGCAATGCCGTAGACAGCCACGTCGCTGCAGGGCACAGACAACCAGTGAAAATCACGCTGCCTGCATTGGATAACTTTGAATTTACCGTCGAAGACTTCGGCACAGGTTTATCCAAGGATGAACTGCTGCATGTTTATACCACCTTCTTCAAATCCTCAAAAACCAATACCAATGAACAGATGGGCGGTTTCGGCCTAGGCAGCAAAACCCCGCTATCCTATACCAACGCCTTTACCGTTAGAGCTCGCAAAGACGGGCAAGAAGTAAATGCCATGTGCTTCAAAGGACCTGATGGATTGCCGCAAATCACCATCATGGGCGAGAAGGCTACCAGCGAACCCAACGGTCTCAAAGTATCCGTGCCTGTAGAAGGCCAAGACGCCCGCCGTTTTGTCCATTCTGTGGCCAACCAACTGTACTGGCTGGATATGCCGTTAGAAATCATCAACGGCGATTTTCGCGACAGTTTCAAATCCCGCGAACAAGATGTGGCCAAGCTGAAGAAAGACGGTATTGCTTTTGACGTACCCAACGCCCCTGCAAACCGTTCTGTAAACGTAGTAATCGGCGGGGTGGCTTACGGTATATCCAACATGCATATCAAGAATTGCCCGTGGATACACGCCCTGCGAACCGAGCTGTTTATCGAATGCCCAATCGGTTATTTGGATTTGACTGCGGGGCGTGAAGAGATTTCATACGACGACATCACGATTGCCCGCTTAGACGAACTCTTGGCCAAGACAAATGAACAACTGAAAAACCTGTACAAGCGCGAAGACTACGCCACGCCCGTTGATTACTTGGCCGATATTGATGATACCTTCCGCAATGTATCTTCTACCAAAGCATTTGAAACCGAATGCACTTGGCTGGATACGCATGTGATGTGCATCCGCGAAGAAAATGGCAACTTCCAAAGAACCGCTGGCAAGAAGATTGCCTTTACTTCGCCGTTTAACCTGCTGCTTAGTATTGCCCGTTCCATGAAGGCAATCGATAAACGCGGCAAGCGCCAAATCGAATATATCGTGATGCCGAACCCATTTAAGATGACGCCAAATCGAGTTCGCGGATTTCGTCGGGCAGGCACAAACTTCACTGTCGTGGTTTGCCGCGATGACTTGGCAATGGCGAAATCAATCATTGGCGATGGCATTGAAACACAGTATGCAGATGTATTGCGCCTGACCAAGCCAACGCCTGCTCCATTGCCGAAAGATGAAGAACGCTTTTGGATTCCTGAAGTGCATCCGATTAAAAAAACCTATTACCACTTCAGGGATGATAACTTTTCACAATTATTGCCGACGCAGTTTGACCGCCAAGAGCTGTTGCTATTGGGCTTCAGTTTCCGCCAAATCCCCCGCAAACTGGAAAAGCGCATTAGACGCCTTGGTTACAAGCATATCGCCGAGTTCAATCCCAAGCTGATTAGTAAGGGGTGTATTGCCAAGTATGCCAATAAAAACGGGATTTGTTTTGCCGATGGCTACCCGGTAAACCTGCTGATGCCCAAAATCTATGCAGCGGTAAATCTCGTTTATCCCACAGAAGACAAACGGGATTTTGATTTTGAACATTTGCACAAATTGCTGAACTTCCCGACAAACACGGTTTACAAGGAATTGTTCAAGAATGCCAACCTGAACATGTATCTAAGAAGGGGCTACGGCGGGAGGTATGATAGCTATCAGGTATTGCTCAAAGCTGCCGACCTTGGCCTTGTAGAAACCCCTGAAGCTGTAGTACAATATCTTGAGTACGTTAAGAATGTAATTCAAAATCACGAATTTACCGCCTTGCTGCTATTATCGGATTTGATTAAATGGCGTAAGGAATTGGAAATACCCGCTGCCTACCTGATTAAAGGCTGGTGCGAACGGAATTTTGAATTATTGCAAAACCTAGCCTGTTAAGGATTGAACCATGTCAGAAAAATTTACTTACGAACAAAAGCTGGAAATCGGCAAGGCGTATGCAGAGCGCACCGAAGATACCCCGGCACAGGAAATCGCCGATGTTTACGGCATCACCACCCGCTCTTGCCAGCGCTATGCCGTGCTGTACAAAAAGCATTTGGCCGAGCAGCCCAAAACCAAACCTGCTAAGAAAGCCGCTAAACCTGCCAAAAAGGTTGAACCTGCTAAACCCGTAAAGAAGGCTGAACCAGTAAAGGCGAAAGCGCCCGCCAAAGCCAATGCCGAACCTGCCAAACCCAAAGCCAAGAAGGCAGCCCCGCAAAAACCCGCTGCCCCGAAACGCCAGTATCGCTACAGTTACATGGATTTCGGCCATCAAATCTATGTCGCCCGTCAGGAAATGGATAACGAGCCGACTGTACGCATTATCCAGAAATCAGATGCAGCGGCTTTCGCAGCGGCAACAGCCTTAATCCGCGAAGGCGTGCCCGCCAATAGTAACAAATGGGCAATGTTGTTCGAGGATGCCCTGACCAATGAAGTTAAGGCCAAAACCAGCGACCGAGTAACTGTGAAAGGTAATGAAGTATTTGTCGACGGCATTGCAGTCAAAGACGATATTGCCATTGCCCTGCTTGCCCGTTTCAGAGAAGGTATGAAAGACGAACTGGCTTCACTCTTGGCCTTCATGGATAAACTGAAAGAAAACCCGTCCAAGCTTGCCCGCGAACATCTTTGGGCGTTTATGGCACATAATGACATTAAAGTATTGCCAGACGGCGATGTTCGGGCTTGGAAGGTAGTCAAACACAATTACTTGGATTGCCATAGCGGCACGATGGATAACAGCGTCGGCACGACCGTATCCATGTCCCGTGAAGATGTAGTGGAAGACCCGCACCAAACCTGCAGCGCCGGATTGCATGTCTGTGCAAAATCCTATATCCCGCATTTTGCCCGTAGCACGAACCGCGTGGTAGCCGTTAAGGTCAACCCGAAAAACTTTGTGTCTATCCCTGTTGATTATGACGGCGCTAAAGCCCGCGTTTGCCGTTATGTGGTAACAGAGGATGTTACAATAGATTTCCGCCCGTAACCAGCCTGCGCCTAAATAGTAATAATCCCAATACGGAGACAACCCCATGTTTACAACTATCTTAGGCGCGGTTAAACTTTGGCGCAAAGAGATTGCCATTTTCCTAGTCGTCATGTCGATGTACACGGTATGGTATCTTGACCGCCAAGCCCAGTTCCGCGAAGGCAAGCAGGTGGCCACCCAAGAATTAACGGCCAAGCTGCAAACCGAGCGGGAAATCCATGAACGCCACATCCAGCAAATCAACGCCAACGCAAATGCCCGCATCCGCAATATGCAGGCACAAGTAGAAAGGGAACGCCATGAAACTCAACGCAGTATTGGCCGTATGCGCTCTGAGCTTGACAGCTTGCGCGGCTACACCCAGCGTCAAATTTACACCCTCGAAAATCCCGACGGCACCTCAACCACCGTCCGCCTTGATGGCAAAACCGCTGCCCGAGGCTGGCAGCTTTTCCAACAGTGCGCGACAAGATATGCTAGAGTGGCAGAAATAGCCGACCGCCAGCGCGACGACCTTGCCGAATGGAAAGGCTACGGAGCGGCAATCCAGCAATACAATGCCGAAATTTCCAAACTTAACCGCGAGAATGAATCAAAATGAACTTAACTGAAACCATCCGCCAAGCAGCCCGAGCTTGGTTCGAAGCCAACAACGCCAACGAGCAGGTTGCATACCATCAAGCCCGCACTGCGCAATTCCATGTGGTTCGCAAGTACGCGCCGGATTTCGTAGAACTGCTCGGCTTGGATATGACTAAGGAATCCGATATGCACCTCTATCAGGCCTGTGTCGATTCCTTCTTGGAAGAATGCTTCCACTTGGTAGAAGATTAAACGCCCCAGGGATGGGTAAGGCGAACCCCCTAATCTTGAGCAATCAGGATTAGGGGGTTTCTTTATGTGTTACAATCATTCCTGTTCTGCAATGTACTGGCGCAAGGCTATTTCAAATACGGCGGAAGCGAAATCAACCAGCGCATTATCTTTGCTATCGGCTTCGGCAACCATTGCGGGATTATCCAAACCACCGTTGAACACTAATTGACCGAAATGGCAAGTGAAATGCGAGCGGGCAAAGGCAGCGGCACGCATCTTATCTTCAACGCTTTCGGGCAAATCGGTAATGCTGGCGCAGTAAAACGGGCAGTCTTCCCACATTTCGTATTCGGGCGTAAGGGATTTGGCAATATCGCAGACCATTTCATAACGGGTATTGAAATCGGCGATGTGTTGGATTAGCGACATGATGTTTCCTTTCTGTTTCCATGCTTCGCATTATAGGCCAATATTGATTTAAATGCAATATGCGACAACGTAAAGATTGCTTCGAGTCGCTTTCGCATCACAAACGCGAAATTCAGGCCTTTCGCCCCTAGAGGTAGGCTAGGGTATTACCAATCCTTCTAATCGCAATCTGTGGCCATCTGTGACCCGAGAAATTGCATTGACAGAAAACTATGATATACTATGTGAAACACACGAGAAAGGGATGCCTATATGGCGCATTATGTTGATAAGCAGAAATTGCATGAAGAAATCCTGAAGTATCAGGCCGAGCTCAAAGAAGCCGAAGAGAAAGGCCTGCCCGAACCGAAAGCCAACCGTTATATTGCCCAAGCCATCCTTGATATGGTCAAGGGTATGGGACAGAAATTCAATTACCGTGATTACACTTGGCTCGATGAAATGCAGGGAGCGGCCATCATATCTTGCGTAAAGGCCATCAAGAAGTATGACCCTGCGAGAAGCAATAATCCGTTTGGCTTTCTCGACCAATGTATCGCATGGGCATTCCATGCAGTAATCAAAGAAGAAAATACAAGGGCTGCCCGCAAGGTAGAAATGATGCGGGATATGACTACCGATTACTTCAGCCGTGCCCCGGATGGCACGGAGTTTATGATACCCCGCGAAGAATTACTGAAGATGCTGGACGAGTAAAAATGTTAATGATTACTCAATGGCAATGGCGTTGACCCTCAACAACCAACCCCATATCAAAGCAAACAAAAGTATTGATTTTTAAAGCAATCGTGAATTATCTTGAATTTGTAGATAGATGTTAATGATTGGCCTAAATCCCGTATGGTTTCCCTTCCTGTGCCCAAAATTTAGGCAAAATCTAGCAGAAATGCCATGTAATATCTTAATGATTGCCGAGAAAAGATGGCGTTGACCCTCAACAACCAACCCCATGCTGATAGAAACAAAGTTGCTGATTTTTAAACAGTTTTCTAAAATGCTTATTTTTCAGTATATTTGTTAATGATTGCCTAGAACCCATCCAATATCCCTTTCACGGCTAGGCAATCCCCGCAAATCCTGCTACAATTCAAAACATCTTTGCATCTCCACAAGGAGCTTTTTCATTATGGCTAAAGTCGCCATTATTACCGACACCCATTTTGGGGCATCCAAATCCGACGAATGGCTTTTGCAAAAGCAGATGGATTTCATCCAAGGCACATTCTTCCCTTCCCTAGTAGAACATCATATCTTCGACGTTATCCATATGGGCGACGTCTTCGATAACCGCCAAAACCTGAACACAAAGATGCTGGATACCGTTTACGGCGGTTTCTTTGCGCCCCTGCGTGATAGCGGGGTCAATCTTCGCATCCTGCTTGGCAATCATGACATCTACTACAAAAACACCAACCGCTATCATAGCTTGTTTCCGCTGCCGGATATTTTCGACAACGTGACCCTGCTTGACTGCTTTGATGATTACATGATTGCAGGCGAGCCGTTTGCAGCTTTTCCGTGGATTAACAATGATAATCTTGAGCAGGCCTTGCATCATGCTAAGACATCCCATGCCCGCTTTGCTGTAGGGCATACAAATATTATCGGCTTTGAGATGCAGCGAGGGCGCTTGGCCGATTACGGCCTAACAGCCGAGACCTTCCAGCGCTTCAACTTGTTCTTGACAGGCCACTTCCACCTACGAAGCCGCAAAGGCAATATTGTTTATACAGGTAATCCCTATTACCTGACATGGGCTGACTATAATACCGAGAAAGGCTTTGCCATCTTGGATACCGAGACGGGCGAGCTATCCTATATCGCCAATCCTGACGACCCTTATGCCCGCCTGCAGTATGAAGCTATCGACCACTCAACCTTCGACCCCGCTGCTTACCAAGGCAAGATATTAGAGCTGCAGGTAAAAGATTTTGCCGTATCTGACCATGCCGAGTTCCGTGTATTGGTAGATGAACTGCAAAAAGCCTGCTACAAGTTCAACGTAACAGTTCAATCCAATATTGAAACGGTATCTGATTTATCCGAAGCCGTTAAGCTTGACAGTAATGGCGGGATTAGCGCTAAAGACACTATCTTGGCCTGTATTGACGGTATCGAAGTTCAGGGTATGGATAAATCCCGTATCAAGGCTATCTTAGGCAATCTGTACGAAGGGGCACAGGCATGAGTAACCACATTACATTCAAAAAACTGACTTATCGCAATATCCTGTCAGTAGGCGCAATGCCGATTTCCCTAGATTTAACCAAAAGCCCGACAACTGCCATTCTTGGGGCAAACGGCCAAGGCAAATCCGTATTCTTGGAAGCACTGGCCTTTGTACTGTATGGCAAGCCCTATAGGGATGTGACCAAAGGTAAACTGGTCAATAACAAAAACAACAAAGACCTTCACGTTGAGGTTGAGTTTGAAATCGGACAATCAACCATCATTGTTCAGCGCGGCATTAAGCCTGATGTGTTTAATATCCTGATTGACGGCAAACTGGTTGACCAAAATGCCAGCGCCAAGGATTATCAGGCCTATCTTGAGTCAAACTTACTGCGCATGGACTTTGATACCTTTAAGCAGCTCGTGCTTATCGGCAAAACATCCTATGTTCCCTTCATGCGATTGAATGCGCCCAAGCGCCGGGCATTTGTAGAATCCGTGTTATCGCTGGATGTGTTTGCCAAGATGACGGCACTACACAAAATACAGAGTGCCGAAACCCTGAAGCTGGCCAATGACGCCAATGCCGATTTGCAATACTTGCAAGGCCAAGTATCGGCCACAAAAACCATGATTGCGCGTATCATTGAAGAAGCAGCCAAGGCTGCCCAAGACCGCAGCGCAGAGTATAAGGCCGATATGCAGCTCCTAATTGAACGGGTTGAAGAACAGAAAGCGGCCATCCAAGATTTAACTGCCAAGCGGGCAGCGATTAACTTAGAATCAGTTAAGGCCATGCGTGATTCTGCCGAGAAGGAAAAAACTGCCAGCAGCCACGAAATCGGCAAGCTGCAAATCCGCAAGGCCGACGTCGATACCCGCCGGGCATTTATCCGCGATAATAACACCTGCCCAACCTGCAGCCAGCAAATCGATAGGGGCTTCAAAGAAAACTACCTGATGGAACTGGATACCCAAGCGGAAAACTACGAAGACACCCTGCAGCGGCGATACAAAGAATATGACCGTCTGCAGGCCGAGCTCAAAGAGAAAGACGAGCTTATCCGGCAGGCTGCTAGGATGGATGACCTATTGCGCAGCCTGAAGCAATCCAATCAATCCCTATTACAAAATATGGCTGATATTGCTGCCAAGCTTAATGCCCCGGCAACCGCCACGGCAGATACCACCAAAGATGAAGCCAAACTGAAAGAGCTTGAACAGGCAGTGGCTGCCAAGCGCGAAGAACTGAATGCCCTGCAGGCAGAGGTTGAATATAACAACATGGTTGCCAAGCTGCTCAAGGATAGCGGTATCAAGGCCGTGATTATTGAACAGTTTATTCCCACCATCAATAATACGATTAACCTTTATCTGCAAAAACTGGGCTTGTTTGCCACGTTTAGCATCAACAACCAGTTTGAAGAAGAAATTAAGATGCGCGGCTTTGAGCCGATGCAGTATAATCAACTATCTGAAGGCGAAAAACTGCGCTTCGATATGGCCGTTATGCTGGCTTGGCGCGATATGGCAAGGCTGAAATCCAATATGTCTTGCAACCTGCTTATCATGGACGAGGTATTTGACAGCAGTCTCGACCAAGAAGGCGTCACCGCTTTTGCCGACCTGTTAAAATTACTTGGAGGGCTGAATGTGTTTGTGATTACGCACACCCCCGAAAAACTGGCCGATAGTTTCCGTTCCTTTATCCGTTTCCAGCGGGTAGAGGGCTTTACCACCCTAGCCCCTGTTAGCGGCTTTTAATCTTGTACTTGGAGTTTATCCTTATGAAAATCTCACAGAAAACCCTCGAAATCTTGAAGAACTTTTCCGGCATCAATAACAGCATCTTCATCAAGAAGGGCAGCCGCTTGGCGGTTAAATCATTTGGCAATACCATCGTCGGCCTGACCCCGATTGAAGATGAGTTTCCGACAGATTTTGCCGTGATTGATATGTCGGAGTTCCTGAACGTAGTATCTTCATTCGACGACCCCGAGTTCGAGTTTGAAGAGCGCTGCGTGAAAATCAGCGGGGATAATCGAACCGTTACCTATTACTACGGCAGCCAAGCCTACCTCGAGAGCGCCAATGTTATCCCGAAACGCGATACCCTGCCCGATTTGAACAATATCGTGGCAGCCTTTACGCTGTCTGAACACGATTTGAACAATATCCGCAAAACTGCCGCTATCCTGCGCTTGGAGCGTATCGGTATCAGCAAAACAGGGGTTCGCCTGTTTACGCCCAACAAGCCGACCAGCAATGAAGTAAAATTCGACATCCCGGTAGAGTGCCAAACCGAGGACGAATATCAATGCAATATCGATTTGCTGAAGATGATTCCCGACACCTATACGGTACGCATTCAAAACGGCGACTTGGTAGTCTTTGAGCGCACCGATGGCTTGGCCTATGTAGTCGGCTTGGAGCGCAAATAATCATGACTACCGTTCTTCATAATCCACGCGAATTCCTGTTCGTGGAAAAATACCGCCCGCAAACCTTGGATGATTGTATTTTGCCAGAAAGAATCCTGAAGCCGTTTCGGGAGATGGTTGCAAAAGGGGAAATCATCAATACTTTGCTAGTGGGTTCAGGTGGAGTTGGTAAAACCACCGTCGCCAAAGCCTTATGCAAAGAATTGGGATGTGACTATATCGTCATCAACTGTTCTGAAAACGGCAATATTGACACCCTGCGCACTACCATTAGGGAGTTTGCTTCTACCGTATCACTGGATGGCGGGATAAAAGTCGTTATCATGGACGAATCCGACGGTTTAACGTCAACTACCCAACAAGCCCTGCGTAACTTCATTGAAGAGTTCTCGGTAAACTGCCGTTTCATCTTTACCGCAAACTTCAAGAACAAAATCATTGAGCCGCTGCATAGCCGCTTACTCGAATTTGATTTCACATTAACCAAAGAAGAAAAGCCCGCTATCCTGATGGCATGGGTTAAACGCCTAACCCAAATCATGCAGCAGGAAGGTATCCAGTATGACCCCGAATTGCTGACCAAGGTGGCCGTGCATTTCTTTCCCGATTTCCGCAAAACCCTGAACAACATTCAGCGGTATAGCCAAAGCGGCACATTGGAAATCGGCGCATTGGGTATGGCCAGTTCGGAAATGGTCGACGTTATCTACGAGATGCTCAAAGGCAAGAAGTTTTCCGATATGCGCAAGTGGGTAGCAGAGAACCCCGACACCGACATCAACGTGTTAGGCCGCTCCCTGTATAACCATATCGACCAGTATGTTCAGCCTGCCAGCATCCCACAGTTCATCTTGCATTTCAACGACTACCAGCACAAGAATGCGATGGTAGTCAACAAAGAAATCAACCTGATGGCTTTCCTGACAGAGTTAATGGCAGATTTGCAATACATCTAGGGGGGGATGGATTATGTCACTATCGCCTTTTGATATTGCCAAGAACATCAACGCACAGGCAGGCATCCTACCGCTTGAAGAAGTAGCGGGCAGTGATTACATGCTGAATGCCATTTACTCGAATACCAAAGACACGGTATTTGCAGCCAACGAGGCCAACAAGTTCGGCTATCACTTGCCCAAGGATGCGACGTATCGCTTCTACTACCACTTGTTGCCAAAGAATCCACGCCGTTACGGCAAATGGCACAAGCGCCCTGTGGTAGATGACGATATTAAGCTGATTAAGCAGGTTTACGGCTACAATACCGAGCGGGCTTTGGAAGTATTGCCCATGCTGCAATCTAATCTACCCGCCTTGCGCGATTATGCCTTTCAAGGGGGATTTGGACGATGACAGATGTTGTACTATGGGAAATCGAACCCCTTGGCAAGCGCGAGCTGATTACGCTTAGGGAAACCCTGCGCCGTGTCGGCCTAATGAAGTTTGTTAAGGGGGAAGGTTATACCCTGCACAGAATGTGTTACTGCTACATAGTCGGCAAGCGGCAATACCTATGCCATGCCAAGCAGTTCAGAGCTTTGAAGCGTGGCAAGCAGCCTATCCCCGAACTTGATGAAGATGAAAAGCAGTATTTGGAAAATATTGTGTATCTGCTTCACAAATGGGGCTTGGCTGAAGTATGCGGCACACCGCAATTCCGCGACAGCCATAAAGTAAACGTGGTAAAGTACCACGAGTTTCACAAATTTAATTATGACGGAGGATTATCATGAATCATCTTTGGACTATCACCAAATGCAAACCCAATGCGATTTCGCCCAAGAAGGCTACCCAAGACAGCTTCGCTTTTGACCTGTCGGCCTGTATCAATAGCGGGGATTATGTGCCCGTATGGTTTGACGATAACCATAAGACTATCGTGGAGACCAAGGTATTGCCTGAAACGGGCGAACTGGGCTTCTGGTTAGAACCCAACGGACGTGCCTGCATCCCCACAGGCCTGAAGTTCAATATTGCCACAGGTTACGGCGTATTGATTGTGCCACGCAGCGGCTTGGCCTTGAAGCACGGCTTATCCCTGATTAACTGCGTGGGCGTGATTGATGCCGATTATCACGAAGAAGTCGGTATTACCCTGTTCAATACCACCCGCCAGCGCCAGTTCATCCCCCACGGCACACGCTTGTGCCAAGCCTACTTGGCCAAGATGGAAAACGATGCCTTGGAAATTCCCGAGGGCGAAGAAGCCAAGCCCGTTAAAGGCGGGCGCAAAGGCGGATTCGGCAGCACCGGCACTAAGGCCTTGGAAACTGAAGCAATGGAAAGCGTTGAAGAAGACAAGCCTAAAGGCAGACGTAGTGCCGGGACTACCACGCCTTATGAAACCCGATTGGACCCCGCTGAAGAGGCTGCCAAAGATGAATGATGTAATCCTATTACTGACACAGCAAGGCGCAATCATTGGCCAAGTCATCAACCGCAATCTTGACAATGAAGTCGAACTGGCCAACCCCGTATTGGTCAATCGCAGCATGAACCAAGTGATGTTTGTGCCTTTGCTGGATATGACCGAAGAAACCAGTATCACCGTATCAGCCAAAGACTGTCTGTTTGGTTTCAAGGAGTACACGCCTATCCCGCAAGTGGCCGAGCAATATCGGCAGATGTTCAGCAAGATTGTCGCCCCACAGCAATCCATTATCGCCCCGCGATAAACGCCGATAAAGAAACATCCCTATCCAAGCGGTAGGGATGTTTTTACAGGATGTGCCCCCGGTCGCTTCACAATCGCCACAGATTGCGATTAAGGGGTTAGGTAATACCCTAGCCTACCTCTGGCGCTTAACGCGCTGACTTCGCGTTTGTGAAGCAGTATCGGCCAATTGCTGAACTTCAACGGCTTCCGCTTCTTCAGCGGGGATTTCTTCAGGTTCTTCTTCAACCGCTTCTTCATCTTCAGGCAAGGAAGGCTGTTTATTGCCTAACCGGGTAGAAATCCACTTGGCAGCCGTAGCATGCCCTGCCACTGTGCCCAAGTAAATCAGCCAAAGCTCCGGCAGCACATGCGTGCGCTCCGGGTCAAAGTTAATTTTAAGCAGGGATATGGTCGTTACCGTATAGGCCACGTTAGACCAAAATTTGGTGTGGGAAATCTTATTGCCCGCTGCATCCGATGTAATCAAATCCGACATATCCTTGCCAGCAGCGGCGCGGTAAAATACAATAAGCAGATACACGGTAGTGGCCACGGCAAAGCCGACGCCAAAGCCCTGTATCAAATCCGACATTTGCGAAAGGTATTTATCCATGAGCAGTCCATTCTACACGAATGTGATTATCCAAAAAAACAAGGTAGTGCACCGATTTGTCGACAAGCATGGAAACAGGCAAATCGAAGTCGTGCCCCATCAATTCAATTTATTTATCAAAGCTAAGGAGACTGACGAACCCGATAGTTTTTCTTTATATGGCGACCCGTTAAAGCGTAAGGTATTTGACAGCAATCGCGAGATGCGCGAATACGTCAAAGAGTATAACGACCTCTTCGACATCTACGGCATGCAGGATGCCTATATCCAGTTCATTGCCGATACCTACCCTGAAGAAGAGATTGCATTTGATATGCAATATATCAGGATTGCCAATATCGATATTGAAACCGAAATCGGCAAAGGCTTTCCCAAGCCACAAGAAGCGGCGCAGCAGGTAAACTCCATCACAGTTCGCATGATAGGCAGCCCAAACAGCATTACGTTTACCACGTTAGACTACCGCCCCGAACTGGATACCATGAAAGATGATTACAGCGAAGTAATCGTTTGCCAAGATGAAGTTGAGTTGTTTAAGAAATTCTTAAACTTATGGCAATATCTAAGCCCGGATGCAGCTACCGGATGGAACAGTTCTCGCTTTGACTTCCCATTCTTAATCAACCGTGGCCTGAAGATAGTACCAGATGACATCTATAAGCTATCGCCCATCTACAAGCATGTTTACGGCAGCCCCTTCAGGGATGTATCACGATTTGAAGGCAAGCCCGAAGGCAGCATTTATGAAATTGCAGGGTTAGACCTACTCGACTATCACGACCTGTACAAGAAGTTCAATTATGACACCCTGCCGGATTACAAACTTAAAACCGTGGCGCAGCACGAGCTTGGCAAAGGTAAACTGGATTATTGCGGGTTTGACAGCCTGAAAGAGTTTTACATTGGCAATCCCACTATGTTTGTTCGGTATAACATCCGCGACGTGGCCTTGATTAACGAGCTTGACGAAAAACTGAAATACCTGTATTTGGTCTATACCGTGGCCTATCAGGGGCATGTTAATCCCACGCACATCTTTGGCGAGGTCAAATACTGGGATTGCGTGGTTTATAACGAGCTGAAACGGGCGGGGATACAGATACCGCCCAATAGGCCAAAGCAAAAGCAGCCGTTTGTCGGCGCATTTGTAAATGATGTGATAGTGGGCAAATCCCGCTGGGTGGTGGCCTTTGACCTTACTTCCCTAAACTGATATGGGGCTTCTAGTGGTAACACTAGTTGAAAAACCTGCTTAATTGCTGGGAACTCTTGTATAACAAGACAATCAGCAGCAATCCCTGATAGGGGTTGTTCAACGACTATCGAAAGACGGTTTATACCGAATCGAGTAGAGTACCTGCCAAGCGGCGGGGAAACAACAGGATGCCGTGAAAGCGGTATATGATATAGTCTGAACTCATGGGCGACTATGAGCAGCGCGTAATGGCGCGGATTAGGATTAGCGACCCTGATTGAACATATTTGGTATCCAATGGTCATCAAGCAATACAATATCAGCCCCGAAACATTGCGCCATCCTAGCCAAATGCGGGAAGGCTTGATTGACGAGCTTGTGGCATGCAAGCCCGATATACCCGAATTGCTCGAAGCCAAGCGCCTAGGCTATGCCATGACGGCCAATGGCGCGATGTTTGATAAATCCCGTTTGGGCTGGTTTCCCAAGATTATTCAGAAATTCTTTGATAAGCGCGTGGCTTACAAGAAGGAAATGAAGAAGTGGCAGAAAGAGCTTGAGCGCCTTCTTCAGCAGCCCATAAAAGATAATGCGGCGATTAACCACGCAATAAGCCAAATCGCTGTCTATGATGCCCGCCAAATGGCCGTTAAAATTGCCATTAACTCACTTTACGGCGCACTTGGCAACGAAGGATTCCGCTATTACAATCACAGTATGGCCGAAGGTATTACGACTTCAGGCCAGCTTGCCAGCCGCTATATTGAACGCAAGGTGGTTGAATTGCTGAACAAGATGTTGGGAAAAGACAAACCTGCAGAAGAGTGGGTGGTCGCCGGGGATACGGATAGTGTTGACGGGGATTCTGTTATTGTAGTTAATGGCAAACCTATCACAATTGCCGAATTTTTCCAACAATATCAAGACAGCCTTATTGACGGCGATGGGAAAACTGAGTTTGTTTGTCAAGTCAACGATGGCAGCCGCGCCTTGGCTTTTGATACCAGCGCCAACCGCCCTACATCTGCGCCTATATCGTATGTTATGCGCCATAGGGTTAAAAAGCGGATGTACCGTATAACATCTAATGGGCAATCAGTTACTGTTACCGCCGACCATAGTTTGATAGTGTTACGGGACGGGCAATATGTTGATTGCGCTCCAATACAACTTCAAGCTGGCGATAAGATTGTTAAAATCAGGGGGTGATATGGATTCTTTGTTAAAAAATTATTTGCGCCATTGGTGCGAGACAAATAACCATGATGTCCACAAAACTTTTAAAAAAGTTCAATTTTGGTTGGATAATGGGATTGTTCAGCTAGATATACCAGCAATTATTGCTCGGTTAGAAAAGTCTTTATCCCTACCAGTAGGTGCAACACTTGAAAAGATGATTGTTGACTATGGGGATGTATTGGGTAGAAAGAAATGGGATGAATATTGTGAACAACAGCGTGTAACCAATACCAAAGAATACAAGATGCGCGTTCATGGTATGACGAGCGAGGAAGTGGATGCTTATAACTTATCCCGCGCCTGTACAGAAAAATTGTTTATCGAACGCCACGGTCTTGAAGAAGGGAAGCGTCGATGGCAAGAATATTGCGATAGGCAGCGATACGCTGGTAATCAGTTGGATTATTTTATTGAGAAATATGGGGCAATTGAAGGCCAGCGACGGTATGAACATGTCAATCTGATGAAATCACATACTATTGAAGCATATCGCATCCGGTATGGAGAAGAAGCTGAAGCAAAACTAGAAGAGTATTATCGCAACAAGCCATTTTCAAGCCAGTATATTAGCGCTGCAAGTTCGGCCTTTTTAGATAGGCTTGAATCATTGCTAACCGATAAAGAACGTCAACACGGTTATCGCGAATATGTTATCTATGACGATTCTGTTGGTGGGATACTGATTTATGATTACGTTAATACCACGCTTCAATTATGTATTGAGTATAACGGGGTATATTGGCACGGCGACCCTTATGTTTATGGTATAGATTCTGTGTTACGGGATACCCATGTTCAAGACCTTTGGCAAAAAGATGTGGCCAAAATGCGGGTGCTGTTTGATAATCGTGATATTAAACAATATTATATTGTTTGGGAATATCGTGAACCAACCGATGAAGCTTTACAGGAGTTATTAGATGGATTACGCAATAACAGATGATTTTGTCGTAGAAGATTTGGGCATTCAAGAATTGGATGTCTACGACATTGAAGTGGAAGGCCATCATAACTTTTTTGCCAATGGGATATTGGTGCACAATTCGCGCTATTTCACGCTTGAACATGTTGTAGACAAACTCACTGCAGGCCAAGACTACCCATTATCTAAACTGGTTGACCTTGTTGATGCCATAGCGGCGCAATCGATTGAACCCCATATCGAGAAATCCTATGAAGAACTGGCCAACTATCTAGGCGCTTATACCAATGCAATGTCGATGAAGCGCGAAGTTATCGCCGACGTCGGGATATGGCGTGCCAAGAAAAACTATATCCTGCGAGTACACGACAATGAAGGCGTAAGGTATGCCGAACCCCACATTAAGATGATGGGTATTGAAACGGCTCGGTCAGAACTTCCTGACTTCGCAAGGGCTGAAATGGTTGAATGCCTGAAGCTGATACTGGACGATGATAAGGAAGCTGAATTGCAACAGCGCCTTGAAACCTTCCACGAGTATTTCATCAAGCGCCCGCCAAATGATATTGCCCGCAATAAGGGCGTCAACGGGATTGAAGAATGGAGCAACGGCTTGGTGGCCAAGCCACGCGCCCCCTTCAATGTCAGGGCAAGCGTATCATTTAACAGGCTGCGCCAAGAGAAGAAGCTGTTTGATATTGCCCCGATTGAATCCGGCGACAAGGTAAAGATTATCCGGCTGACCGAACCCAATCCCACAGGCTATTACTATTTTGCCTACAAGGATGATTTACCGCCGGAGATGGGCTTGCATGAATACATTGATTACGAAGGCCAGTATGAACAAATGTTCTTATCGCCCATCAAATCCTTTACCGATTTGCTAGGTTGGAAAACTGAAGCGTCGGCCTTGGACGACTTCTTTTAATCTGCTATAATGCAGGCCGTAAATAACCACGGTGGCGTGCCCAACCGGTGCGCCACCTATTTTTGCATCTATATCTCAAGGAGTAGCCATGTCAGATTTACTCAATAAGCTAAAGGCCAGTACCAAAAACAAGCTGGTTAATGTATTGTCCGAATCCGATGTATTCAACGTCAAAGATTGTGCCACGACCCCCATCCCGGCATTAAACCTAATCCTATCTGGCGATGTACTGGGAGGATTGCCCACAGGCATCACAACCATTGCTGCGCCATCTGCCCACTTCAAAACCATCTTGGGTTTGTTCATGGTCGCATCCTATATGCGCAAGTATGATGACGCCGTCTGTATCTTCTACGATTCCGAGGGCGGTGTCACCCAACAAACATTCGAATCAATGGGCGTTTCAGCCGACCGCATCCTGCATGTGCCTGTGAGCGATATTGGGCAATTGCGAACCGAGATTACAAACCATCTGATTAACATCAACCGTGGCGACCACGTGATTATCTTTATCGACAGTATCGGGATGCTGCCAAGCCTGAAGGAAGTATCAGACGCCGAAGATGGCAAGAATGTGGCAGATATGACCCGTGCTAAGGATATGGGCAGCCTGTTTAGAATCATGAATGCCAAATCGGTTGTGTTGAATATCCCGATTGTGGTCATTAACGCTGTTTATCAAACTCTGGAAATGTATAGCAGAACTGAAATGAAGGGAGGCACCTCAGCGAGATATTCAAGTCAACAAATTCTGTACATTAGCAAGGCCAAGGATAAAGACGGCGATGAACTATTAGGCTACCGCTTCAGAATCACTGCCAACAAATCCCGTTATGTTCGCGAAGGAGAGTCAATCCCGCTTATGGTATCCTTTGAAAACGGTATCAGTAAGTGGAGCGGAATGTTTGAACTGGCACAGGAGTTTGGCTGGATTGTTTCTGAAACACGCGGTTGGTATCAACTCTGCAACAAGAAGACAGGCGAAATCCTGCCTGACAAATACCGGGCTAAAGACCTTATCGATAACGGCGAGATTTACCTGCGTTTATTTGCATGGGGCTTGGCCGATGAACTGAAAGCCCATTACACGCTTTCGTATAAAGCAACCTTCCAAGGGGATTTTGAAATTGACTACAGCAAAGCAGCAAGCGAAGAAAAATAGGCTGAACTGGCGGGAAAGCTTGGGGTTTATCACTTTGCAGCCCGGCCAAGTATTGAACAGCCGGGGCGAAGTTATCGAGCAGACCATCTATCCCTTAAGCGTAATGATATTTTGCAAATCGCTGGCCAAGGATATAGGCGGGTATTGCATCCGCGTTCAATACCACGGCGAAGATGCCGAGTATATTGTAGGCTGGGATAATTGTTTGACGCGTAGTGATTACGCCCTGCATGCCCTGCATCAAATCCTGCTTTATATCCCCGATGGGATACGCATTGAGCTAGTGCATAACAGTGCAGCTATCAGAGACGTATTAGACGGCACATCCGAAGAATGGGAAACCCTGTTCAAGTTTGCCCAACTGAATGCCACGGCGCGATGCAAAGACCATATATACGCCAGCCATGCCCTGAAAGAAACCAACCCCGATGCGGTAGAAACCCTGAAAGCCTTGGCTGCTATGCTTGAGTACAGTTTTGCAGCCGACAAGCAGCTAGTTCATACCACAGATTTTGAAGGCATCCTGACAAGAAGAGACCGTTTGATACAGGAAGCCGATAGAAAGGAACAAGAAGATGATGCAGATTGAATTGAAAGAGAAACCATCCCATGCCACGCTGGTATTAACCCAAGGGCAGAGCCAAGGCGAACCCGTTTTCCGCTTTGCAATGGCTGCCCATGGTAAAGAAGGCACGTTTTACTTTGCAGGCCAAGATAAATCATTAGCCGATATTGTCACTTGGGTTAAATCATTGCTGGCAGATAATGCAAAGGTCATCCATAACTCAGATGTGTTGCCCATGCAGAACGAGTTATTCCAGTATGCCGATGTAAACGGCGACTATCCCCTGCTATCCAATATCATTGTCTATACCCGGCGCAAACGCCTGACCAAGTGGTTGACATACAATCTACTATCACTGAAAACCGAAAGCGATGTGAATTTGCTGACGCCAATTTATGACGAAGAAGGAAACGAGGTATTGCCGGATACCAGCCTTGAAGACCCGATAGATGTGTTTAACGATATTGTGGATAGGATTAAACGCTCTGAAGAAGCTGCCCTAGCCCGTAACCCGATATTGTCGACCTTGATGTAATATCGGGAGTTAGCAACATGTCTATCTCCCAAGAACAGATTATCCTAGCGGCTCTGTGCCGTGATAAATCCTTTACCACATTAGCTGCCCCGTTTCTCAAACCCGATTATTTTACTGAAGTTACCGACAATACGGTTTACGAAGCCATCAATGCCTACATAGCGACTTATGATGCCTTGCCATCCGAAGCGGCTTTGTTGTATGAAGTAACCAAAGGCGAAATACCGCCTGAAAAGAAGGCCGAGCTCGAAGGCTATGTGGCCGATTTGTACAAGATGGATTTGCCCACGGCAGAATGGCTGAAAGACCATGCCGAGAAGTTTTGTCGGGAAAAGGCTGCCTATAATGCCATCATGACTTCTATCGCCATCTATAACGGCGATGAAAAGAAGCTGAAGCCCGAAATCATCCCCGATATGCTTAGGGATGCGGTTAATATCACGTTTGACGTATCAATCGGGCATGATTGGTTGGAAGACGCGGCTGCCCGCTATGAATACTATACAAACCCGATTGCAAGGATTCCCTTTCAGTTGGATGTCTTTAACCGTGTAACAGGCGGGGGGATACCAAGGAAAACCCTGAATATCGTGGCTGCAGGGGTAAACGCGGGTAAAACGGGCTTCATGTGTAATCTAGCTGCAGGTTATGTCAAAGCCGGATACAATGTACTGTATATCACGCTCGAGATGGCCGAGGAAGAAATCAGCCGTCGTATTGACGCCAACCTGCTTAACGTACCCATGGATAGATTGCCCAAGATTGGCAAAACCGAGTTTCTTAATCAGATTGATTACATCAAGCAGAAAGGCTACGGCAAGCTAATCTTGAAGCAGTATGAAGCGGGCATAGGCCATTCAGGGCATTTCCGCCATATCCTCCGAGAACTGAAGGCAAAGCGGGATATTGATATTGATGTGATGTTTGTTGATTACCTAGGCATCTGCGCCAGCGCTTTAATTAGCCACGGTAAATCCAACAGCTATGAGTATCAAAAGTACATTGCCCAAGAGCTGCGCAATATCGGGATTACGCATGATATTGCGGTTTGGACAGGTGTGCAGTTTAATAGGCAGGGCATGAAGAGTACGGACGCATCTATGGATGATGTGGCGGACTCGATGGGCGTTCCCGCAACTGCTGACTATATGGTCGCCCTAACCCGCACAGACGAACTGGATGAAATGAATCAGGTTATGTGCAAGCAAATCAAATCCCGCTATGGCGACAAATCCGAGTTACTGCGTTTTGTAATCGGCGTAAACCAAGCCCGCCAGCAATATTATGATGTCGAGAACCCCGCATTATCCAAACTCAAGGCAACCGAATCACATAGGGTTGAAGCCGATGCATCATCAACCCCGAAAGGTGGAACTGCAGCACGTTTTGCCAATTTGCTGTAAATAGGGTTATCTGTATAACCCACGAGGAAATGATTATGTCAGATTATCAGTTTAAACACAAGCCCCTGCATGAAAACGTATTACGCACTGCAGGCCTGCGCAGTAAGAAGTCTGCCATGTTTGGGATGGTTCGAACCAACAAAGACGGCAGCCCTAGGCCACATCAAGGCGTAGACCTAGCTGTCGACAACGGCTACAGGGTCTATGCCGTCGACGATGGAGTAATCGCCGATGTAGCCCGTGGTAATGACGGGTATGGCTGGACTGTTACCCTGAAGATTAAAGACGGCCTGTATGCCTTCTATGCTCATCTATCCAGTATTAAGTGCCAAGTTGGCCAGCAGGTAAAAGCGGGCGACCGCATTGCATTATCCGGAAGCACGGGTAATGCAAAAGGCATGATTAACAAGGCCAAAGGCAGTCATCTTCACTTTGAAGTTAGAACCACAGCCAAACCCGGCCTTGGCCTTCGTGGCAGGCTTGACCCGCTGGATTACTTCAAGCTCGACGATGATGTATAATAAACACTAGTAAAGTTTTCCAACAACCCCCGAAAGGGATTACCATGACTCAACGTAAATCACAATCTACCCACTATGAAACCCGTATTTGCCGCGATGCGCTGAATGCCTTTGACGTGTATTGCAGCAAAATCTACAATCAGAAATCCTTGGCCAATCCGTCAGGCAATGGCATGCGCTGCGTATTGCACGGCGTCTATACCACCGACATCAACGGCACGCTGGCCAAGCTGAACAGCCGCTTGCCCAAGGGCTACGAACTGATTGTTGAAGACAAATACCGCGATGTCTTCTTCAACCTGCTTTTGAAATGCACCAAGCGTACCCGCAAGCCTGTACAGGTAAAAGCCCCGGTAGCCAAACCCAAGGCCAAGCGCGTATCACAGCCCAAAGCCCCGGTAAAGGCCAAGGTAGCCAAGAAAACCGCCCCGAAGAAAACGGCAAAGCCTAAAGCCAAGTAACCCGAAAAGAAACCGCCAAGCCGCAAAAAGGTTTGGCTGTTTTGCTTTGCCTGCGCTATAATGGAAACCCTGATTAACCAGCTAAAGATATTCCACGATGACACCAATACCATCCGCAGAGGCTATGCGAGAATTGGCAAAAAGCAAAGTAAGTATCGACGAGCGAACAACAAAATGGCTATATACCACCTGCGTCAAAGCCATTTGCGAGCGAGCCGACGACGGATACTTGTCTGCCACTATCCCGTTATTACCCAATCTAAATCCCGAATTGATTAAGCAATCCTTGACTGCCAAGGGCTATGCCGTAACTATTCAGATTGAACCCGTATACCAATTGATTGTTTCATGGAAAGAATTTAAATGAAAATGGAAATGACCAGCAAATACCAAGTTTTTTATAATGAAGAAGGGCGCTTTATCCCCGAAGTCGCTAAGATTATCCGGCGCTACCTGATGACTTGTCCCTATACAACCAAGTTCATTTTGCAGGATGGTTCAACAGTACCATTCAAAGTAACAGCATCCTACCGCTTCCAAGCTCTTGAAATCGGCGGGCGTCGCTATGACTACAACTTCATCTGCTACGATGGCAAGGACTACGATATTGTTGGCCTTGAATCAGAAGCGTTGATGGATGACATCTTAGAAGAAATCCGAATCGGCACTGACAATCCGCCAAACCTGCCCTGTTTTGCAAGAAACCGCTATACAGGTGTCTTGTATTACTTCTACGAACCGCTGGGCTGTATCCATGCCACGCTAGGCTGGCCGGGTATTGATTTGCCGTCTATCTATGACGAGCAGTGGGAAATTATCCCGTTTGATAAAGTACCCGGAGCGATTGAACATGAAAACGCCCTCGTCATTGCCGGGCATACCCGCGCTAACGGCGACGACGAATAAGATTTACCAAATCTTTACAATAAAGGATATTGCTTTAAATGCAATATCCTTTTAATATATCCCCGTGAAATGCTTAACTGTAAAGGAAATCAAGAAATGCAAAACTATATCAGAACTGCTCTTGACCATATCCAAACCATGCGCCGCGTAGGACGCGACCATGCTTCGATTGCTGTTATCCCCAGCGAGTACAGTATCGGGTATATCGCTGCCCGCATTGCCGCTGCAGGTTATACCGTAGCCGTAACCAAAACCCGCAATATTCATGTTGCGTGGTAAATCATAGAAGCGCCACAGCGCATCACAGACCGCGATGAAGCCCTAGGGTAATACCCTAGCCTACCTCAACCCCTTCGTCGCAATCTGTGGCCATCTGTGACCCGAGAAACGCTATATTAGAAAAAGGATGTATGATGCAAACTGGAAAACTAATAAAAAATTGCCCCCATTGCGGGCGTGTATCTGTTATACATGAAAACTATTGCCCGAATTGTGGTAGCCGCTTGCGCCCGCCTGCCAAGTATTGCCCCAAGCATGGCAAGATGAGCGGTAATTATTGCTACGTTTGCGGCTCCCGATTACTAACAGACTACAAGCAATTCGGTAACTCCGTGGCCATCCCCGCCATACAGGCCACAGCCAAACAGATTTTACTCAAACTTTTTTCTTGAAAGGAATTGATAATGGAAATCCAAGAACCCCAACAACTGAAATACGAAGGCCGGCCATTGCTGTTCACTGCCAAACTGGCTAAACAGTTTGGTAAAATTGAACCCGATACAGTATTACCGCCCAACCTTTGGTGTCAGATGGTAGCCCTATCCAATATCAAACAAGTGGCCTTGGCAGGCATTAACGCAATGGCCTTGACATTGCCCAAAGAATACGACTCACTTGAAATCCAAGGCATCTTCGTCGCTGCAGGCTACAAAGTAACGCTGGGCAAGGAGCGCCGTATGCTTATCCAATGGGGGCGCTTGAAAGAAAGCGTAGAAAGCATGCTGTATCCTTCACAGAAAGATGCGGATGATTATTTTGGTTAATCAGGAAGAATAATCATGATACCCTATGCCAGCCAAGTTCGCTTTATCTACAAGACCAAACAAAAGCTTGATTACTTACCTATCAGAAACAGTGAGTGGTATGTCATGGTAGCCTTAGCCATTACCAAGGCGGTTAATCACAGAAAGACATTAGCCATCATTGAAGCGCCAATGGGCGTCGATGTGGTAGAAGCCAAAGAGCATTTTCAGGGCGCGGGCTACCACGTATCTGTCGATGAATACCGAAACTTCACGATTTCATGGGCTTAAGCCTTAGCAGAAACTGCCACGGAACTAAAAATCCGTGGCAGTTTTATTACTCCTTCCTCGAACCCGAAAGCTACGAAATGCTAAAACAAACCAATCACAGGCCTAATCAATCCCATCACAAACCAGTAAAACCATAATCTACCAATCTAATCAGGTAGCCTTAAAAGAAACTGCTAAGGATTTAAAGTTCCTTAGCAGTTTTATTACTATCGGCTCGAACCCGAAAGCTACGAAATGCTAAAACTGGTTCTTTCAGCCAAACCCACATAGTTTTTTGGATACCAGTTGCCGTTGATGTTTTCGTTGAACCACCCTTCAGGCTGTTCTAGGATATTGAAGCCGAACTGGTATTTGACCTCAAGATAGTTCATATCCCGTTCTGTAGTACAGATAGCCAAGATTTCGCGCTTAAAGGCATCAACGCCTTTTTCCTTGACCAAATCCTTCAAGGCCACACAAGACGACCAGTAATGCTTCCAATCCGATTCCTTGGTTACCTTGGCGCGTTTCCCGGCCTGCTTGCGCTTAAACCAAAATACCTTTTTGCCGAGATAGCGCTTACCTGTTTCAAGCTCGGTAATCAGGTAAACAAATCCGAATGCCCCTGCAGGCACAGTATCAAAAGGTTTCCCGTTAAACAGCCACGGGTTTAAGTAAGGCTTTTCCTTACCTCTTGCCATAAGGTTTCTCCACGATGGTTCGGGCTTCGCCCCGGTTATCATCCAGCGTAGCCCAATATTTGTATGAAAAGGTGACCGTCACGTTTTGCACGGCATTGTTGCCGTAACTCAAGTCAACGCTGGCCAGCGTTAAGGGATAGGCTTCAATCAGTTTCACACCATAGGCGTCATTCCCTTCCCTATCCAATGCCCATATATGCACATCCGAAGTGAACTCACTATAGAAGTTCAGGGTATTGTCGTGGATATTGACTACGGCGTTTTGCCAAATATCGAAGTAGCGCCGGGTATTGAGCGTACTATCGGCATAGAAGGTCATAGTTACCGGGTTATACATCTGACTGTAGGGCACGCGGTAAGGCATGACCATCTGCTTGTGTTCATAACTCTGCAGCATCCTATCCGGGAACATGGCGCTGTGGCACATAATATTGATTGCGCCAGTGCCATTATACAGGCTTTGGGATTGCCTGATTCGTCCCTGTTCTGACTGGTCATTGGTAATCCTGCCCGTATTGGGCACGCCTTTCGGCAGGTTAAACTCCATCCGGTATTTGTTAGGGATGGATATACCACGCTGCATTTCGCTGAACAGCTTCAGCACTGACATATCTGCTTTAGACATTATTTGTATCTCCTAGCATCTTTCCAAACGGTAGAATCAGGGGCTTTCTTGAATTGCTGTGTCGGCAGGAAGGCCACTTCTTCCCAAAAGCTCGAATTTACGCGCATGATTTTAGATTGAACATGACTGGCTAGGTATCGCTTAATGCAATGCTGAAAGAAGGGCACTTGTGACAGCCTAGTCAGCATTTTGTAAGACAGGTGCATGTAAGTTCGCTTGCCGTTACCGCCTGTTCTAATAGTCTTGCTGTACTCCATCAACTTATCAAGCAGCTTTGCCCGCAAGATAGGCGGTAGGTAATGCAGGTTCAACCCGAGCCAGCCATCTGCATATACGTTGATGCAAACAATCAGCGGGAAGGCATCCCAGTAAGGCAGCTTCTCTTTTGTCTTGGCGTCATAGACATACTGATACATCCCACCGATATACATTTTCTGACGGCTGGATACTGCCGTGGCCACATTGCGTTCATCATGACTACCGCCTGCATCTCGCAGCTTGCTTAGATACCAGCGCAGACTACTGTCGGCACGTTTCTTCAGACGGCCTTGCCGGGTAGCAATGCGAACTTTCTTTTCAATCGCATTCTTCTCTTCCGGCGCTGCATTAGAAGCAGATTTGGGTTGCTTTGGCGCTGTCTTTGTTAGCTTGGGCTTTACTGTTTTAGCCGCTGCAGCTTTGGCAGTCTTGACAGGCTTGGTATCCTTGGCAGTACGCAAAGGCTTAGTGTCTTTTGCTGTGCGCTTTGGTTTGGTATCCTTGGCAGTCTTGGCCTTGGTTTCTTTTGGCGCAGCTTCAGGCTTGGCCTTGGTAGCCTTCTCGGCCTCCTTGGCCTTTTTGGATTTAATCGGGGCAACCCGTTTCAGTTTGGGCTTTTCCGGCTCTTTAACCGCTTTCGGCTTAGGCTGTGGCAAATCCATCCGCTTAAGCTTCACATGCGGTTTGGCCTTGTTAGGCTGCTTCAGCTTGATTTTCAGCTTTGGCTTCTTCACGCCTGCTACATCATCTTCAATATCTGCCATATCATTAACATTCTATCTAAAATCCTAGGATTTCTAGGATTGTTGGTAACTGTTTGTGGGATAAGGATTTCTTCTCAACAGGGTATCGGTTGGTTGTTGAGGGGTCAACCCATCCCATCCTCAACAATCATTAACATATTTCACGAACCCTGTATCCCCATCTATCTGATATTTAAATACTGTTAGATAGACCCCCTATAGGATACTACCGATGGCAGTCAATCCATTTTTTGACAGGCTGGAAGCGCATAATGAACAAGCGCTGTTTGCCGACCTAGTCGACGAAGACATCCAAATAAGCGGCTTTGATATTACCTATATCCACCGCAGTGAGTTTGCAGTCGACGAAATCTTTACCGAAGCCAAGGCATCCAAGTTCAAAGACTCTTTTGTGATAGAAGCCAGTATTAGCGATAACGTAACAGGCTGGCAGGGCACAAATGAGTTCATGAACCAGTTTGGCCTGAATATCGACAACACGGGTAGCATCAAAATCTCCCAGCGCCGCTGGCAGGATGCGCAGGCCGAACGGGCAGCGCAAGGCCTGAAGGTATTGGAACGTCCGCTAGAAGGCGACTTGGTTTACTTTGGCTATGGCCACGCTACCTTTACCAATAACCTGTTCATCATCAACCACGTTGATTTTGCAGACGCCAATTGGCAGCATGGCCGGGCTTTCCTGTATCGCCTGCAGGTAACTAACTACACGCCGAACTATAACGAGAAAATCGAAACGCCGATATTTGACAGTATCCCCGAGCTCACCGAACAGTTTGCCGCGATGGATTACTACAATGATTTGGCCACGCAAAACCAAGAAGTCCAAGACAAGGCCGACACCCTTGTTAAGTTCGACGAGAAGAATCCGTTTGGAGGAACCTAATGCACACCGCCCTAACCACCCCCTTCTACCACGAAACCATTAAGCGGGTAGTCGTGATATTTGGCACAGTTTTTAACAGCCTGCATGTAATCGATGATTTCGGCCAAATCCGCAAAGTGCCGCTGTACTATGCTGCTAGAGACAAGTTTGTCAATTTCCAGCAAGAACGCCCTGACTTGTATAACATCAAGACAGAGCAATCCCTGCCTAGGATGGCGTATTACATGACGGGTATTGCCTATGCCCCGCAAAGGATGACTGACAAGCGGCAGCGCTTGGAAAGCCACGACACCAAGACTGTGCAGTTTAACCGCGTGCCCTACGACTTTACTTTTGAACTGTATGTCAAAACCCTGCGCTTTGAAGAAAGCCTGAAGGTAGTCGAACAAATCCTGCCATTGTTCAAGCCCAGTTTCAACGTAACCGCCGATGATGTAGACGGCATGGGCTTCCGCAATGACTACACCATCACGCTCAACAGCTCGGGCTATGAAGATACATGGGAAGGCGAATACAGCCAGCCCCGCTCGGTATTGTGGACATTATCCTTTACCGTGCAAGGCTACCTGTACAGCCCCAATGAAACGGCCAACCGCATTAAGGAAACCATCCTGCATCTTGGCGCGACTGATTACAATAAAATCTACGAAACCCTGACGGCTGAAGTTATCCCAAGGGAAGCCAACAGGACTGACCCACACAGGATTGAAGAACATATTATCAAGGTAGACCCCGATGAGTAACTACGTCGACCCCATTTCCAAATCGCTAAACGCGGCAACGCCGATTGCCCCGCCTGCTCTGGCAGTGAAAGAGCATACTGAAGAAGCGGATTTCATGACCAAGGTTCAGGCCTTCCGCAATCAGATGGCAACCAATGCCACATTGGATTACAAGGATGCCCGCCACAATATCCGCCTGTTGATACAGGGCGCGATGGATGCCTTCCCGGATGTTGTGGGCGCAGTCGAAGAAACACGCAGCGACAAGGCCATCATTGCTTTAAATGGTTTCTTGAAGACTGTTACCGAGATGAATCAATTGCTAGTCTCCCTGAATGCTTCCGTAACCAAAGAACAAAGAACCACGCAGCAACCCAATATCCAAGCGCAGACGGCCAACGTTGTTATCCAAGCCGATACATCCGATGCTTATCAGGCTGCCGTGGAAAGCCCCAAAGACAGATTTAATATAGACAATGATGATTAAAGACGGCCAAATCGACAAGAAAAACCTGTGCTACATGAACCAGCGCAATTTGAAACGCGCCGGGGTATTGATACCGCTTACCAAGGCACAGGATACCGAACTTAAGAAATGCGCTAAAGACATCCTGTACTTTGTATCCAACTATGTGAAAATCCTAGACTTGGACGGCGGGTTTACCCTGTTCAAGATGCGGGATTATCAGAAAGAGTTCATTTCTACCTGCTACAGCAACCGCTTTGTTATTTCAATGATGGCTAGGCAGATGGGCAAAACCACGACAGTCGTGGCCTACCTGCTCCACCAAGCATTGACCCGTAGGGATATACGCATTGCCATCCTATCCAACAAAGCGGATTCGAGCCTTGACGTAATCGACAGGCTGAAACGCGCCTATGAAGCCTTGCCGTGGTATATGCAGGTTGGCGTTAAAGAGTGGAACAAGTATAGTGTCGAATTGGGTAACGGCGCGAAGATTGTCGCCGCTGCCACTTCTTCATCATCCATCCGTGGCCGTAGTTTCCACATTGTTTACTTGGACGAGTTCGCCCACGTCGAAAATGATGTGGCATTCTATACTTCTACCTATCCGGTAATTTCATCCGGTAAAACCACGCAGGTTATTATTACCAGCACGCCCAACGGCATGAACCTGTTCTACAAGCTGTGGACGGAAGCCGAGGAAAGGCGCAATAAGTTTATTCCGCTGCTCTACGATTACACGCATAATCCCAACTACGACGAAGAATGGCTGGCCGACACGAAATCCAATATGACGCCGCAAGAGTTCGCACAGGAATTTGAATGCGCCTTCTTGGGTTCGGCTGCCACATTATTATCCGGTCCGACCTTGCGCCGCTTGGCCATTAAAACCCCGCTGCCCGAATTTACTTCGGACAAGATTAGCGTGTATGAAGAGCCCAAGCCCGACCATGTCTATGTGGCCATTGCCGATGTGGCAGAAGGCACGGGCAACGACAGCAGCGTAGTATCAGTCTTTGATGTTACCGCTATGCCCTACAGGCACGTGGCAGTCTATCGCAATAACCTGATAACCCCGCTGCCATTCGCTGACGAAGTATTCAAGATTGCCAAGGCCTACAATGACGCATGGCTGGCCGTTGAAACCAACAGCATAGGTAACGGCGTGGCACAGACCCTATGGATGGATTACGAGTATGAAAACCTGATTTGCTATGACGCCACCAAAGGCGATATACGCTTCAGCCCACAGAACTTGGGTATCCGTACTACCAAGAAAACCAAATCTATAGGCTGCAGCAATCTGAAGACGCTTATGGAAACACAGTGCCTGATAACCAATGATGCCGCTGCCATTACAGAACTAACTACCTTTGTGAAGAAGGGAAGCAGTTACCAAGCAGACAACAATAAGCACGATGATGTTGTAATGACGCTGGTACTGTTTGCCCTGCTGACAACCACGCCCTACTTCAGGGATAGTTTTAACGATGCACCAAAAGCCATACGCAATCTAAGCGCCCAAGCGATGGATGAAGAACCCCTGTTTATGTTTGTGGTCAACGGGATTGACCAAGACGATACTTGGAATGATTCTTCAGGCGTGTATTACGTTTGATACGCGCCAATGCGAAAACGCCCAGTAGGGCGTTTTTTGTTTGAGGTAGGCTAGGGTATTACCCTAATGCTTAATCGCAATCTGTGGCGATTGTGAAGCGACTGTGGGGCATTAGAAGAAATCGGCCACAGTATCACATGCTTTATCTTGGTATTGATGGGTATCGATTAAATCCAGTATTTCTTGATTATCGATGTCCTGTAATACATTGTCGGCAAGCTTATACCGCTCAACCTCTTCTCTTGGCGTATAGACATCCAGCAATTCTTCGTCTGTAGTCGGATTGACTGTCGAATTTTCTTCGGCCACAGATTTGCGCAATATCCGCAATACTTGGTTTTGGTAGGCATCTGCAGACAAAGCTTCAAATCCCCACTGGTCTAACAAGTACGCATCCATGCAGCATTTCCAGCATGATAGACAGCGGTTTGGCGGAATGTCCATATTGTACTTGCCTGCCATAGTTTCGCGAACCTTGTTTCTGTGCCTATCCGGTATTAGGCAGGATTGAGTGTGTTTAACCCAATCCATGTGCTTGTGATAGAGATAGGCCTTGGCATGATGTGTGGTTCTAAACGGCGATGTGATATAGCGCAAAGCGGGAAAGGTAGCCTTAACCGCCTTCACAAAAGCCTTGATGATTTCATCTGAATCTGACAGATTGAGCTTGTAATTAGCAATAGCCAGCGAATCGCTACGAAAACAACCAAGGCTGAAAATGTGATAATTATTGGCTATCATGTAGTCAATCATCATGGCCATAATCAATTGGTCTTTCACGACAGACTCACTTGTAGGCGAATCATATTCGCATTTGCCCGCATACGCGATTTTATGGCTTATCAGCTTCAGCCCGGTTTTATCTGCAAATTGTTCCGCCACAATCTGTTCTACCGGATACGACGCATTAAACCCCTTGGCGCGGTATAACTGACAGGCAATATGGTTGTCGATAAAATAGGCAGCCGTGGCAGCGCTGTCTTTACCGCCGCTGAAACCAAGGATAACGGTTTTATTGTCGTCATGTAGTTCGACGGCTGGCAATTCAATACAATAATCTTTTTCGCAGCAAGGTTGGCCACAGGCAGAATAGATTAAATCTAGGTATTCATCCCATGATGCATTAGGCACTTTCAGCGTTCTAGGAAACGGTATAACAGACAATTCTTGATACAAATAAAGCATGTAATCTGTATATGCGCCGTATCCATAGCTCTGTGGTTTAACGGTAATCATCTTAAATCCCGTGTGTGGAAAATGAGCTATTCTAGCATAATCAATAAATAACTTATAACTAATTTCCAAATCCGATTTAATTTACCGAGGACAAAACCATGAGTAGAGCACCGGGTGTTTTAATCCGCGAAATCGACCTTACTGGCAGCGTGCCTGCCGTCGGCACTTCCGCCGGGGCAACTGTAGGCGACTTCACTTGGGGCGCAGCCTATCAGCGCGTGCGCGTATCTGATGACAACGAACTGGCTGCCACTTTCGGCAAACCTACCGACCGCAATTATGTGTCTTGGCTGTCGGCCAAATCCTTTTTGGCTTATACCGGGATGTTGTATATTGTGCGCGTGGTAGATAGCACTGCCAAGAATGCCACTGGTGACGGCGCTGGCTTGCTGATTAAAAACCAGCAGGAATTTAATGCCGTTAATGACGACACTGGCACTCACGCTGCCAAGCTGTTTGCAGCCCGTTATGCAGGCGCATTGGGCAACAGTATCGCCATTTCCATTGCCGACGCCAAAAACTTTGAGAAATGGGAATACGCCGACGAGTTCGACGCTGCCCCCGCTACTTCAGAACATGCTGCATCCGTAGGCGCGAAGTATGACGAAGTTCATGTGGTAGTCATTGACAAGCTTGGCCTGTTCACCGGTGTGGTAGGCGCAATCTTGGAAACTTACCCCTTCCTATCCAAAGCCCGTGATGCCAAAGGCCTTGACGGCGCTCCCATCTACTATGCCGCTGTGCTGAACGAGCAATCCAAATACGTTTACTTCTTCGGCCATCCGATTACTGCCAATTACCACGATAACACCGGCGATTACACCGATGCTACCGACGAATGGGGCAGCAAGCTGGTTGTCAACGGCGAAGCTAAGAAATTCAAAGTCCTGAAGAAACAGGATGACGATAATCACCACGGCTATTACACCAAGCTGGAAGGCGGTAATGACGGCGGTATCCCGGATGCACAAGAAATCATCCAAGGCTGGAATGAATTTAAATCCACCGAGGAAATCGACGTAGGCATCCTGATTACCGGGAATGCAGGCGGTAAGACTTCCCACAAAACCGTTTGCCAGCACGTGATTGACAATATCTGCGAGCGCCGCAAAGATTGCGTGGTTACTATCAGCCCGCAGCTCGAAGACGTGTTGAACAAAACCCAATCCGATGCAACCGACAAGATTGTGGCAACCCGTAACGGTCTGAACCGTTCTTCCAACTATGCCATCTTTGACAGCGGCTGGAAGATGATGTATGACGTGCACAACGACAAATATCGTTGGGTTCCGCTCAATGCCGATATTGCCGGGTTGATGGCCTTAACCGAGAACCAATACGACGCTTGGTGGTCGCCGGCAGGTTACAATCGCGGCAAACTGCGCAATGTGGTTTCGCTGGCCTTCAATCCTTCCGAAGACAGCCGCACCGTATTGTACAAAAACCAAGTCAACAGCGTGGTTACATTTACCAACGACGGGACTATCCTGTACGGCGATAAAACCATGCAGGCCAAGACTTCGGCCTTCCAGTACATCAACGTTCGACGCCTGTTTATCACTTTGGAAAAAGCGATTGGCAAGGCCAGTAAGTATCAGTTGTTTGAGTTCAATGATGAGATTACGAGAAATACATTCAGAAACATGGTCGAACCTTACTTGCGCGAAGTGAGAGGCCGTCGTGGCATCTATGATTATCGGGTTGACCTATCAGGGAATACCCCTGAAGTGATTGACCGTGGGGAGTTTGTTGCAAGTATTTTTGTAAAACCTGCAAGGTCAATCAACTGGATAATTCTTAATATGATAGCTATTCGCACTGGTGTTGAGTTCAGCGAAGTAGTTGGCAAATCCTATTAAGATTGTAAAAAAGAAAGGGGGGGGGGAGGTGCCCCCGCACTTTTTTGATATTGATATGAAACCTGATATTTCAATTTGTTATAGTAAATCTGGCAATTTAAATGCCCAGGTCGTGCGCAGGTTAGAGAACCAACATCCATCCCTTTATGCTTACATCATGGCGCAGTATCCATTGTACACGCGCCTTCAAGATAAACTGAAAGCGTTGCGCGACGGGGTCTATCTACATTGTTATACATGTGGGGAAGTTATGCCTTACCCGCGAAAAAGACCTGAAGTACGTGTGTATTGTTCAAGAGAATGTGGTAACAATTCGCCCTACAAGAAGGAAGCCATCAAAGACAATTATCACAAATCGGCAGAAAAGCGCAAACAAACCAATTTGCGCAGATATGGCGTTGAACATATTTGGCAATCCCCTGTGATGCAGGCAAAAGGACGGGAAACCCTTCAAGCCCGCTATGGGGTTAATAATCCTTATCAACTTCCATCTGTCAAGCAGAACGCCCATTCGGCTAAATCAAAACAAAAATCATCCGATAAAACAATTCAAAATAAAAAGGATTATGTTGCCAGCCTTGGTATCGATACAAGCGGGTTGGTTATTGATTGGAAAAACTTGAAAATAGGCCATCCGTCAAAACGGGTTGATAAAGAAATGGTTGAAGTTGCTTTAGGGCTTCGCCCGGCAACAGTAGAAATTATCCGGCGCAATTATGTTCATGCTTACCCGGTGCTACACGATTATGGCTTATTGGAAGACTTTGTATCTTGTCCACAAAAGATAATTTCTGAATATCTTGATAAGTCTGGGATACAGTATATTCAAAATTCGCGTTCAATCATCCCGCCAAAAGAATTAGACATTTATATCCCTGATAGAAACTTAGCAATAGAAGTAAACGGAGTTTATTATCATGATACGTTGGTGGATACCCCGAAAATGTATCATTTAGATAAATTCAATCTTACCTTCGACAAAAATATTCGGCTTTTGCAATTTTGGGATTACGAAATATTGTATCGCCAAGGGATTGTGGAAAATGTAGTGGCGCAAGAATTAGGATTATTACCGTCTATCCGTGAAGAACTGTGTAAAGTAAAACGGGTTTATCCGTCTTCAGCAAAATCTTTTTATCATGCAAACAGCTTATTGTTTTTCATTGACAAAAATACATTTTATGGGATATATCATCAAGGCAAGCTTGTTGCATGCTGCATGGTTAAACAAGTAAAAGATTGTGTATTGATGCGCGATTTTTGTGGCATTCTTAGAACGGCAGTAAGTTCAAGCATGATTGAATTGTTAGCAAATCATCTTAGAACTCGCTATAACAAACCAGTTGCGTTTGAAGCAGATAAAAGATTTTTACCTAGTTGGATTGATAAATATCCTGCAATTTCTACGGTTTTGCCACAGAAAACTTATGTGTTGAAATCTGATAGTTGGCCAATCAATCTTAAACAAGATAGTGATTTAAACCCAACAAAACATCATTTATTGTATGATTGCGGGGCAACGCAATATCTAATACTACAGTAACTTAACTACAATACCCATTAAATAGCAATAGCACATTTGATTATAGGAGTTAGATTATGGCTTCATCCACGACTGGTGATTGGCTTTACAACAAACAACTGAAACATCTGCTTAAAGGCGAAAGCTGGACACCCCCGACCACGGTTTATATGGCCTTGTTTACCACTGTCCCGCAATTGAATGGTTCTGGCGGGGTAGAAGTTTCCAAATCCGGCACAGGCTATGCCCGCGTGGCCATCCAGCAAAGCACAGGTTGGTCAGGACCGAGCGGCAGCAATCAGGAGTACTCGAATACTGCCGACATTGTATTTGGTGTGCCGACAGGTAATTGGGGCACTGTACAAGGTTGCGGCTTATTTGATTCACAAGACGGTGGTAACTTATTGTTTACAGGGTATATGGCAACCGCCAAGACTGTTACTGCAGGCGACGGCGCTCCGAAAATCCTCGCAGGACAATATCGTATCAGCCGTGCTACTTGCTAAAACTTTGCATTACAACAAAGCCCGCTCAATGCGGGCTTTTATTTCTTTCCATCCCATGCTACAATTGCCCGCGTTATCAACCCGAAAGGAACTACAATGGCCTTAATTTCTGATGATTACAAGAATCCCGTATTGAAAACGACCTATCCCGTTGATTCCGATTTGACAACCCGTGAACTGATTGACAAGTTTGTGCAGGTAGCCCAAAAGGCATCATCTGTAAAAGATATGTTCAAGATTGCCAAGCTGCAGCGCCAAATCTACCGCAAAGGCTACCTGATTGAGATTACCTATCTGCTTGGCACGCGCTGGATGTTTTGGTTATACCTGCATGTATTCAACAAACCCGAGAAACCTGTTCAGGTTTTGAAGTTCGACGTCGAAGAAGGTCAACCATGAACACGGATTTACTGACCCTAATAGAGCGCCACAGTTACTTGGTATCGCATCCACGGTTTTCCAATCTGCTAAAGATTGTTCGGCTTGAAAAAGAAATGCTGGTTATCCATGGCTTCAAGGCCGATACCGAGTTACCCCATGGCTTCATGGGCAAACTTGTTCAATTATTGAGGAAATACTATGCGCATGTCTAAAGAGTGGATTCAGGAAAACCTGATGGTGCGCTCCGACGGGGCGCTTTGCTATCATGCCTATAACCGCTTAACACCTGAACAGAAAGCCGAGCTGCAGGCAGCCTTTCCCCTGTACACGAACCGCAGGGATATTATCCAAGCATGGCTGCATGGGGATTATAACCGCTGCCAGCATTGCGGGAAGCCGATTACATATGACCAGCAAACCCGTTATGACTATCAATCAGGCGAGAAGGTTATGCGACGCAAGAAATATTGCAGTTCCCGCTGTATGTATGCCGGATTGTATGGTAATACCAAAGAAGCCATACAAAAAACAACCCGCAAGGATAATTTGAGCTCGTGGCTGTATGGCGGGTAAATTATCAAATCTTTACTAAGAACGATATTGCTTTAAATGCAATATCGTTTTATTATGATTTTGTATTTTGAAGAAAGGAGGTTTTATGCACAAACTCAATTTGACTGACATCTTTAATAACCGCCTGACAATCGAAGGCGGAAATACCTTAACCATCTATCCCGCTGACGCAGGTTTCATGGCCACGGGGTTTACTTTGGGCTGGCAGGAAGCCAAGGCCTTGAGCGATTACCTGAAGGGATGCAGTGAGTATCTGCATTTATCAGATGTGATTGAACGCCTGAAGGCTGCCTATCCAGATATGCTGATTTGGCAATTGCCGACGCCTTTGCTGATTGACGCATACTATGCCCGCGATAACGCTGTTCAGTTGGTTACTAACGGTGTAGTACAGGAAATCGTGAAACTGGTTCAGCAAGAACTGGCCAATGAAGGAGCGTCAAATGCTGCCGAATGATATTGATACCGGGGTGTTTACCGACGAAGCGCTAACAATCATCCAATCCATGCAACAGGATGGCGTGATGAAAGGCGGGCTGGAATACAAGGCTGCAGGTTATCCGCCTAAGCAGGATTACGCGCCTTTCATCAATACCCCAAGGGCATGCAGTTTCACTGACGAACAAGATAAAAAAGAGTTCGCCCGCCGTTTCCGCTTGGCCGATGAATTGAATGTGTTTGGCGAATTGCTGCAGCCCCAATTTGTTGCTGACGAGCAAGGCAACATGTATATTTTGCATAAGAAGCGGGTTGGGTTCTGCGTATTGAGCTACAACCCCAAGCGCCGTGTCGGCGAAGAATATGTTTTATACGATAAGCGGCTTATACAGATGATGCTGCAAAACGCCTTGGAAATCATCTGCCCGCCTATCCGCCACTATCATGCCCTGCATTACAAATCTGCCCGCGTATTAGTCAATCTGATACAGGAAGGCAAGATTAAACACTTGAAGACTATCGGCGAGCCCTGTAAGGAAATTGACGTCAAATCTGTAGAAGTCATTGCCAGCCCCGTGAGAGTTAAAAACTACATCATCAACGGCGAAATCTACGATAACAGATTGTCCATGCTTACCGGGGATAATACTGCCGACATCCTGACTACCTACTATCAGGCCGACGAAACATTGCTACGCCAAACCTACAACAATACCTATCCATGCCTGAAGCAATGCGGGGATTACATGGTATTGTTTGTCAATGAGCGCACGTTTGTTAGGCTGAACAACACGCTGGATAATCCCTGTTATGTAGATTATGATGCTTTGCCGATAGACAGCCGGAGCTGGCAACATCTTTATGTTGAGGAATTTTTTGACCGACTCAATGGAGTAAAATAGTGAAACTAGCCAAATTTTACCGAATCGACGACGATACCGTGTTCCTGCACACTGGTCCTGACAATACTGGCTTCCTGTTATCCCATGATATGCCGATGGTGGCCACGCAGATTGATTTTGACGACTATCGCCAAATCGATATTGACGAAGCCCTGAAGCTGTTCTTGCCAAGGCCGTTGAGAACCAACCGCAAGGGCATGACCCCTGCAGGCGCGAAGGCCTTAGTCGACCTTGCAATGGATAATCCCGATATTACCGTGCAACGCAATGACGGCGAACTTCGCACGGCCTGCGACGTCAATGTGGATTTATCGGATGAAGGTTCAGTTTTCCCTTACTACATTGCAGGCTGCTGGTATCGCCGTGATTTATCGCATCCTGTCGGCAAAAACAATATTGTGGATGTAGGTACTCCCTACCGTCGCTTGCTGGATATGCAGGTTGTTTCAGATAACAAGTATGTTCATGTTTATGATATGGGCGACGGCATCTTCATCCTGCGCTTGGATAAACACAATGCCTATTACCTGTCAGGCGATAATGCAGGTGATGAAGCGCCTGTGCCTAACATCCGTCCCATGTACTATCAGGATGCAATCGACACCTTTAAGCTTATCCACAGCAAAGAACAGGGGAAGTTTAGAAAGAACAACCAACCGCTGTTCTACATGGATACCGATGACAATATCTGCATGATTATCCCCGCTGTGAATATGGTTATCAATTTCAACCAAAAAACCATCCGATGCTTAGACGATTGTGGCAAAGGTGTGAAGCAAATCTTAACACCCAAGCAGGCCAAACAAGCTTTGCGCCTGTTTAATACGGATAATTCGCATTTCCCACGGTTTGCTATTGACAAATGCGAATCCCACATTGTTTTGTTTATCAATCGCAATACCGCTATCATCATGAACGGCCTGCATGCAGGTAAGCAATATGTTATGGGTCTTGAATATGACGACCTTGCGCTGGAAAGTATCAAATGGGGCAAGGCTGTTGAACTCCTAAAAGGGGATAGCGAGTAATCCCATTTTGCAGTATAATCAGGTTTCGCGAAGTAGGAAGGCGGTTCATAGTGAAGGATAAGCCGCCCTGAAACAGCACGGGAAGGGCGCAATACGTTGGTCTGCAACACCAACTTTAAAACCCGCCTTCCTACTCCGTCCCGTGCATCTATTTTTCAAGGAAATGTTATGAAACAAGAACGCGATTTTGACGGCAGGTTTACCGCTGAAGCGGCTGCCGTTATTGTACGCTTGGCCGAGCAATCCGCTATCGAAGGGATGTTCAATGCCAAAGGCGATGCCGTGCCCTATCATAAGATTAGAAAGATTGACCAACCAAACTCAATCAGATTTCCCTACTCTGTAGACAGGGATATTTTCTCGCCACGGTTAATGGCCTTTAACAGTAGCCCGTTTATCACTGATATTATCGGCTTTCAATCCAAGCGGGATTACGAGATTTTCCAGCGGGCTTTTCATCATGGAGAATACCCGACAGAACACGAAATCCGGTATCCTGCATTTGCCATCCATCCCGAGCGTGGCGAAATCTACCTGTTCGCCAACCGTTATCAGGCCTACAGGCTTGACCACTTGGGAACAACTATTGACAGAGGTGATTTGCATGACAAGCAGAACTGGTTGATTGTTGATTACCCGACAGCCAAGCAATTCCTCTTCCCTAAGAAACGTGGTTTAAACCGCCGCTATACCTTGCAGGCTGCCAAGATTTTGCAATGGATGGCTGCCAACAAGATGCTGACTAAGGTAACGCTGGCCAATGGTTCGGATATTGCCATTACCGCTTACGGTTTCAGCGATAACCGTATTATGCAGCCGATTAACATCAACAGTTCTTACTATCAGCGGGATTTTACCAATACCGATTATCATCATGCCGACCCTTGGGATATTATAGACATCCCTATTGAATCAGAAAAACAGTATTTTAAAGACCGCTTTAAAGCCCGTTGGCGCTCCGGGTATCCGGTATTTGCCAAAGAGAAGTCATCCGGCAATGTTTACTTGTTTTTTAATTCGACACGTGCCATTGCCTGTATCACTGACGGCGAAATTGAACACTTCATCAAATCCCCTTATCAAGGGGAGGAAACCGATAAGTGGAAGCCGTTAAGCTATGAAGAAGCACAGGCTGAATTGTTTGGCACTTACCCTTATCCGCATGAAATTGATTTAAACCCGGATAAAACGGGCTTTGATGCCGATATGGGCATAATTGCCCTGCAGCTTGCAAGGATGAAGATGCTGCACGGCTACTTCGATACTGAAAACAATTCCTATGTAGCCGTGCCGTATGATTCGACAGGCTTCATGTCTTACAGGTTTATCGACAAATCCCGTTCTGTTCATCCTGCCAACCTACTTGAAAACAGTTTGACCATCAACTGCCAGCCCGTTACCCATCTTTCGCACGAACCGGATAATATGCTGCTGGCCAAATGTTATTACTTGCGTTATGGAGATAAAAAATGAAATACCCATGCTTTGCTATCCACAATCCCTCTAATACCCTATGGCTGTTTATCAATGAAACCACCAGCTTTGCCTTGCGCGATAACGGCAGGCGCTTTGAAGAGTTTAGCGACGTATCCCCGGCCAACCCTGAAGAATATCGCCTGATTGAATTCGCCACGGCATACTCTATCCTGCATCCCAAGAAACGCCGTGAAGACGGCAGATATACCAAAGAAGCGGGGCGCATCATCTTCAATCTGATTGAACAGGGCGTGATTAAACATGTCAAACTTGGCAGCGGGTTTATCCGTGCTATTACAGAGTTCCAAGAAACTCGTGGCGATTTTCAATGTTTCGAGATTAACGGCACGCATTACGAAGAAGACCTGACCAATACCAGCGGGCATGATATGTACGCCGGGTTGGATATTGTCGGTATCCCTGATAGCGATGCACGCAAGGCCTTCAAGAAAGAGTTTGCCAAGGCCTATCCCAAAGATTATCCGTGTATCAGGATGGATAATGACGGGGCGCTGTATTACTTCGCCAATGAACTGGATAACTTCATTGTTTACTCGCATGAAGATGCCCCACAATCGGTGAATCCTAAATTGGTTGAACTAAGACCAATCGAATTTAAAATACTGGATACCTACTTTCACATAGACCTGCAGCCATTGGATTACATGGACGGAAATATCATTTCAAAAGAAGCTGCCCATATCCTGATTGGCCTGATGCAAGAGAAGAAGCTGAAAGGCAACTTGATGCTTAACAAAGGCCAAACCTGTAAAGCTGCGATTTTCTATAGTGGCGATAGTTACCTAGGCGGGCAGATTTACCGCCTGCCGTGGCTGGATGAAGGCTCAGAAAACACTATCCGGTTTGATGAAGATTTGCGCGGTAGCGACGGCGAGGATATTGTAGGCATCCGCTGCCTGTTGGATAATGATGACCATAGAACCTTCTTGCACCGTTTTGCCCTGCGCTATCATAAGGAAGAGTAAATGCAGATACGTTTTGAAAACAAAGAAGATGCCCTGAAGTATATCAACGAGCTGGCACAATCAGGCATACAGGCCGATTTGATGCGTGGCGACCAAGACCATTACAAAATCCATAATGGCGAAAAGGAAGTCGATATATACGCGCCTTGGGCTGTCGCAGTGTATCCAAAAGTTAATGATTGAGTTCTGTGGTATCGGTTGCACCCTCAACAACCAACCGATAGGTAGTTGACAAGAAATCCTTGCAATTTAATCAGTTGCAAGGATTTTTATTTTTCCTGATTTTCCGTGTAAAATGTTAATGATTGATGGGTATCATTGGGTAACGCGCCAGCTTTCGCGCCGTATAGGCGAAATTCGCGTTTTTAAGGCCTTCAACATCATGAGGTAGGCTAGGGTATTACCCCAATGCTTCGTCGCAATCTGTGCGCAGTCTCAAGCGAGCAATCGCTATATTCAGATAAAAGTAAAACCCGCATTACGCGGGCTTTCGTTTTAATGGTATTTCTTAGATTTCCTCTTCAGCCTTAAAGCGGGCTTCGATTGCATGGAGTTCCCTACGGCGGGCTAACTCGGGATTTGTTCCTTTAGAACCCCATTTTGCCCCTGCAATCAGGCGGTTTTCCCTATTGTAATGGGCAATCTTGATTTCTTTGGTGAACTTATCAGAAAACCATTTACCGTGCATCATTGAGCTCCTTGGCGGATAACGGCGAAATCTGAACAGGCGAGGTAGGCGTCTATGGCATCTACATCATTATTTACGAGCTGGATAATGCAGTCATCCCGAACTTGTTCAACGGGTTCGGCATGGATGGTAGTGGCGCTGAACAAGGCAAGCAGTAACAGGCTGATTTGCATTTCAATCTCCATTAAGTGGCATACCCCCGTTTTATGGGGTTCTAACATCTATGAAAACAACCGGTGGATGCTGGTTTTACGTCTTCGATGTTAAGAGTAGATGCCCCTACTCTTTTAATGTTAATCGCTGCGTTGATGTCTCTATCATGGTTATAATTACATGAAGAACATACCCAATTACGTTCAAACAATTCAAGTTTTTCACGTTTATAACCACAGTTTGAACATATGCGGCTTGAAGGGTAGTATCTGTCAATTTTTATCATTCTCGAACCATGTTTTAAACAAACCCACTCAAGAATTTTTAAAAATTGCGCATATCCCAAATCAGATACTTTTCTCCCCCAATATTTTTGCATAACCCTTAAATTCAAGTCTTCTACAACAATAATATTATATTGCTTTGCAAGGGCGTTGGCTACATGAAAATGAAAATTTTTGCGTTGATTATCAATTTTTCGATGCATGCGAGCTAAGGAAAGAATATTTTTACGATACTGATTACTACCAGGATTCTTTTGGTTCAATTGCTTATGCAATCGTTTAAGCAATCGGATTTTTTGTTTTAAAAATAATGGGTTGTTTATTTTTTGACCGTTTGATAGTGTTAAAAAACAATTTAATCCAAAATCCAAACCAACAATTTTACCTGATTTAGCTTGTATTATTTGGTTTTCTTTTTTAACAACAAAACATATCCATAAATCTCCTAAATTGTCACGTTTAATGGTTACAGTTTTTATTTGGCCTTCAGTCTTCCTAGATTTAAAATATTTGTATTCTTTCCCTTGTATCATTATTCGATTACTGCTAGAAAATTTCCAACCACTTTGTTTTAATGTGAAGGAACGATATTTTGTTATTAGTTTAAATTTTGGTGGTGACGTTTTTACTCCTCGTTTTCGATTTTGATAAAATAATTTATACGCCCTATCAATACGCTCGGTTATATCTTGGATAGATTGCGAGTTTAACAAATTCCATTTCTCGAAACGTTTAATCTTTTTTAATTTAGTAATATGTTTTTGTAGACGGTAAATATTTAGCGGTTTATTGTACAAGCGGTAATATCTTCTGTGAAGAGATATTAAATGATTCCATATACAACCAGCTAAGTCAATTGTTTGATGTAATGACTTGTTTCGTTTTGAATTGTAAAGTTTGAAAACATAAGTTTGCGTTGACATACTTGTATCACGGTTTATGATAAATAAAGTACATAAAATATATTATATATCACTTAACAACAATATGGCAAGGGATATTTTATGAGTTTCACACTTGAACAGTTTAAGCGCATGTCTCCATATGCAAAAATGTCAAACATTGACAGGTATTACGAGCCATTGAAGGCCAATATGGCTTTGTTTGGTATTACTGAAGATGAAGCCGTCGCGGCTTTCTTGGCACAGCTCGCCCATGAATCAGGCAGTTTGAATTATGTGAAAGAACTGGCTTCCGGCGCTGCCTATGATACAGGCAAGCTTGCTCAACAGTTGGGCAATACCCCTGAAGCCGACGGAGATGGCCAACGTTATAAAGGCCGTGGCCTGATACAGATTACCGGATTGAATAACTACAAACGAGTCGCTGAAGCTTTGGGCATTGATTGCGTCAATCATCCAGAACTCTTAGAAGACCCGCAATACGCCACGGCTTCTGCCTGCTGGTATTGGATGCAGGCTGGGTTGAACAAATATTGCAATCCATGCAATGACGAAAACTTCAAAATCATCACGAAGAAAATCAATGGCGGCTATAACGGCTTGGCTGATAGGCAGGCGCATTGGAAGCGCTGCAAGGATGTTCTGAATGTAAAATGATTGTAAAGCATATTGCATTTAAATCAATATGGCGTATAATGGCAACTGTGAAAAGAACTTATGCAGTAAAGGAAACATCATGAATGCCAAACAAGCTTTAGCCATCCGCTTTCTCTGCCTGCAACAAGGTTATCAGATGGAAGCCCAAAAGAATGACGGGGATTTGGAATTAGCTGCCCGTAATCTGACGATTGTTCAGATTGACCATGACCAGCGCAATGCCGTTTCCCCAAATGAACTTGCCACCCTTACAGGACGCCTGATGTTTTACTTTGGGATTTACCACCATCAATACCAGCAAGCCCTGATTGAAGGTTGGTTGAAAAACGATAAAGACCGAGAAGAAGCCAAAGCTGCCGCGTTTAAGAGCGAAGCCAACCTTTATCGGATGTATGCCGATACTTGGAGAAGCGCTTGTTGTTAACCGCTTGAAGAAAGAAGCCCGCTCAATGCGGGCTTTTCTGTTACTGGTAGTCAGGCAGTTTATCGTTAAGATAATTCAAGTATGTCAAATCGGCATAAGTGATAGTAATGCTTCTTCGGATTTCCCTTCGTTTAGGTTCGGGTTGTTCCAAGGATAATTGAAATTCTAAGTATTCAAGATATTTTCTCTGAGCTTCTATCAGGGCATCGAGTTTGATTTTGCGCATAGCCAATCCTTTCAGGCAATACCCATATGCTATCATGGGCTGATAAATAACGCTAGGGGTATAAACCATGAAGGTCAAAGGACATTCGCATTTAAGGAAAGACGGGGCGTATTGCTACGATACCAACGACAGTGCCTATCAAACCGCCTTGCGCTTACTGGATAAGCAGCGCAAACAAGCAGAATTGGAAAATACCGTGGCCAGTCTGTCTGAACAGGTAGCGGCATTACAGGCCACGCTCAACAAATTACTGGAGAAAGCATGATTGCCACTAGAAGGGATTTCAAACGCTGGTGCTTAACCGCATTGGGCGCTCCCGTTATCCAAATCAACGTCGCCGACGAGCAGGTAGAAGACAGGATTGACGAAGCCCTGCAACACTATTTCGATTTTCATCAAAACGGCGTATCTAGGATTTATGTGAAACACAAGGTAACACAGAAAATCCTCGATAACGGCTATTTGGTATTGCCGGATGAGGTTGAGCAGGTTGTTAGAATCCTGCCAGTTGGCAGCAATCTGAACAGCCTGAACAACCTGCAATATACCGCCTATCTTTCAGACATGATTACTCAGGTCTACAGCGCTACCGGTGGCGGGCTGCAATCCTATGTACGCTCGCAATCCTATCTAAACCTGATGAATGATATATTGACGGCCACGCCCAGTATCGAGTTCACCAAGCATGGCAACAAGCTTATCCTGCAAGGCAAGCAGCAATGGAATGTTGGCGACTTTATCCTGCTGGAAGTCTTCGTCAGAAATGACCCGGTTAATTATCCGGAAACATGGAATGATTACTGGCTGAAGCGCTACGCCACGGCTCTGATTAAGAAGCAATGGGCAAATAACCTGATTAAGTATAACGGGGCGCAGTTGCCTTCAGGTATTACCATCAACGGCGATACCATCCTGCAGGAAGCCAACAGGGATATTGAAGAGCTTGAGAGAGAATTGCGGGATACTTGGGAAGTGCCTGTACTTGGCGAGATGGCTTAGGCGTGGTATAATTGGGATACTGTTTAACCCTATTGGATGCCCTATCATGGACGATACTGTACGAATCATCTTGGAAAATGCTGCCAAAGAAGGCACAGAGCGATTGCTTGAAGCCATTGCGGATAATGATGTTATTCCCCATTTTCGTGAATTATGGCGAACCGCTTTGGATGCAGATTGCTTAATCGAAGACGATTACTAAAAGAAGAAGCCCGCATTAAGCGGGCTTTGTTATTCTTGGCTTAACCGTTAAAGGCAGTTATCCATGATGCGCGGTAGTCGTAAAGCAGTTGGTCTTCTTCTTTAAACATTTGTTCGCGGAACTGCGCTTTTTCTTCAACGGTCGTGTAATCTCCTTGAATTACGCATTCCATGTAAAACCGCTGATGAATCCCGAAATAGTAACTCAAGCGTCCTGCACGGCGGGCTTCGGATTGCGGGGTCAGTTCCCGTTCTTCCATTACCAAGGTTTTCAGGTTCTCCAAGGATGTCTGCAAATCGGCATTTTGGTTCAAAGCGGCTTCTTCGCTGTAACCCCGTTGAATGTTCATATGAAGCAGGGCAACATCTTTTTCATTCAGTTGGCGCATTTCTCGTTTCCTTTCTATTATTGTATTTCCTTACTACAGTTGCCATTATACGCCATATTGATTTAAATGCAATATGGTTTGTGTAAAGGTATAGTAAAACCCTGCAGAATCTTTACCCATTCTTTACAATACAGATATTGATTTAAATTTAATATCCCGTATAATGGCTTCCCGTGATAGTTAATAACAAATGCAAAGGAAACCCATCATGCTGTTACAAGCCGAAGAAATCAACGAAGTCATGCAAGACGCCACGACCTTTGAGATGTACGCGCAATTGATTCCCGCAATCTTGGAAGCAGCGCGATACCAAGGGGAAACATCTCTCTTGTATGAAGTAAAAACCCCCGAAATCCAGCGCATCGTCGCTATCCTGCGAGACATGGGTTATACCGTAACCCAAGCCAACGGAAGCGAGGTTGTTATCGATTGGAAAAATCCCATCATCCATCACTAAAAGGAAAGATTATGCTTAACCTGATTTACTTTACCGCCGACGGTCGCTTTAACCAAGAAGCCTGCGCAGTCATCAACGACCTTGCCCGCCAAGGCAAGCTGAAAGACAACTTTATGACGGATACGCTGTTCAAAGATGTCGAGATTTCTACATACGAAGAAACAGATGATGAAACCGTCGTATCTATCGGGGGTCATGAGTATGCCCGGGATACCCTGCGCTGCGTGGATGATGAAATGCGCGATATTATCGGCCTGAAGAAGGATGCCGATTGGAATACATTTGCCAAAGAGTTCCAGCGCCGTTATCAAGACCCGTATGCAAACAACCCGTTCTACAAGCTCTGCAAATCATCTGCCCCTGTATTCTTCACAACGGATGCGGGCGGTATCTACTGCCGAACCGACGAACATACGGTTTGCCTGTTTGAAAACGGGGATAGCTGGAAATTTGCCGAATGCAAAAGCGTAGATGACGACCCTAACGGGAGTATCGCTATGATACCTACCCGCGTTGCCTTGGATTTCCTGCTGCAGAAACGCAAAATCAACGGCCATCCGTCAGCCAAGTTTCTCGCCATTGCCTTTAACATGATGCAGAAAGGCCTGATTAAGCGCGTTATCATTGATGACGAAGAAACGGAAATCCGAACAGTTTCCCTTGATAACAAGCTCTTTACCAATGCGCCGTATGAAGTCAACGGGATTTGGTTTAAAGCCGATTTTGTTGATGTCAATATGGATTTTCGGATGGAACTGCTTCCTGAAGATGCCAAGAAGGTTAAAGCCGAGTTCAAACGTCAGAAATTATGGCTGCGCCAATCCAACTTTGATGATGCGGTATTGCTGTTCACCGGGGATAACTCGGGGATTGATTTGACAGGTATCAGTGATGAAGGCGTTCATTACTCTGAATGCTGGAATCATAGAAGAAGCGATACTTGGAGAAAAGTTAAGCTTGAAGATGTATTACCCGATTAACTGCTGAAAGGCATGCGAAAGCTGGCGCGAAAACGCCAGCTTTTTAGCTTGTTCAACCCCTAGAGGTAGGCTAGGGTATTACCTAACCCCTTAATCGCAATCTGTGGCGATTGTGAAGCGACTGTGGCCTATATTTGAAGATAACAGAAAAGCCCCATTAAGGGGCTTTCGTTTTAGGCCTTTCGCATGGCTAGGCAATCAGTATCCATTCGGGATTATCACATACATCCCAATCCCGTCGAAACTCGCCAACTTCTAGGCTTCCGTCTTTGGCAGATTTGATACAGATTCCATCATGGGGCGTGGCCATCAATACAGTTGCCTGTGTACGGTAGTGCCTGTATTTGGCTGGCCATCTGTAACTATGGGTATAGCGCCTTAAATCCTGCCAAGTAATCAAATCGCCGTTCTCGGCATAGCGCATAGAAGATACAATCATGTTGTTATTCTTGCAGTTCAGACGCATCCCGTATCCGTTGGCAATCCATGCGGTTACTATCCCGTCTTTAACGCTGAAGCATAATAGTGGATAATCGGCAATCCGGTCGAGTTCTTTCAAATGATAGTTGTCTCTGAAGCCGATAATATCCTTATCGCCCGGGCTATCCGATACCATCAAGCGGTTATTGTATTGGCGCTTGTTGATTTCATAGGGGTATTGCCAGTCGCCCTCTTCACGGTAGCGGGCTTTGTATTGTGGATTCTTGATAGTTGAGCCGTCGCGCAATACCAGCACGGCATTCTCTAGTTGGAGAATGGTTGTGATGATATTCGCGGCTTCAATAATGTTCAACATTTTACTAGGGTCATTGGGTTTCTTTTTGTACTTCATGTTTCCACCTGTTTTCAAACTTGGCTATTTTGCGAGCAATCCTGTCAGGGGTATCCGGTAAGTCATGGCGGTCGTCTTGGATAATGTAGATATGGTCAAAGTAAACGCGCTTGGCCAATTTGCCTTCGCCGTCGCGCATCCCAAATACCAGACCGCCGTAATCGCATAGCAGGTAGAGCTGTCCGTCATCCGGGATAGTAGCCAAGCAATCCCTGAAGGTTTGGCCAACGACATTCCATTCATGCGGGCATTCTTTAATGCGCCCGTCTTGGTAGATTAAAATCATGTTTATACCTTTATGCAATATCCCGCCATAGTATAGACGGATTAACAACAGCCACAGGGATTCGCTGGTTCTGCTTCAAAATCTGACGATAGCCTGTATAACTGATAATAGGCGTAAATGCCTTCTCATCATAATCATCCATAAAACTACCAAACAGGCGGATAGGACGGGTATCAATACAAAAGGCCATATCACTACAACGCAGAAATGTCGCGCCGCTTTCAATATGAACAGCGAACCGCAGGTGGTTGCTATTAAACCACCCTTCTTGCACAGGAGTAGTGGTAAATTCCCATGCGTCGGTATCAAGAGGTAATGGCGCTTCCATACGACGCCATCCGTCTTCATCCAAGGCAACTTTGTTCCAATCAGAGAACAAGATAACTTCCATGCCGTAGTAATAAGCAAAGCGAATGTGTCCAAGGCGGTTCTGATAATCCTGCCAAGCATTTTTGAATACTTCGTAGTCGCGGGGATTATCGAATCTTATAATATGTTCGGGGCTGATATACCACCCATCTTTGACAACATTCAAACGGGGGCTGAAGTAATCCTCCCCGTTCTTCCAATAACCGTTGAACACAGGGTCGGTATGCGCATACTCGAACTCGGCAAGGCGGAAAGCCCTGCCTTCATTTGTAATAACGCTGCCTTGCAGGGTAGGCGCGATAGTCATCAACACGCCAGCCCCGTCAAGGCTAAATCTGGTAATTAAATTATCATCCGTAGTTTTTACATCATAAGGAAAAGTAATCATACTTCCTCCTTCAGCATAGTCGCTAGGCGTTTGCACATTTCAATAAAGATGGGGCGCTGTTCTTCAGGCATCCCCTGAACATGGGAGTAGCGCATTACTTTGGCTTTGTTATCCCAAATCAGGCGGGCTTTATCAACCCCGGGCACGAAGAAGCGGTTAGGATACTTTCTCCATTGGTTGAGTTCACCTTTGGCTACCAAATCCAAAACGCATTGCGGGATGAACTGGCTTTCATGGTCAACCTTGTACTGCTTGGCTTCTTCGCGCTCAATAGCGGCTTCGGTCTTTTTAATCTCGGCTTGCAATCGGCGCAATTTGCTCTCTTGCTTTTCCCAGCGCTTGAAAGTGGCAGCACCGTTGCGCTTGTCATTCAGCGGCTGTCCGTTGGCAGATTTCACGTCATCAGTATGTTCTGTGAAAGCGGCATCAAATGCAGCCTGCTTCTTGGCAAGGCTGTTCTTCAGGATTTCCAAACGGGTCATTTCATTATCCCTTTCAAATTATCACAGGGCTATTATAGCAGATATTGCATTTAAATCAATAATTGATTTTTACAAATACTGGCCAGCCATAAATAAACTATAGCAATTCAATCATTATCGGAGTTTCACTATGGCAGCAAATCTTGGATTAGACAACTTTCTCGCCAATATGCAGGGCGGTGGCTTGCGCCCCAACCTGTTTAAAGTCATCTTGGCCTTCCCGGCACAGGTAGCCAACCAGCAGGCAGCCTTCAAGCTGCAATTTACCGCCAAGGCCACTTCTATCCCGGCTTCCAATTTGGGCGTGGCCATTGCGCCTTACATGGGGCGAGAAGCCAAGTTCGCAGGCGACCGTACTTTTGACGACTGGAACATCACTGTACTGCTTGACACCGACATGGTTTCCCGTGATGCATTTACCGCTTGGTCGGATGCAATGAATGGCCACGTGGATAACGTCGCCTTGGCCGGATGGGGCAACCCTTCTAGTTACATGGGCAGCGGAGAAGTTCATTTGCTTAACCGCGAAGGCGAAACTGTGAAGGTGTACAACATTAAAGGCACTTTCCCGACAGTAGTGGGCGAAATCAATTTGGATTGGGCTACCAATAACGCCATTGCCGAGTTTCCTGTTACTATGGCAGTGAACTGGTTTGAAGCGGTAACTGGCAGCAATAACGCTTAATCGGGTTGAACTAAAAAGCCTGTTGGAAATCCCAACAGGCTTTTTATTATGCTTCTAGTAAATCCAATACTTCTTCAGTGTAGGCATAGCGCCACTGGTCTTCGTCATCGCAATGTATCGTATGATAAGCCACGCCGGGCTGGAAGATGCCGCTGTCATCTCTCAAGCAGACTGCCAGCTCAGGACGGATGAATAGCATTAAACAGTTTGACGATTTCGTGCCAAGCATCAAACGCGGGTAAAGCTTTCTATGCAATTGACGCAGGGCTATCCTATCGACAGCATCCGATAATCCAACAACATCATACTGGCTGTCATCATTGCAAAGCAGATGATTGTTATAGCCACGGCCTGCCAACTTGATAACAGGATAGGCAGTAAGCGGGTGGGTCTCATCATGGGGACGAATCTGTTCGCCGTTTTCCAATATCAGCTTGCCTTTAAGCTGGTTGGTTTTAATCAGGTAAGCCAAGGCAAACGCTGCCTGTGGGGTATAACTGCCACCATAGTATTGCAGATTGGGGTGCAGTATATCCAAGGCAAACTCGGCCAGTAACGGAAAGAACTCGCGGTCTGTTTTGTTATATAATTCGCCAAGCATAGCCGTGTCACACTCTTTGGCCAATACACAAATATATCTGTTATTGTTGGCGGTAACAAACAAGTTGTCGTCATAATCAATGGCAAATTTAATCATGATATATCCCCTTTAAGCCAATACCCAATCAGTGGCCAAGATGTCGGCCTGCATGGGATAAAACGGTTTTTCATTTTCGTCAATCATCATACCGTTTTCAGTTAGCCGGATAACCCGCTTGCTATCCTTACGCTTAACGGGCAGGCCGCTCTTCATGGCTCGGATAGCCCAACCAATATCTAAGGTCACATCCAGCTTCCACAGTATAGTCTTGGCAATCTCGGTTTCGCAGTTTGCCAGTTTCAACAAGGCTTCTTCCCGAGCTCTTGCATAGGCTATGTCGTCGCCCAAGCCGTGGTTGATATACAGGTATTCGCCTGAAGTCGATAAGCCTGTACCGGATACCAAGGTGCATTGCATGCCGTTCTCGGTTTTGGTATAGGTTTCGGAAATCATATGGTCGTTCAATGTCTGACGCATAACGGGCGTAATCAGCATAATAGTTCTCCATGGGTTGTTAACAGGCTGCCATTATAGCGGGGATTTATCCTTACATGAAAAATTTACAAATCCTTTACGTTTACCATATTGCATTAAAATCAATATGCGCTATAATGAAGCCGTGTTGAAATTAACCCTGAAAGGAAACATGATGAAAATCGAAATCAGCCACTTGAAAGCCATCTTGAACTGCGCTGGTAAACAAGATACCCGTAATTTCTTGAACGGGGTTCATATCAAGGGGGAAACCATGGAAGCCAGTAATGGACATGTTGCTGCCCGCCTGAAATGCGAAGGTGCAAATTTCCCCGATATTGTTATCCCGCGAACCATTGTTGAAATTGCCCATAAAGCCCATGCCGGTGCTGTTGAACTGACTGATAACTTGGATGGAACTTACCGCTTGGGGGATATTCATTTCACGCCCATTTATACTGGTGATGCGGGTTTCCCCGATTTAGACCGAGTTATCCCAGTAGTCAACGGATATGAACCTGTTGAGCGTGTCCCTCAACAAGAAGGATATTACGGGATTGATTTTAAAGTTTTGAAACTGGTTATGCAAACCAGCAAGCAGATTTACAAGCGCGAAGCCCTGCCGTTTACCAACAGCATGCTCAATATCAACAAAGGCAGCGCCCTGTACTTCGTACTCGATAACTTAGAGCTTTGGGTAATGCCGTGTCGGATTAAAGCGCCTATCCCGAAAAACAAAGCTGCTCAGCCTTTCATGTACAAAGGGGGAAATAATGATTGATTTGCAGATGGGTTACAGCCCGCAAAACCTGCGCAATATCCGCCAGCAATACAATTTGACTCAAAAAGAAGTTGCCCAAATCGTAGGGGTATCCAGTTGGAACAGTGTGTCAAGATGGGAAACGGATGTTACCAGTACCAACCATTCAACCATGCCATATATCCGCTGGATGGCATTGCTAGAACATTTGAGTAAGCAGTGAAAGGAAACCCAAGATGATTACTGCCTCTGTTTTGCATCAATTCAAAGACAACCCTGTACACTATTTCATTGAAGTGGATGTGATGCCTAAAATCTTGATAGCCAACCAAGCCGGGGATAACCAAGTTGAAATTGAAGTGCCATCTAATATCAACATGCAGGCCGTGATTAACATCCTGCTTGACTGCTATTACGGTATCGAACATCAAGACGACAATGTTTTGTTGGTTAAATGGTAGCGTGAAAAAGCAAAAAAAAAAACCCCGTGGGAAACCCCGCGGGTTTTAGTGTCCGCAAAGGTAGCGAAATTACAGGCCAACAACGGCGGCTTTGCGGTAGTAGATGTTGCTGTTTTTGCCCAAAACCTGAGCGTTGGTAGTGGTAAAGGGGTTCTCTACCAAACCGTAGCGGGTTTTGAAACCGATAGCCGGTGCGAAGGTTACGGTATCGGATACGCGGGCAATTTGCAGCGGAACGTAGGGGCAGTAGAACAGGCCAGCGTCAACCACTTCAGCGCCTTTATAGCCTACTACATAACCGTCATGCGCCAGCATCGGGTCAATGTAAACGCGGTAGCGACCCATGTTGCCGCAATAGGTAGTGCCAGTCACGTCTACTTCCAAGTTCTGATTCATGGCTTGGATAGCAGGAGCGAAATCCAGCAATCCGGCAATCTGCAGGGCAGATGCAACGTTGGCTGAAGTAATCAGGATATTACCTTTACCGCGACGGGTTTCTAAGGCAATGGCGTTGGCATCGCGTTCGATTGCATACAGCAAGCCTTTAAAGCGTTCAGCGCTCCAACGGCCGTCACTGTCGGTAGTGATGTTGAACGTGCCTTTGGTAGTGGCAAACTGCGCACCCGGTTTGGCGATTTGGTAGATGCTGCGCACTACTTCTTGGTTCTGCTCGAGCATCAATTCAGTAGCCAAGATGTTGGCCAGTTCTACCTCGGCATCCATACCATGCACGTTTTTCCAGTCTTGGGCAATTTCCAAGCTGTAGTCGGCACGGAGTTGGCGGGTTTTCGCAGTTACTTGAACTTTCTCAATGGTGGCTGACATGGATTTCCATGCAGCGGTTTCACCAGTGGCAGTATCCATACCGGTGCCAGTTACTACGTCGGCGCTCGGGCTGCCGGTGTAGCTGCCTTCCAAGAAGGGGCTGGCATCGTCTTTTTGAGTGCCTGCACCGCCGTGTCCGGTATCTACCTTGTTGTACAAGGCTTCAGCACCGTTTTTATCGGTATAGCGGGCGCGCATTGCGAATACCAAACCGGTCGGCATCTGCATAGCCTGTACGCCGCAAATATCGTAAGCAATCAGGCGGGGCGCAAAACGGCGAACCATGCTTACCAGCACGGGGTCGTAGTTTGCAATGTTGGCGGTAGTGGTAGTGGCAGCTTCATTCAGTTGCATTTGCTGCGCATTATCGCGCTGCTGGTTTTCCAGCAAGACGGCAGTGGTAACGCGACGGGTTTCGTCGGCAATTGCCACGCCTTCGTTGAGCACGTCGCCCCATTTTTCGAGTAGGGCTTTTTCTTGTAAAGTAGCCATATGGTCTAACTCCGTATCAAAAATTAACGAAAGGTTGCTTTAAAGTTATTTATAGGAAATCGATTTATGCGCCGCGCATGTATTGCAGGTATTTACCCATGCCAGTTTCAGTCTTGGTATCGGCGCTTTCATTGAGCTGCTGCGGTGCTGCTTGCGGTTCGGCAGGCTTGGCCACTACGATACCGATTACAGATTCAACCAATGCTTTGTAGTCGCCTTGGTAGGCATCATGCGGCTGCATCAAGGTAGCCACGCGCTCTTTCTGAATATCGGTTAGGCCGTTAGTGCATTCGGCCAATACCTGCGCATGCTGCATATCGCGCAATTGTTTGGCCAAGAGCTGATTTTCTTCAACCAAGGCTTTGTTGGTCTCTTCCTGCTCTTTAACGCGCTCATCGGATTCGCCGAGCAAATCGGTAGATGCAAAGGCAGCTTTAACCTGCTCGGTCAAGGCCAGCATGCGCTCGTATTCGTCAGTCTGCACGAGGCGCTCTTGGTTTTCGGCCAAGAAGCGGGCAGCGGTAGCGTCGGCAAACTCTGCCACTTCTTCAAACAGGGCTTGCTTTTGCTGCTCAACGCTTTCTTGCAGTTGTTCGTAAACAACGCGCTGGCTTTCTTTTAACTCTTCTTCACGTTTGGCAAAGGCTTCAGTGGCTGCTGCAGTAGCATCCGCTTCAGTTTTTGCTTTCACGTCTTCCATGGCGGATTCGACAATATCAATCAGGGGCTGTACTTCTTCAGCGCCAAGATTGACGGTCTTACCCCACTCAATCATGCTGTCTTTCAGTGACATACTTTTTCTCCAATCAAACGAACCAAATCTTCAAATAGGGCAAGGGACTGTTGGTTGCTGAACCCTGCTTTATATTGTTTATTTATGGTATCTTTCATGTCGTCGGTTGCTTCTACCAGCACGCCGTTTTGGTAAACCCATTCGCGGGATTCCATTAAGGCGGTAACAAAGGCATCCGGGGCAGACGGTTCTAATACCACATCGGCTGCAGAAATCAGGCGGAAATCCTTTTGCACAATATCTGTGCCAGTATGGTCTTTTCTAACCGAACCCAAGGCACGGCTGGATACGCCCAATTGAACGCCGTCGCGGAGTAGGCCTGCCACGATTGCGCCCATCGGGGTGTGCTGCAATACCTTGGCCTTGCCGATATAGTTGTCGCCAGATTCTTTCAGGCTGACAATCTTGATACAGGCACGCTCGGGATTTAATGTGGGGTCTTTCGGATGATTGAGTTCGCCCAAGGCACGGTTGTTATCAACAACCTCCTTGATATAGCGCTCTACTTCTCCCCTAACGGTTTCCTTGGGATAGATGCGCCCGTTGATGTTGCGAATGTTCGTCTGCATGAAGATGCCTTCAATGTGCAGAGATTTGCCTTCGGCTTCCTCTAGCACGTTGAAGGTGTCGCTCAATGCGGTTTCAACTAATAGCTTCATGGTATCAAGCCTTCAAAAGTCATTTACATAATTTATTTATGGTATAGGCATTTTGATGTAATATAAGACGATTACTTAACAAGGAGCGTGTATGAAACGAATTGACGAAAAAGAAGTGATAACGGATAGCGGGGAAGTTATCCGGGTGTATGTATTGCATCCTGAAGCGGATAAGATGCTTGCCAAAGAGATTGCTTACGGGTATTTCATCTTGTACCCGTCTATATCAGTTTGGGCAAACCGCTTTGCCACTTTCTTCAATCAAGCCTATACAGCGCTTTATCCCTGTACATTTGGAGTTGAAGACGTGCATGATGAATGGGTTATGGAAGCCTGCGCCATTGCCCGGATACTCAATGACACTAGGGAAGTGACACCGGAAACGATTGAACAGGCATTCAATGAAGTGTTTGCCTATTACTTTGATGAAGCCGAAATCGCTTATAAGGATAGGTCGGCCTTCTTTGCCTATATCGCTGATAAATGGAATGCCGATTACGCTCACAAGTAATGCTGATAAATTAAACCCCATGGGATTTGCCCACGGGGTTTCTTGGTGCGTGTGTTTGTTATTCAGTAGGGGTATTGATGTTTGCGCCGCTCGGTTCAAACTTCACGCCGCTTTCAAAATCGCATTCGAGCAGCTTGAAGGCATCATCATTGCCATAGCTCAATTTCAGCTTGGTCGTGCCACCGCCCAGTTTCTGAATGCGGGTGCGGATGAAGGATTTAACCGTATTCAAATCCCCGGATTGAGTACCTGCCACCCCGGCAATGGTCACGGCTGCATGATACTTGCCGTCGGGCGCTTTGCCGATTTTGATAATATCGCGGGAACGGCTGTTGCCTACCAAGTAACCAGCATCGCCTGCCAGTGGTTGATTAAACCAGTAATTGTTGCTGTAATCAGTCGCTTCGTTCAAATGCTTGGCATCGATTGGCAGCTCAGGCACGGCAATATTGGCAGTGCTAGTCGTTACATCCTCTGATAAACCAAAGGCCTTGCGGAAACGACGGGCTTTACGGGATTTGCGGGCTACGCGGATTTTCAGGGCTGCGCCTTGGCTGCGCTTGCTGATAACCATCTTGCGCTTGGCCACGCGCTGCTTGGCCAGTTCGGTGCCACCAATCTTCACGCAGGTAGTTCCGTTCCATTTGAAGCCTTTGCGGCATTGCATCTTGATTCGTTTCTTGCCTTGGGCATTGACTTTGATACGGCGCTTCACTTCGTTCAGCTCGTAATCGTCTTCCATTTCCAAGCCGTAAACCACATCTTCTTCATTTAGGTAAACGATTACCACATACTCAAAGCCAACATCATCTTCAATGTCTTCGATATCGACATCTGATTCGACAGTCGCGCCTTCGGCTTTTTCGTAAACCAGTACGTCATAGCTGTACACGGCATCGGTAGCATCCAAGTAATCGCAGAAATCGAAGACTTGGTCTTTCTTGCGGAATGAAATGTCAAACACGCCGTCTTCATACTCGCCGTCACCGCCAAACTGGCGGGCTACGTTGATGATTTCAATCACGGCATTAGCTTCAGATTGGTCAACGGCTTCTTCGTTGATTTTCTGCGCCAGCACGTTGTTGAAGTGGTCAAGCAGGGCGGCTTCGGCCTTTTCCCTTTCGGGATTTTCATTGCCGAGATATTCGATTGCTTCAAGTAATTTCATCATGGTCTCCATAGAAAACAGGTTCATCTTGATTATTTATGTCGCGCCCCTTTTCATCCTCGACTTCGCCCAACAGGGTTTCGATTTCATCGTCGGTCATGTGCATGATATTGGATAATGCCCAGCGCTGGCTAAACATTTCGCCAATCATGCTTGATACGCTGTTCAATGTACCGATACGGGCTTCAAGGATTTCTGTTTTCTTCATTTCGACAAAGTTATTGTCTTCGGCATAAATCCATTGGATGTCGCGCTTGATGCCCGGCCAGTCTTCCATGCTGATTACCTTGCGCAATACCAATTCGGTTTTCAGTACATCTTCAACCACAAGGATAAAGCGGGCGCGCAATGCCTGAATGAATTTCTGGAAGCGGTATTCATCCCTTGTGATTTCGGTAATGCGTCCTGTGCTGAATACGGATTGTTCGGCTTGGAAGCGGCTGCGAGGGATGTTCAGGCTGCGATAGAAAACATCGCGGCAATACTCGACGTCTTCAATCACGCCTGTGTTTTGTCCGCCGGGTAATGTTGATACCTCGGTGCTCCGGCCATTGCTTCTACGGGGCAGCCAAATATCTTCAAGCATAGAATTGATATTGCGCTTGTCAATGGTATCGCCAGTCTTGGTATCGTACACCATCTTGTTTTTGAACTTGTTAATCAAGTCCTGCATGTACTTCTCGGCACGGCTTCTTGGAAGGTCGGCAATATCAATATAGAAAACACGGCGCTCGGGAGCTCGGACTACCCGGTAAATCACCATGGCGCTTTCCATCATCTTCATATTGTTATAGGGTACAATGGCCTTGTGCAGATGGCCTATGATGTAATTGCCGTCATCAGACACCAACCCGCTGTCGGTATAGGCAATCGCTTCTTCTTGGAAAATGGCAGCCTTGCGTTCTTTCTGCCATTGCAAGGTTGTCAAAGTTTGGAAGTCTTTGCCCCATAATTGCGGCTTTTGACTGTTGGGCACATAGACATACTTGATTTCTTCTTTGCCCAAATCAACAAAGCCGTCATTGGTCACCTTCGTGCCGCGCAATCGGCGGATATTGAGCGGGTCAATCTGCTGCAGTTTGATAATCTTCGTCTTGTCTTCGGATACCACCTTGTGCAAGAACAAGCGGCTATCCACATACCATGAACGGAACAGGTTTTTACCAGTACCGTCGAAATCGAAGAGGTCGTGGTAAACGTAATGGAAGGCTTCCTTAATCTTATCTTGCAGGGAAGCGGTAAGTTTGGAATTATCATGAAACTGTATCGACATGGCCATTTCCGCGCCGTCGACGTTGAAGGTTTCGTTGATGATTTCCTGCACGGCCTCGGATACTTCTGCAGATAGGGCAATGCTGCGATAGCGAGCAATCGCATCCGCTTCAGTCTGTGGCAGGTTGGCAATATCGTGACGGATGATGTTGAAGTCGACAATGTTTTGCGACCCTATATCGTCATAACTCGCCGTGCCGTCAGGCATAGTATCGACAGTAATCGCCGTATCGCGTTCAATCGGGTCAACCGGATTGCCGAATAATTTGGTAAACCAAGACATAGTCATTTCCTATGGGGTATTCATGCCACTATTTACACGGTGGCAAAGATGAATGATTCGCCCAGACGGCGGAGCGTGCTGTCGACTGCCCTAGTGGCAATGGCAGGCTGTTCACCTTTACCGCCGTTATGGCCTGAACCACCTTCAATCTGTTTTTGCGGGGCGGTAGTCGGGGCAGGCACAATGACAGGCTTGGGATTGGCCTGCTGTTGCTGCACGGCCTTCTCGGTAGCCGTTTCCTGTTTGGCGCTTTCAGACAATGTCGGCGTCATCGGATTTGAAGCAGGTTCGGCAGACATGGTGGATACCGGGGCAGGCTTCATGCTTTCCTGTGGTGCTTGTGCCGCTTCAGGCTGGATAGTTGGCTCTGCAGTCATTTCCCTTTGCAGGGTAGGCGATATGGCAGGCTTACCGTCTAATGTGGGTATAGCGGCAGTCTGCTTGATGGTATCGTCTAATTTCCTTTGGGTATCCTGCTTGATGGTAGGCGCAGGATTAAGGCCTTTCGCTTCTTCAGGATGCAGCCAGTCGTAAATCTTCGTGCCAAGACTGGCGTCCTTGTCGCCTGTAATGGCTTGAACGCCTTTGTCGGTCAAGTTGCTAATCCAGTTTGAAGCATCCTCGCCACGGGCAGCCTTGTAGGCAGCGTAAAGGCCTGTGCCACCAAATACTAGAGCGGCAGTGCCTGCAGCAATCGGAGCAGCGCCTAGGCTGCCTATTGCACCCACGGCATTACTGCCCATCGTGCCAAGCATCGGCAAAGCCCTTGCGCCCATCCCTAATGCGCCACGGCCTAAGCCTACCGCCTTTGAACCCAATCCGGTTGCCCCTGCCTTTAATGCGCCAGCCCCTGAAGCCAATAGCGGTAATGCCCTAGCGCCAACAGTCCTCAAGGCCGTGCCTGAAGTACGCAAGCCTGTAGAAGCTAAGGAAGCCGCTCTGGCTGCATATTGGCGGGAAACCCTGCTTGCCAAGCGCCCAGCCGCGCGTGTGCGCCGATTAGCACGCTGAACAGCCCGTTGCATACCTTGGATGCTTCGACCCATCCTCACGCGCCCCCACCGCCGGTCCCGGCCGCGC